GTAGAGGTATTAGCGGAAGCACCGTTCACAGGCAAGGGTACAGCAGATACTCTTTACTCCACTATCTTCAACGACACCGCCCTTAACGACAAGTACGAATCCGTCTACTCAACCGCTCCCTACATGACAGATGACGGAGAAGGCAACCAAATACAAGTAACTCCCCCGCAACGCTTCGGCGTAATAGGAGGTGCGTAAATGAGCAGCGTAGTTAAAGTAGGCCGCAAGCCTGAGCATGTACCAACCAATGGTATGCTGGGTACGATGGCTACGGAGGATAAGAAGAATTATGGACGCCTTGTAGATGTACCTGCATCTGCTACAGCATCAGGGCGCAAGGGTGATTATGCTGTTGAATCTGGCTGTGTTTACTTCTGCGTTGCTGTTGATACATGGGAACGTATAGCTGTAACTTCAGATATTGCAGCTATACTCACCCCAGAGATAATCTCCCCACTAGACGGAGCAACAGGAGTCCTGCTAACTCCTACAATTACTTTCAGCCCTTATTACAGCCTGTACGGGAAACCGCAGCAGGCATTGAGGGTGCAGGTCAGCACTGTAAGCGACTTCGCAACTACCGTTGCAGACACAACCCTGGGCGCAGTCAGTGAATACACTCCAAGCTCGAGCCTCAGCACCGTAACTGAGTATTTCGTTAGGGGCATGTATCAGGACGATGACGGTACATGGTCAGACTGGACACCGACCATTTCATTCACCACGGCGGATATTTACATTGACCAGCCTACCATTACCAACCCCACGAACGGCTCAACCGATGTGGGCGAAACACCGACCTTCACTACTGACGCTTTTGAGTGCATCAACGGCACAGACACACACGAAAGCTCAAGCTGGTATCTGTACCGCACAAGCGATGAAACCCTGATATGGTCGAGCGTGAATGATACTACCAATCTTACAAGTATTGATTTACCCTCGGGGACAGTTGCTACTAGTACGGAATATAGACTAGAAGTAATACATACTGGCACTACTTATGGTGATTCAACAAAAGCTACCGCGACTTATACCACAGCCGCCAGTTTCTTCGATTGGGGTCCAGGTGACGATTACGACGCGATGGTTGCGGCTGGTAATTACGATTCGACAACCGACACCGGATACATGGGGCTAGTCTCCTCTGCAAGCCTGACAGACGGGCCAACCCTCGCAAGTGACATCGGTCTGAGCGCGGGAACAGCGTTCAATAACGATGCGGGCTGGCTGAAATTTTATGTTGGCCCCGCAGCTGATTGCAACAAAGACGGCGTGGCGAAAGTACTGTTCATCGCCAAGGAGACCATCCGCAACAACTTGTCATGGGATGATATCTATCTCGCCGGAGCAGTGTACGGTACGGGCGACAACGGCACGGCCAGCGCAAGCACAGGCACAACGGCAACACAGAATGCACAGGTAATATATGGAACGACAACGTACAAAGTGCGGCTCTTAACCGGCTCCGCAACCGACCCGGCAGCCGAAGCGTATAACAACCAATCGTGCGCTGATGACGCTGGTGGCGGATCCGAATGGAACGACTTGTTGTATCGCGTGCATACAGCAGTGCCAACATGCACAGATGCAACAATCGGCATGGAAGGCGGTAGCGAAACCACACGCCACGGCGGGCCGCAGGATGGCGACAACTGGGCGACATATACAAACGCCGAATTGCAGGTGTTTTACACCGATGCAGGCGATGGAACTGCTTGTTGGTGCCAAGAGCAGGGTTCCGACACGACAAGGCGTGTCCTCCGTGGGAACCTCGGTGTCGCTGACTTCGGCCCGTATACCGCCGACTATGCGAATGCCAATATCGGCTTCCGCCCCTGTCTTGAAGTTGTCCAGGCGTAAGCCTGTGACGTACCTTAACCCTACATTCTCACGGGCTGGAGCGAAGGCGAAAGCCCTTAACCTAACAGGATTGTTATGCAGGAACTTATCGTAAAGCAAAAAGCGGAAGAACTTTTGTATCAGGTATACCCGCGCCTGGTTAATTACCCGAAAGCTGAGAAGTACGCCCTCGCTGCACGTATCAAAGAGGCGTTTTTCGATGTAATCAAATACATCTATCTCGGCAACTCGGTGAAGAGCAAGCGCAAGACGTATTTGCAAGAAGCGGATGGGCACCTGCAGGCCCTGAAGGTTCTGATGAAGCTATCACGCGAGCGCCGGTATATCAGCAAAGGGTTCTTCCAGATCATCGATGAGCGAATCCGTGAGATTAACAAGTTGCTTTCCGGTTATATCCGGCAGAGCGCACGAGCGTAACCAAATAGGGATATTGCTGCAAAAGGCGTGTCAACCGTGGGAACAACGGTGTCGCTGACTTCAACACGAATGATGCCGACAATGCGAATGCCAATAAATTGAGGGCGCGATGCGAAATAATCTTTACGACCGCATAACATCAGATGTGGCATACAATGCAAGGAGTGGTAGGGAAAAGCCAGTTTCAGAGCTACTGCCCGGCAGTAACTACCTGGTGCGGTTTTCGTGTCCGATTTGCGAGAAGGAAAGGCATGTACCCTTCAGCAAGCTTTCACAAACTACCTTCACCGGCTTATGTTCCAAGTGCCTAAACATACCAAGAAGGAAAACCTTAAAGCCGGGGGCTAGGTACGGCAGGCTCACGGTATTGGGGGCGGCAGGCGTCAACATGTCTCTGGTTGAGTGCGACTGTGGCGTGAGGCAAGAGGTGGTTAACTGGACACTCACAGGGGGCCGCAAGAGGTCGTGTGGGTGCTTGAGAAAAGAGACATTCAAGACGAAAGCTGAACAGTTTGTTGGAAGGGGTGAGAACCATCCCAACTGGAAGGGTGGCGTTAGCGGAAAAAGATATGCGGAGATGGCGAGAAAGGACTATCGAGAATGGAGGGCTGCGGTGTACGAAAGAGACGAGTACGCCTGTCAAGCTTGCGGTAGTAGCTGTAAAAGGCTGGAAGCGCATCACTTAAACCCGTACCACTCAACCCCAAAGGAGCGTGTAAGCATTGATAACGGTGTCACGCTATGTGTCGACTGCCATAGATTGTTTCACCAAACACATTCTTACACAGATTTCAACGCAGAAGACTATCTACGCTTCGCAGATAATCAAGTACACCTAAGTATGGAGACATAAATGGTTTTTTATCAGGATGACAAGTGGCACATTTGCCCCAAGATTGCAGAGTATCGCGCATACGGCAAACTCAAGCGTTCATACACCAACAGCCCTAAATGGTGGGAAAGCTTTGTTAATCGGTGGTGGCACCACGAAGGGCTTAAATTTATCGAAGTTACCCCTACCCAGGCACAGCTTGACCGCCTTGAACTTTGCAACGTTGCCGGGATCGCAGAAGGTTTTTACAGCGCGGTGGCTAACTACGTTGAGTCCGGAATTGTGAGCGAAGGCTTGCCCGACAGCTTCACGCAACAGATTGATTTGAGCAACAGCAACAAGCTGTGGGAGTACGAACAGCTGGTCACTGAGCTGATACAGGAAGAGGTGGATGCCTACAACAAAGCCAACGGCACAGCATTCCGAGACGTGCATAGCTGCAAAAACTACGCAGACGATACCGCCTATACTCACTATCAATTCTGCGCCGCAGTGTGGGCGTGGAACGTGGACGTATGGGAAGCTGCACGGAACATTCTGGCCGATGTAAAGAGCGGCACCAGGGCAACGCCTACGGTGGATGAATTGCTGGGTGAATTGCCGGTGTTTGAGGTGTAGCAATCAAAAAAGTGGATAAGTTTTACACACTTTCGTGAGGGGTAATATATGGCTATCATACGCAGAGTAAACTTCAACGGCAGTATCCCCGGTGTGGCACCGCACCTTCTGCCTGCACTACAAACACCGAATACTAAATTCGGCCTCGAACAATGTTCAGGTATTGTAGATTTCGGAATAGTATGGTTTAATATAGACAATGACGGCTCTTTTGAATGGCAGACCAGTATAACTAGAAATATTTAAAAGAGTGTTAAATCATGCTGAGTAGAAAACATCCGAGAAACAACTCGGTAATAGTATCATTCTTAAATGGCGGGTAATTATGAGTGAAGTAATAGAATACATGAACCGATATCAGGATAATTTCGAGCTTTGGGCGAAAGAAGTGCTTGGAATGTCAATTTCTGAGGATCAAAAGAAAGTAGCTGATGAGTTTGTAAATAATAGATTCGTAGCTGCTAAGTCAGGAACTGGATGCGGTAAGACAGCCCTAGCAGCAACCAAAGCATTGTGGTTCTTTACCACTCGCCCAGAAGCCAAAGTAGTCTGTACTGCACCTACAGGCCATCAGCTTGAAGACCTTTTATTCTCTGAAATAGAAAGTTGGGTAAGAAGGATAAAAATAGATTTTATTAAAAAGTCTATTAAGATAATTAAAGGGAAGATCTATATAGAAGGATACAAGGATTGGTTTATAGTCGGTCGAACTATACCGAAGGATAGTAATGATAAGTTAGGTGATGTGCTTGCAGGTTTTCATGCTCCTTCACTTTTCTTTCTGGTCGATGAGGCAAGTGCAGTGCCAGATCAGGTATATTCAGGCGTAGAAGGTTCAATGCTTCAGAAGAACGTCTACTGCCTTCTTGTCGGCAACCCCACTCGTGCAAATGGTTATTTCTACGACTGTTTTCATAAAAATAAAAGTCAATGGGCGCAAGTTACATTATCATCTGAACGATCTCCTTTCAATGACCCTACATATATTGAAAGAATGAAGACAATTCATGGAGAAGAGTCGGACTGGTTTAGGACAAAATGCTTAGGTGAATTCCCTCGTGGAGGTGGTCAAGTAGTTGCAAATTATGACCAAATCGAAGAGGCAAATAATCGTTGGAGAGATAGTAATCCTGAAGATCATGAAGGGATAATGGTAGCCGGTCTCGACCCGTCTGCCGGAAGAAATGATAACTCCATCCTTACTTTTCGTAAAGGAGCTTACATATTTCCACCAGAACGAATTAGTCACACAGACGGACCATCGCTAATCCCTAAAGTAATAGCAAGAATGAAAACTATGAAAGCGAAGGAACTTTATATAGACTATACCGGTCTTGGTATTATCTTATACGACCTTTTTAAGAGAGCAAAAAAGCCATTTAAGGTGTATAAAGTAGTAAGTAATGCCAGAGCAAATAATCCAGAGGCGTATAAAAATCTTCGTGCAGAACTTTATAAAGAATTGTCGGACAATTTCGATGAGCTATATCTCCCTTATCACGAAAGATACGTCCAGGAATTACCGGAAATCTATTTCTTAGAAGACAAGCAGCCAATACAAGTTGTAGACAAACCAAAACTTAAATCTCGCCTAAAGTTTTCTCCTGACTTTAGTGATTCGTTAATGGTTTCTACATACAGGCATTTCAACCTAGGGGTGACAGCAGACAATCCTTGTGATACTATGGCATTTACGTTGATGAACGAAAAGTTAGCAAGCGAATCTGCTTTTGCAAAGATATAACAGGAGAAAAATAGTATGGCGATATTTAGTAGAAAAGAAAGTGTACCTGAAGGTAATAGGGCTTCTGAGCCTAAGTCACCTGCCGGGCTTGTCTCAATAAAAGGTAAATTCCATCAGGAATCTGAAAATGAAATAGAATCTCGTTTATCAGGTGGAAGATATAAACGAGAGTTTTATAAAATGAGTCTTAGTGATCCGATTTGCGGTGCTATTCTTCTTTCTCTCACTAAAATTTTCCAGTCTGCGGATTGGAAGGCGATTAACGATGAGAAAGGGATACTGAAAAAGTCGCTAGAGAATGTAAATTGGAAAGCACAACTTGAAGATATACTAACTCAGTTCATTTTCGGTTATTCAGTAATAGAAGTTACTCTAAAGGAGGATGAAGACGGTGATGTAGTGTGGAATAAAATGTATTACCGCCCTCAAACCACTCTTGATGAGTGGTTATATGACAGGGAGGGTAATCTTACTTATGTAAGACAGCAGTCTTATAATAAGCACGATCCTACAGGTCAGGTTTATATTCCACTTCATAAATGCCTGCACTTCAAGACCACTTCGACAAGTAATAATCCTGAAGGGAAATCACTATTCCGTAATGCCTATCGAGATTGGTATTATAAATCGAATATTGAACAGATTGAAGCTATTGGTGTTGAGCGAGACTTGACGGGACTTCCCGTCCTGAAAGCACCGGAAGACATCGAATTAACTGATGAAAAAGGAAATCTGAACGCCATTGGTACTTGGGCATATACTACTGTACGAAACATAAAGCGTAACTCTCAAGAAGGACTGGTTCTTCCGTCAGGTTGGGAGTTCCATCTCGCCGGTTCACCAGGTCAAAGACAGTTCGATCTTAATGACGTAATAAATCGTTATGGAAACAATATTGCACTAAGTATGCTAAGCCAATTCCTAGTACTCGGTGTTACTAATGAGTCTGGCTCTTTCGCACTAGCGAAGGAACAGTCCGCATTGTTTTATATAGCCGTTCAAGGTTTCGCAGACATGTTGGCTGAAGTAGTAAACACTCAATTTATTGGTACGAAGTGTTTGCAGAAATTTAATAGATTAGAGAAACAGCCGAAACTTATTCCTGTAGGTATTGAACAGATCGACACTGAAGACCTTGGTGCATTCTTGGCACGAGTGCTTAAGTTTAACTTGATAACTCCTGATGACAGACTAGAAGAGTTTATTAGAAACAAAATCGCCCTCCCACCCAGAGAGCCGGAAACTGCAAGAAGTAACGACAACAATCCATCATCGAAAGATAATATAATAGACGAAGATGACATAGTAACTACAAATGATAAGGAGAAAGAGAATGAAAGACAGAGCGATAACTAAATTTCTTGATTCAACTCCTTGGGCTATGGAACCTGCTAGACTTGAAACTCTAAAGCAAGTTGTAGCAGACCATATTTCAGGAAAGAATGTTGCAATAGCGAATGACAAAGGTAGTGAAGCAGAGTCTGATTCTCTTCAAGTAATTTCGGACATTGCAGTAATTCCAATAGTCGGCACTATTAAAAAACGAGCATATGGACTTGAAGCAATATCAGGTGCTAGAACAACTATTGATATTCAGAATGACATACAAACTACACTGGACAATCCTGACATTTCTGGTATTGTACTAGACATAGACAGTCCAGGTGGAACAGTTGACGGAACAAAGGAACTTGCAGATTTTATTAAATCGGCAGATAAACCGGTCGTAGCATATGCAAACGGACTAATGGCAAGTGCTGCAATGTGGATAGGCAGTGCAGCAGATTACATTGTCGGCTACGACACAGCTAATATCGGTAGCATTGGAGTTATAGTCCAACATCAAGACTGGTCTAAAGCTGAAGAAGAAGCCGGTCTTAAAACAACTTATATCTACGCTGGTAAGTATAAAGCCTTCGGTAACTCATCAGAACCACTCACTGACGAATCAAAGGAATATATACAAAGCAAAGTTGATAAGTTATACACCATGTTTGTAAACGATATAGCCAACAATCGCAATCTTGACGTACAGTACGTTCTTGATAAATTGGCAACAGCAGAGACATTTCTCGCAGAGGAAGCGAGAGAACTTAAACTAATCGACAGTGTAGGTAATATAAATGATGCAATAGCCTATGCTAGTAAACTCGGAAATTACAAAAAGGAGAAGCAAATGGCGGATGAAAATTATGCACAAGAACTTGAAGCAATGAAAGCACAACTTGAGGAAGCTAATTCTAAAATCAGCGCTCTTGTTGAATCAGCAGAATTGGCTAAGGCTGAGAAAGAAGAATTGGAAGCAAAAATCGCAGCTGAGAAGCATGAAGAGAAAGTGAAAGAAATGTTTTCAGCAGCTAAGGTTGATGATAGTTTCATTTCAGCAATGTGTGAAATAGATGAGGGTGTAGCAAGTAAAGTAGCCGAAATTCTTGTTGCAAAACAAGAACAGGTTGACAGTGCGCTTGCTGAATATACCACTCCCACTGAAGGTGCGAGCACTGAGCATGTAGATGAGCCGGAAATTAACTCTGTAGATGATGCAACTAAATTCATCATGTCTCGTGACAAATGTGATATCGACGAAGCAACTGATAAAGTAGTTGCAGAATTCCCTGAACTTTTCAAGAAATAATAAGGAGAAAGAATTATGGCAGATCAAGGTAAAACTCTTATTACAATGACTGTACCGTCAACTGCGGTACGTGGAAATCTGGTAGACGGTGCTGGTGCATTTTCAGCCACTAATCGTGCTATAGGTATTGTGTATGATGATGCTGATGGGGAGACTACAGGTCAGGTACAAACTGCTGGAACTGGTCTTGTAAAACTCGGAGCATCACTGTCAGCAGGTGATCTTGTGATTGCAGATGCTTCAGGTGATGCTATTGCACATACTGAAGACACTGATGCTGTTAATGGTACAGACCATCTTGTATGTGGAATTATGCTCGAAGGTGGCGATTCTGGCGAGCTTCGCCGGATGGTGATTAAGTAATTATATTTAAAATAAGGAGAAACAACTATGGCACTTCAAGAATCATATTCAGAAACGCTGACTAATGTCGGTGTTAAGTATATTCAAGACCCTAATAACTTTAAGGCAGGTAAGATTTTCCCGATTTGTCCTGTAAATCTTCAGTCTAGTCAGTATCCGACTTATGACAAGTCTTACTGGCTGAAGAATGAAGCTGCTGTTCGTAAGCCCGGTACTGAGTCTGAAGGCGGAACACATGCACGTAGCTTCGATAGCTATTCTTGTATCGATATTTCCTATCACGAAGATGTTGCTAATGAGCAGATTGAGAATGATCCGAATCCTCTTAATCCTCTCAAATCTGCAACTCGTCGTGTAACTGGTAAAATTGCTATTTATGACGAAGTAGATTTCGCAACACGGTTTATGACTACTGGTGTGTGGACTGATGCTTCTAATCCCATCACTAAATGGGATGCAGCTACTTCAGTACCACTTGAGGATGTAGATACTTGGAAGCGAGCAATGCGTGTTGCTACAGGTGGTTTCACTGCAAATAAAGCAGTTATGAGTGAGAAGGTATATGATGTTCTGAAACGACACGATCAGTTGAAAGAGCAGATTAAGTACACTCGTGGTGGTAATCTGAATCAGCAGCTCGTAGCCGAGGCTCTGGAAGTTGATGAGATTATTGTTATGAACGCTGTGTATGATGCAGCTGCATACGGTGCTACTGCCGACCAGAAATACATCGCAGGAGATAGCTTTTTGCTTCTGTACACTCCGTCTTCACCGTCACTTGAAGAGCCTTCTGCTGGCTACAACTTCTCTTGGAACGGTTATGGTCAGAACGGCTACGGAGTTCGCCAGTTTGATCTCGATCGTGAAATGGCACAGCGTGTAGAAGTTCATCATTATCATGACATGAAGCAAGTAGCTTCCGATATGGGTACTTTTGTAGCAGCTCCGCTTACCTAGAATGAATAACGGGAGGTTCGTTAATTCGAGCCTCCCAATTTAATAATAATAAGGCGGTGAAATATCATGGCAGTTACAATAGGTAATGTAAGACTTGAAACACAAATATCTTCAGCAATACTGTCTGACGAAGCTGTTCAATACGCTATTGATAAGATTTCTGATGATAATATTAACTTGGTTTGTGCTGAAGTGCTTAGAATGGTAAAGCGTAAATATGCCGGAGTGACCCGCCTTACTATCGGTAAGTACGAAGAATGGCGAGACCTTTCTAATCTTCAGAATGAAATAAATTTTTATACAAACAAAGGGATTACTCAGGCAGGATCGGTTATTGATGATGGATTCGATTATCCTGATCCTAGATTTAGTGAGGATGGAATATAATAATGATACCGGACGTGGAGACATTTTATATAAAACAAACTACTACTGACAGGTTTGGAAAAATAATAAACACTGAGTCTCCACTTTCATTCACAGGCATGAGTGACGAAGAGACTAGGTATGACCAGAAGGATGGTAGTCTGAATATAGTCGGTAAGGGTACGGTATTTACGAATAATTCCGATATTGATTTTATCGAGGGTATGGAAATACAAGTTAATGGTGACTGGTACGTTATTACTAAAAGGTATCGTGCTAAGCATCTTGGTGAGTTTCATCATTGGGAGCTAGTCTATGGCTAGAAATAGGTCTGAATCAGTAATTGGCATAATTAACGCTCTTGAGCAAATGAAGGGTGTTATTGAAACTACGCCATATATAATTGCTGAGGAATTTCTCAGATCGACTATTGAAGATTATCCTAGACCACCTATTCGTACAGGTGCTCTTCGCCGTTCCGGTGCAGCCTATGTCGGTAATGAACTTGTAATCACCACAGAAGAGCTTGGTGATAAATATCCGAACATAGAAGCGTTGCTTTATCCTGTGAATGATGACTTATTTGCTGGAGATGGCGGCGTGAAAAACACTGGAATTTCTGTACAAAGAAACCCAACATCTTCTCTTCGTTCAAGACAAGTAACATCGACAAGACGAGTTTCTGGTACTATGAAAGGTACAAGTCTTAGAGGGAATGTGTCAGTTGTCTATAGTAATCCTGTAGCAGCATTAATGCACGAATGGAAGGGTGGGTTTAGTGACCCTACTGGTCAGTCCGGTGCTCATTACGTCTCTTCAAAGGCAACTGCATTTAGAGGTAAGACTCAGACTAGGATTAAACAACTTTTTGACACCACCGTAACCAGAAGAAGGAAGGCATAATGAATATTGTCAGGGAAATTTTACTACACCTGGAAAACAATTCTTCCTGGGTTGTCGGCGATTACTTATTCCAGGGAGTCTTTCCTGTAGGTAACGAAATCGGCATACTTATGTACGAATTCGGTGGTGATGAAAATGAAAGTAGTCTGCACACTTCGCAAATACAAATAACTGTTCAAGAAGTAGATTACGACACTGCAAATGATACTATACATTCTGTATGGGATATGCTAGTTTACAATAAAGGCTTGACTCTAGGTAATGGTAAATATTTGTTCAATACAACTCCAATGAAATACCCAGGGTTTGTTACAACAACAGAGCATGATTTATTTATATTCACATGCTCATTCGCAACTTATTATGAAGGAGATTAAATATCATGGCACTTGAACTTGGCCCGGCACAAATTAAATGGGGAGATTCAGGATCGGAAGAAGATCTTGGTAAAACTCTCGGTGGAGTAACTGTACGTATTTCCGATTCTTCAGTTGATCTTAACTCTGATCAGTTCGGTGATGCACCTGAAGACACTATTCTAACTGGAACTACTGTAGAAGTAGAATGTCCGTTTGCAGAAGTTAGTTATTCACTACTTTCTAAGATTCTTTTCCAGGATACTTTTGGAACAAAGGTTGGATTTGCAGGAGAGAATAACACTGGAACTAGCCTAAAAGCTAACGGGAAAAGTTTGCTTGTTATTAAATATGTTGATGGCTCTCCATCCACAGACGCAGCAGATACTATTCATTTTCCTCTTGCAGCACCGGTTCCTAATATTGAATTGTCTTACGATTCAAGTAATCAGCGTGTGGCAACTGCAACATTCAAATGCTTCCCGACAACAGTAAGCGCAAATTGGGGTGGTGCTACTGTAAGTGATAAAGTAGTATCCTACTGGTTCGGCGACGAAACTCAAACTGCATAATTAACTAAAAGAGGTAATCATGGCTAACGTATTTAACGGAAAAGAATTTCTCTCAAGCAAGGCTGTTGATATTGAACTGAGTAACGGTTTTAAAACTAAGGTTCAAGAAATTAACGATGCTCAAATGGATAAACTTGCTGAACTAGGAAAAGTGGAAGAGCCAACTACTAAAGAAATTCGGGCAACTGTAGCGAATCTGCTTGATGCTGACGTGGAGTCGCTAACAGGAATCGGTCTTATCGAGCTTAGGGGCGTAATGGATTTCTTAACAGAACGTTTGTTCGGGTAGACGTTCTTCCAGAAGATGATAGGAGGCTATGGGTTATCGGTGTGATTGTAAGTGAATTTCCCAGTTACACCTTTGAAAGCCTGGCTTCTTATACTCGAACTAAGCTGGAAATTCTTTATAATGAAGCTCTTAGGCAGAGGACGTCTAAGAGCTTTTTTATTGCTCAACAGGTGAATACGGTTCACATGGATAAGAAGGATCAAAAACGACTTAACAAGCAACTTGACAGTTATATGAATCCGTATAGAAAAATAGTGGAAACAGACAATTCCGGTTGGGCAGAGCTTAGAAATAGAGGAAGGAGATAATAATAATAATGAATGCAGGTAAAGTAAGTTTTGGCGTAGATGTTCTTGGAGGGGATCGGTCGGTAAAGATTCTCGATAAGGCTATTACTAGTCTTAATAATTTCGATGATTCTATAAAGAGAAGTAAGAGATCTCGTGCTGAACAAGCCGATATGGAGAAACAGGCTATTAAGTGGTTTAAGGAGTCTGATTCTACCATTAAAGGTATGTTGAAAGGAGTTAATGACCTCTCTGGTGCGTATAAAACACTCACAAGAATTCAAAAAACATATCAAGATTCTGCTAGAGATACTGTTAATAAAGCAACAAGCTCTGTTTCCCCGTCTGAATCTATAAATAAATTACACGGACAAGCATTGGAGATGAATAAACGATATGATTCTTCTATTGCTACACAAGTAGCTAGGGATCAAGAGAGGCTTAATAAGCTTCATGGTCAAGCTCTTGAAATGAACAAAAAGATAGACGCGCAAAGAAATAAAAGTATAAAGAAAACTTCAGATTACACTAAGCAAGTTTCATTGCTTACTCGGTCTATTGATAAAAATACTAGAGCCTCTGATAGTTGGTATGAGCGATTCATAAAAGTAGGTGTCGGTTTTGCCATTGTGTATCGAGCTATAAATACTATACAAATAGCTATTACTGAACTTACTAATGTTTTTTCTAGCGGTGTTTCTAAACTAGATGATTATAGACAGGCACTTGGTGAAGTTTCTGGTATGCTTGCTACTCTTCGTGATTCAGGAAGTTTTGCAGATGCGTTTAATCAGAACATAAAAGCACTTGCCGGAACTATGGAGCGAGTAACTTGGCTTGCACCAGAATTTGGACTTTCTACAGAGTCAATAGGTAATGGTGTAAAGGAGCTTGCACAGTTTGGTGTAGTGCTTGAAGAGACACAAGTAAGACCATTCCTTGCCACTCTTACTGCCATAGAGCAAATTGCAAGTACGACTGATTCTAGTGCGAAGCAGATCAGACAAGAAATTCAGTCTATCTTTAATGGACAGAAGCGAGTTACTGATCAGTTTGGACGATACCTCGATAAAATACCTGAGCTCCGTGATGCGATATACGGAATTGATAAATTAACATTATCTTCTCAAGAAAAATGGAATAAGGTTCTTGAAGAGTTTGGTAAGGATTATGCTACTGCTATAGAATTTGCAAATGCCAGAATAGGTAAGCAATTCAGTATGATTATTGAACGGCTCTCTACCATTAGTATGAAGGCTCTTAAAACCACAGGATTGTGGGATAAGTGGGTTGGTGGTCTTCAGAGAATTTATAAAGCACTTAGTGATATAAATTCAGATGAATTTAGAACTGTATATGAAATTTTCTATACAGCTTGGGTTAGAACTAATGATTTAATAAAAGCTGTTAGAAATTTTGGCGCAGTTGCAGTTGATTCTTTCAGACAGGCTAAAGAAGCACTCGCACCTTATAAAGATATTATTCTAACTACTGTTAAATACTTCGCATACCTTAAAGGTGCTAAGATTCTCTTCAGTAATATTTTCGGACTTTTTAAGTTTGCAGTAAGTCCTGTTACTAATGTAGCAGTTAGTATGGGACAGTTTTATTTTTACATGCTTGATTTTGCCAAATTACAAGCAGGAACAGTAATTGGAAATATAGCCTCAAAATTTCTCGATCTAAGTAAGAAAATCCTTGGTGGTACATTAGCTATAAGTGCTTTTCTTGCTGGATGGTATTTATTAGATAAAAAATTTAATAATTCTGAAGCAGCATTATCAAGGCTAGGTGAGCAGCTTAAATTATATAATGAAGAGCAAGAAAAGTGGTCTAGTAAAGCTAAAGAAGCAGAAGGTGCAGAAAAAGCTAGATTTGAAAAACTTGCCGATACTGCTAGTAAAAATATAGATATTATAAAAAATAAAATTGAAGAAGTTAATAAAAAAGAAGGTTTTGGTTTCTCTGGTTTTATAGACGAACAATTAAGAACAATGTTAATGGTTGCTGGAGATATTATTGATGATTTAGAGAAAAAGTTTTCCACACCATTCAAATCACCCTGGACAGATATTACAATTGATCCTCCTGTATTCTCTGAAAATGTTGGTGATATTTTTCCTGTACAAGAAAATCTCGGTGAAGAGTCTTGGCAAGGATATTATGAAAAAATAATAAAAGACGGTCGTGATGCTTATAAGGTAATGGCAGATGATACTAAAGCACTTGCCGATAATATGAGCAGTATTTGGGACGACTTGTGGGAAGGTAATATAAGAACAGTAGGTGATTTGTTCGATGAAATGGCTAAGACTGTGCTTGATACGTTCCGATCCTTAATGGCAAAAATGACTGAAGCATACTTCAATGAGTTTTTGATGAATATTGTAAAAACTCAAGACCAGGACACTTCTGGCTCTTGGTTATCCATACTTGGTAAAGGTGCGCTTTCCTTGTTTAGTGGTGGAGCTAGTAATGCTATATCTGGGTCGAGTGCAATTATGGCTGGTACAGGAGATATTGCAAATTCATTCTTCTCAGGTGGTGTTATATCAGAACCAGTAGTCGGGGTAGGTTTATCCTCTGGTCAGTCCTATTCTTTCGCAGAGAAAGGGCCAGAACGAATACTATCAAACAAAGATAGCTTTACTCAACCATCCGTGAATGTTACTATGAATATAGTGAATAATAGTTCAAGTCAAGTTAAGGCTGACCAAAAACAACCTAAGTTTGACGGAAAGAAAATGATAATCGACGTTGTTCTTGAAGATTACCACAACGGTGGTCTACTCTACAAATCATTAGGAAAGGCATAGATCAACATTATGAATTTTCCGAATCTTTCAAGACGACCTGTTACTGAAAAAGTAATAACGGTTGATAATTACATTAAAAACGACACGGAGAGTAATCATGTTATCAGAAGATTGCGATCAACTCGTGCTCGTAAAAAATGGGAGCTTACTTATGATCTTCTCAGTTCAACTGATGCTAGTGAACTTATTAACTTGTTTGACAGTGTTAATTGCGTTACTTCATTTTCGTGGGTAGATAAGACTGGAATTACTAGATATGTTGTGTTTGAAGAGCCGTTATCTTGGATTGAAAAATATCCAGGACAGTTTGCTTTTGATACGTTTACACTAACAGAGGTTTAATAATAATTATGAAAAACCTTAGTAATGAGTTGCAAGAAGCTAAAAATATGATAGAGCAGGTTGATCCTTGGATTACCCTGCTCGATATTTCTATCAGCGACAGTAGTACAGTTATTAGATACACAGATAATGGAGAAAATGTAACTTTTAACGGTAGTGTTTATGAGGCATTTCCTTATAAAATTGATCCGATTAAAAGTGATGATTCTGGTAAAGTTCCAACTATTAGTATTTCCGTATCTAATGTTTCAAAAGTACTAATGCCATATCTTGAAACTACTGGCGGGCTTGTAAATTCCGATGTGAAACTATATGTAGTTAATACCGGAAATCTTAGCGAGGATTACGCAGACCTTACTATGAGTTTTACAGTATTGTCAGCCAGTGCTAACGAGAATTGGGTTAGTCTGAGTCTCGGTGCTCCTAGTCCTCTTAGAAGAAAATTTCCACCTGATCGTTACTTAGCTACAGCATGTGCATGGGAGTTTAAATCAATAGAATGTGGCTACACAGGAAGTGATATAACCTGTAACAAAACTTACGCAGAATGTGTTAATAAAGGAAATGACGCTAGATTTGGAGGATTCTATGGACTTAACCCCGATGGATTCAGAGTTGTATATTGATTTAATAGGTAAGCCGTTTAAAACTAATTGCAAAGGTCCTAAATATTATGATTGTTTCGGCCTTGTTTATGAGATTTATCGTAGAGCAGGTATTGTGCTCCCTGATGTGAATAAAATGACTTTTAAGGATTATGAAGGTATAAGTGAAGAACTTGACAGATGCAAGAGTTTTTATAAAAGAATTGATAATCCAGAACCAGGGTGTCTAGTAACTTTTCGTGCTAATTCAAAATTAGTAACTCATGTCGGTGTGATTATTGATCATTGTAGAATGATACATACTCGTGAGGGCATTGGTGTTAATATAGTAAGATTTGATTCTCCTGTCTGGAAAGCCAAACTTGAAGGATTTTATAAGTATGAATAATAATAATAATTCAACATTAAAAATTGTAACTAATCCGTTCGATAGAAGTTCTGTTTGGATTGGACAGAATAATTACGCAGGCGTTACTATCGGTAGGATTGTAGAAGAAGTTGTACCTGAAGATATTGAGTGTAGGATTGTCCTTAACGGGCAGCCTATAGACAATATTGATGATTATGCATTTTATAAACTACAAGATGGTGATGAACTTATTGTAGTTGGATATATACATGGAATAGGTGCTGCTATTGCTTACATAGCAAGTGCTGTAGCTAGTGGGTGGGCAGCTATAGGAAGTACAGCACTTGTCTCTTCTGCGGTAAGTGCATCTGGTTGGGCAGCTTTTGGAAAATTCCTGTTAATGACAGGTGCATCACTTGCTCTTAATATGGTAATGGCTCCTTCAGCCCCATCTTTTAAAAACAAGCAGTCAAATAATTACTCCTGGGATCCAACTACAACTCAGCAACAAGGATTACCAATACCTTATATATACGGAACAGTTAGATCATTAGCCGGTAATATTATTAATGCTTACCGAAACTTAGATCGTGAAGACCCACTACTGAATATGCTTATTAGCTATGGACGAGGGCCTATTCATAGTATTAGTAATATAGAAGTAAATGGCCAATCAGCTTTAGTTGATGATGGGATAATAACAGATACTAGAGTTGGTCATATTAATCAGACAGTAATGCAAGGATTTAAGGAATCAATCTTAGAAGAAAATCTTAATTATCAATTAAGTGCAAGTGCTGGAGAGTATAGATATGATATAACTCCAAGTTCTATGGAAGTTTCTATAAGCATTACTTTTCCAAATGGTGCTTATTATACACAAAATGATGGAGATGTATATGCAAGAGCAGGTGAATTTTCTATTAGGCTTGTAAATAATACTTCAGGAAAAACTTATATTGCCAGATCATACTATTCAACATTGCAATCAGAACATTTCTCTTCTTCCGGGATAGTACTGGCAGAAACTTTACCTTGCATATCAGGAGCAAAACGTGGATATAGACTATTACAAGATACTTTTATTCTCTATCCTTATTCAAATGTATATAATCCTGAATTATTAACAGGTTCTGAAAAAGAAATACTTAGGGAACAAAAAATAGTAGAAACAGGAAATCCTAATATAGATTGGTATCCAGTTACTACAAAAACAGCTTATGCAACAGAAAACTCAGTTTCTAATACTTACTATATAAGTAGAGATAAAAACCCTAAAGACTTCATTGGACATGATGTAACTTTCCGCAGATTAGACGAAAATTCTACTTATTCTATCTACGTAGAAAGGCTTGATGATTGGGAAGCTATGGATAGAACTCAATCCGCAGCCTCTTGGTCAGCAGTTAAGTACCCAACCAACAGCGCGTTTACATACCCTAGAACAGCATTGTTAGGTATACAAGGAGTAGCTAATTCTAAATATAGCGGGCGTATAGACGTAGGGGCTACTATAAAAGGTAGGCTTATTAGAGTATATAACGGCTCTTCTTGGAATGTAGAATACAACAACAACCCAGCTTGGGTGTGCTATGACATATTAACTCAGCCTGTTTTAGATAACTACCTTAATGTTGTTAGATATGATGGCATCCATCCGGATAATATAGATCTTAATGACTTTATTACTTGGGCAAATAACAACGATCAACAAGTTCCAGCATTAGGTGGAGGCACAGAGCCGTTGTTTCAATTCAACGGCATATTCGATACTGACGAAAACATCTGGGATTCTGCGTCTAAAGTAGCAAATAACTTTCGCGCAGCTCTATATTACACTGGAAGCAAAGTTAGATGCACAACCTATCGTAACACAGATTTTACCCAGTTATTCTCAGAGGGTAATATAATAAAAGGCAGTTTTAGTATATCCTACATGCCTTGGGAGGATAGAGCTACGGAAGTAGAAGTTACTTTCTTAGATCAGGATAATGATTATGAGAGTACGACTATAAGTATATTAGATAAGGATATAAATAACAGCAAAGCACCATTATCCATTGATGCTTTCGGAACTACATCTTTGTCCCAAGCTTGGCGATTTGGGAAGTTCGTCTTAAATAATAATAAACATATTCAGAGGGTTATTAACTTTAAAGTAGACGTAGACGCTTTGGATTGTGAGATTGGCGATGTTATATCCTTCCAGCATAATATACCTGAATGGGGATATGGCGGTAGGATAGATTCTATAGACGGCTATAGTGTATATGTTAATCATTTTATAGAAGACTCTGTTTTTAAATTATTCGGCTTCACACAAACAGAGATAGATAATTTCACAGGTAACTCCACAGTAGTTAATCCTTCCATAGACACAGTGTGGGTGGGTGTTAGGGACTTACAAGGTAATCTTCAGGTTGTTAGATTACTAGCCCTCGGCCCGTGGAATGGCTTCACTAGGATGGATTTAGAGACAACTCTTACTACTATCTCCCCTAAAGACCCTTACGTCATAAGTAGCTCTACTTTCGATCATGCTAGGACATTTAGGATATCCTCTATAGAACAAGACGAGGACTTTATCCACACAGTAGAGGCTATAGAGTATAAGAAGGAGGTATTTACCGAGACCGATGAAGTCACTCCAGATACTGAGGGATCAGATATAACCAGGCCTAATCCTTTTCCACATATAAGTAACCTTAGAGTTACTGATAATTTATATCTTGGGACTAGTAATAATAAAATAAGGAAGATATATGCTACTTGGGATATTCCTTCAGAGTACACTTATAAAGGAGTCCATATATCTTACCAGCCGATAGATAATGAGGGAAACTACGGTGAATGGGTAGAGGTAGGGGATTACTTTAGTAGATTCTGTGAGTTTGAGACTAATAAAACCACTAGAGGATTTAATATATATTTCCAAACGATAAATCATAAAGATATAACAGAAACTCTAAGTACCAGTGTTAATAGATTATATTTTGTTGAAAGTGTGTTGGATATCTACACTCCAGAGATGCAGGAAGGAGTTAAGAATCTACGGGTAGAGAACTCTCCTGATGGAATTAGTTTTAATGAACAGAATTGTATTATAATCTGGGACGGACCTACAGGGGAGAATTTTAACTCTGCTTTCTCTCAAGATTTCTCAAGATACGATTGGGTAAGCGCTGATTGGTTGGATGGTTATATATTAACCATCTACGATGCTGATACCTCAGCAGTACTATCCTCCCACACCACTAAAATACCCTACTTTAACTACACCTATGACCTTAACATAAAAGACGGACTAAACAGGACTTTTACCGTAGGTGTAGCAGCTAAAGATATTGATGGTAATTTAGGATTTGAGAGATTTATAACCCCGTCAAATCCCCAAACAGGGCAAGTTACTGGAGTTAGTGTAGAGGAAGACTTTAGTTCTGTAGAGATATTCTGGAATGCAGTTAAAGAGCCAGATTTGGATGGATATGTTATATTCATAGATGGGGTATCTGGATTTACTCCTTCTGAGGATAATATCTACACTCGTGTGGGTAAGAATACAAATTCTTCCTATATATCCAGCCTAGACGACGGTACTTGGTACGTAAGAGTTGCTGCTTTTGATTTATTCGGGGAGGAAGGCCTTACTTATTCAGAGGAAGTGGCCTTCGTCATGGATAGCGTTATTAAAGCCACGGATGTTACTGGATTTGCAGAGGAGTTTAGTGATTTATATAACGTACCTATTTTGGAAGGAGATAGTTGGAGCAATTCCGATCCTAATATATCTTGGAATGAACATAGTCTTTGGTATAAAGGAGTAGAGTATGTTATCCCCTCAGGCACAACTAGCGCGTCATACATATATTGGGACAATACCTCTCCTTCATCTTATCAATACACTAACGACATATCAGTATTCCAAGCCCTGCAAGAAGCCAATGAGGATTATCAGATAGCTATTAACTACGGAACAGGATATGAATTAGGCTGGGACAGTAGAGCTAATATGGTTATCGGCACTGCTAAGATTGGCGATGCTGCTGTGCAGAATGCACAGATAGGGAATATCATACAATCTTCCGATGGAGGGGCTACTTGGCAGATAGACAAGGAGGGTGATATAACTGCTAATAGCATTACTCTAGGAGGAACAGCTAATATCGTAGAAGGCTGGAGAGATGGTACTACTACATATATGAACGGAGGCATGGTAGCCACTGGTACTGTACTAGCCAAAACCATAGAAGCAGATCAGATAAGTGCATTGTATAAGGAAGACATAGATGCAGAGGCAGTAGCACAGCTTTCTTTTGGGGACACTATAACTTACACTAATACAAGTTGTCTAGGCAGTATATCTATAAGTAACACAGATTCTTATAGATCTTACAAAGTACTAGTGGCTTTTATGGGTAGGTCTGGGGTTGAAGCTTTAGATGGGTGTACTGATGAGTTTACTAATCACTCTCAGATTTTTGGTATTTGGGCTGGAGCAGATAATAAGATATTTGATTATGGCTGGTCTCCTATAGGAGAAGACGCTAAAGCTGGAGGTGTTACGTATACTATACCTAAAAATACCTCAGTAACGTTCTCCGTAAGGGCTGCTAAGACGTTTACTTGTCTAACTCTTCGTTATACAGGTAATCTAACAATAACTGGTGTAAGGAATTAAATATGATTAAATACTTAATATACACAAACACAGATATAGTCCATGCAACTACGATATCAGCAGAAGATTTATATGATTGTATAATAGAACCTATGAGAAAAGCCTGTAACGGCTCTGTATTGCAGATTCCAATAGATAAACATAAAAGTGACTATTATATGTTAAACGGGATGCCTACGTTAATTACCAATGAAATAATAGGGTTACGCAGACAAAGCGCCTTTAGAGGTAAATTAACTTTTAATAGAGATGACACGGATGAAGCGGTTAATTTTAAGATAGATTCTTATTTTAATGGTACTGTAGATGTAATTCAGTGGAAACTAGATAATTATTATTACATCAGAAAATTCTTTTATCCCCCTATGGAAGAATACTTAGACGCAGTAGCAAAGGGAGACCAGGTGCAGATAGATAACTATAAATCATCATGCCTTGCAGTTAAGGCTAGATTTCCAAAGGAGTAATTTATGGGAGATATAACAAAAAATTTCAGTTGGTCAGAATTTGCCTGTAATTGCGGGTGCGGAGAGAGTTACATGGATGTAGCTTTCGTAAATAAATTACAACGAGTTAGGGATATTACTGACATACCAATGATTATCACTAGTGGATATCGGTGTAAGGAATATAACAGATTAGTCGGTGGGGTTGATAATTCCGCACATACTAAAGGTATAGCTGTAGATATTTCTTGCGAGACAAGTTATTACAGATTACTGTTAATTGAAGCATTACTATCTTGTGGAATAAACCGTATAGGTATAGGCAGCGATTTCGTACATTGCGATGTGGATAAAACGAAACCGGATAATGTAATGTGGCTTTATGATTAAGGAGCAGACATGAAATTTACAAAAAGTGATTATAAGTACCGTCTTGACAGTCCGATTAAAGTATTTACGGACATAAAAGGAATTGACGTATCTTACAGAAATATCCATCTATCAAGTAATGGAGAATTACTGCTTGACGAAGGTTATTTATGGAATGGAGCGTCTGGACCGACACTAGACACTGAAGAAACACATTTACCTAGTGCTGTACATGATGCGATATACCGACTGATTAGTCTAGGTATAGTTGACAAAAAATATCGTAAACATGCAGATGAGTTATTTTACAAACTTATGTTAAAGGAGATTGATAGAATTATTAAAGAAAAACAGGGTAATAAGTATTTACTATTTTTAATCAAAAAGGTATTGCAAGCAAGGGCATATATGTGGTATAAGGCAGTTAGAGTGTTTGGGAGAATGTACGTATGAAATTTATGTACAAAAAGAAATGGAAAATCGATTGGGATAGGTGGCTATTCCAGAAAATTAAAAACTTATTTACTAAAAAGAAAAGAAAAAGGAGATAATTGTCATGGGTATTTTTAGTTGGATTGGAAGTTTGTTTAGTTCGATATTCAAAAAGATCAAACCTGCTGTTGACGAACTTGCTACTGAAATAGGAAGTATGGTTCTTGATAAAGCTATTGATATTGTAAAGAAGCTGGATGGATATGATATGAAGAGTGAGGATAAACGAGAGACGGCTTATAAGATGGTGAAAATGGAACTTGACGGTTTCGATGATGAGATAAAAGATAGTGTTATCAACTATGCCATTGAAACTGCTGTGCAGATTGTAAAGAAAGAAAAGAAATAAATAATAATAAAAAAGCCCTGGCAAGAAAATAATCTCTCGTCAGGGCTTTTCTGTATCTATCTACTTATTCTTAAGTATCTCTACTATCTCATGTTTCCATTTTGATTTAATTTCATTTTTCCTGTTATTATGTAGTAGTCGCCAAACCTCTCCGATACCGTTTCTCTGATTAAGTACCGAAGAAATCATTGACACGATATCCTCTGCAATTTTATCAGGATCGACCTTACTATTTTCTTTTTTATTTTCGGATACAGGTTTATTAGCCGATGTCGTTGTAGTTTTATTAGATCTCACATACTCCTCCTATACAGGCGAACTCTCTCGCCCCTTCTGTTTCATCTGATTTTTCAAAATTAGGCAAATCCCTCTCGAAGTCGATATCCTTTGGAAATTCTCGTTTTAGCCGTTCATATTCATCATAACTTATCTCTTCATACGGTGCAAGTGGGTAATTGCCAGAAGCATAGGGAAGGAAGCTTAGCCCACCGATATATTCCCAGTTTCGATAAACCCATGCTCCTACTTCTACCCATTCATCATCCTTGACATATATAGTAGCTGATGGATTATGATCGCACCAATTGTCGGCTAGCTCCCGCCAATGCTCAAGTTGATCAATAGACGACATATCATTTCTCGTCACACATCCTTCAGGACTGGCAATTGGAAAGTCGAATACTTTCGTAGTATGATTTTCCAATAACTGCCCTACTTCAGGATTCCATGTAACACCTTTGTCGATCAAATAGTTTGCAATAGGATCAGTTGCATTTACACGAACACGGCGAATGTAGTATTTTGAATATCTCGGATGAATACCGCTAGCTGAATTTACAAGCTGACTGACCGTACCGGACGGCTTAACGCAGGTAATTGCTTTAGGGCAGTTTATTGATAATCTATCCGCCCATTTTTCTGCAACCCTCCACGCATAGTCTCGTAACGCTCTATAATCACCAGGGCCGAGTTGATTATTATCACAAATTCCAGTAAGACTTACTCCTAGTAATCTTTCCTCTTCAGTATTATCAATCCACTCCTTTCTTATGAAATTAAATTTAGTAAGTGTGGATTGTAGTATTCCGAATATAGTAGCTGCCTCTACTTTCGGGAGGAGAGTGTCGAAATTGTCATGCTCTTTTATAACTACTTCGGATAGATTGCAGAACTGGTTTGGACGAAGAATTATCTCGCCGCAGGGGTTCACTCCCATTCCTTCTACTACTTCACGACCGATAGCTGTACATTTTTTATCAAACGCTTCTCGATTGACTATCCCTCGTTCGCCAGAACAGCCACGTACAAGAGACAACCATTCATCCATGAAGATTACTGAATTTGGTTTTTCCGTATATGCTACGGAATTGTTCGATAGCGCACGATACGGATGTTCAAGATAAAAATGTCCATCTTTTGCATGACGCATTTTATCATCAGACAGGTTTGATAGGTTTATTGTCGCTGACCGTCTAACTCCACCAACTACCACACAATTAGCGATGAAACATCCGAGATCGTAACATTCCAGAGAAGATAGCTTTCTCCCCTGTGCATTTTTGAACATGTTTATTGTAAATGTGACGAGTTCTTTCAATGGGCGTGGTCCGGACGCACGACCACCGAAGGTTTTCAATCTCGCCCCTTCAGGACGGATTCGTGAATAGTCAATACTTGCTGGAATAAATCCTTGGTAGAGCGACTTCAGAAGAGATAAGTACCCTTCAGCCCAGCCACGTTTAGAATCAGAGAATACTATATTATATTTGTCTGATTCTTTCAAGGAGTTTGGTATAATAGGAAGTTTATTTATCTCCTGTCGTTCAGTAGAAAACCCAACTCCAGTGCCGTTCATTAGTATATAAAGCATCTCTGCAAAAGCACGATAGTTGTTAATTACAAGATAACTGCAATTATAGCCTGCAATGTTTTCTCTAGCTAGAGCTTCTCCAGCAGTCCATAGGCATCGCATACTAGGCATTACATCAAGACTGGATATTAACTTACTAGCTTCGTGAAACTCTCCGATATATTCATCCGGTATTCTTTCTGAAAAGAAATCTACGTAACGATCAATTGCTTCTTGAAAAGTTTCACGACGATTCTCTTCTTCTAGCCAACGAGTGTATGTTCTAGTTGCAATAAATTGTTGATAAACGTCCAAAATAACTCTCCTTGTTTAGTTATTACCAGTGCTACCGAATCCACCAGTTCCTCGTTCTGTTTCTGAAAGATTGTCCTTACTTTCTACAAATCTATAATCCTCTAGTTTTTCCAATGCACACTGTGCGATTCGTTCACCGGATTTAATTCGATGTCCAGTATTATTACTGCAAATCATAGGTAGTTTAATTTCTCCTCGATAATCACTGTCTATGACTCCGACTGAATTAGCTAGTCCGATACCGATACTTGCCAGCCCTGAACGTGGATATATTGCTAAACGATAGCCTGTAGGTATTTCCATTGCCAGTCCTGTTCGCACCTTTTCTATAGAGTATGGTCGGATAAGTACATCTTCTATTGCATGAATATCCCAACAGGCTGAGAATGCCGTTCCTTTAACTGGCATTTTTGCACGAGGGTCAAGATACTTCACTTTAATCACTGATTCTGACATTACCTTAACTCCTTTTTAATAAATTCGTTTCTTACTATGCCACTATACTCACAAGCAACTAGCATTTTTCCAACTATTGACTCTGGCATTGAATTTTTCCTTTCTTAGTTAGTCCAATCATCATTTCACTATTACCCGCTACATTGATTGCCTGGTACAACTTAATAAATCCTGTCTTTGCAAGTACATTCACTGCTTTTTCAATCTCCTCTTCATCTGCATCACCCATGAAATGTTCAAGAATTTGACCATAGGATATTGACTCACCCAACATACCCAATGCGGACATTATCTTAAAATGAATCTGTGCATTCTTATGAGTGCCGGAACTCATGTAGATAAATTTCATATTATATTCAACACGATTCATTATCTCTATGGCAATTTCCATTGTACGTTTGTCGATAATCTTAGTAAGTTCTGATGCTGCAAGAAGCATGGCGACCTTGATTGTCTTAGTCGGCTTTCTGCTACGGAATTCTGCATTCATTGTATTTTGTTTCAGTGCCAATTCCTCTTTCTTTTCAAATTCCTTAAATAACTCCTTTGCATCTTCTGTGAATGTAAACTCTCCGAAAATATCCCCGAGCTCCCACATTCGTTCTATAACTCTTTCTCTAGCTTTTTCTTGCTCCGGGCTAAGAGTATCGAACATACTGCTTGAACGAGTTTTGTTGTCGTAGATAACATCACAGCGTGAGAGTAGTCCGCCTGCCGTGGCATCCTTCATGACTTTACTATTAAATGTATCTGTAGTGCATCCGGCAAGAATGTTCAAGCATGGATTGATTATCGTGTTATTTCCTTTATTCTTCGTTCGATACTCGAACTCCTTATCTTTGCTGTAGATTGTAGTGAGAAAGTCTACCATCGGTGCACCTTGAGAAAGAAGCGACACAAGCTCATCTGCAATGACGGTTAGTGAGGAATGACGATATAACGTATCATTCTCAGTGTGCCAGACACGAACAGACTTTTCCATTTCTCCAATAAGTGCTTGAGAGGTTTGATTGTCGTTAGAGAATGACGGACGTGTTTTCGGGTCAGGATATGCGTCACGAATGATGGCATTGCTTATATCAATTGCCGTTGACTTCTTACCGATACCGGGTGGTGATGCGAGGACGACATATAGATTTGGATATATATTGAAATATCCAAACTTAACCCATGCTTTCTTACCGAGAATAGTTCCAACCATGCTTAGAAAAGCCCAGACATGATACGATTCCGGGCTAGCTGTTTTCTCAGTGAATTTTAAATAATCCTGGAGTGCAGTGGGTTCCATATATCACACTCCTTTCTTAACAATAATATCATCATCTTTAGATAGCTTGTCTCTCAGGGAACAGAATAATTCTGCAAATGAAAGCTCTAATGTGTCGTTAGCACATATCGCTGTACTGTCCTCTACATACTGATATACCGATCCAGGATGACATTCACGCTTTGCAGCCTCGTATACAAACGGTCGCATAGGAATGGCATATCGCTGTCTCTCAAACATTTTCATGTTCGCCAACCCTACTGCTGTAATCTCTTCTAAAGAGAAATGATGAATAAGTTGTGGACAATATCGAAGGATTAGCGGCAAATCCTTATTCGGAAACCCGCTTTTTGCTAGGTATAGTGCTAGTTCTTTCTCCGGCGTCATAATGGTCATCTACTCCTTTTAAACAATTATGTATGAATTTCATGTCTGAGGATAGACGGGAAATGTCGTTTTTATTTGGTTGAACATAGCGGATATTATATGGTATTGATGAAATATGTGATTCTGAAGCGTGGTTGTCACGATTGTTTTCAGGACTTTCTATTTTGATGATGAATCCACCAAGAATTTGAATCATAGCTGCTTCGTTATGGAATCGTACATCATCTATTATATAGGATTTTTTAGGATTTAAGGATAAGAATAGTTTTTCAATCCAATAGTTCTTTTTCTGTTCTCGCCGGAAATCAGTGCCATATATTTGCAATAATTTTCTTAATGTCAAATTCCAGTATTGTCCATTATTGGATAAATATGGTCTAAGAAGTTTTTTCAGTTCGGAGTTGATATCGTCAGAATAATTAAGACAAATTTTCTTGTTCTTATTACCACTGAAAAAATTAACATTGGAATCTGAAAATGTTTCTTTTAACTCTTTACGTAACCTATATGCAAAACTAACTACTTTCGCCCCTGTTTGTTCAGATAACAGTTTTGCAGCAGTTGATTTTCCTGCTCCTGCATTTCCGAGTATTCCTATTAACATAATAATGATTTATCCTTTATAATAGCGTATTTAAGTCGAACGGTCAAGTGAAAATTTCTAATTACAATACTGCCTATTAGTGAATATCGGCATAACTATCTCCGAATTGCACATCTATTTCTAATTCTCGATTAAGTTTTAATTCCTGATTCACCATACTAATTGCTTGTTCAAGATCGTTCTTGCAAGATTCTCTGTCGTTAGTACTGGTTAATGTTATAATTTCATCGTGAAATTGTCCGACTATTTTCCTACCAAATTTTTCACGAACAATTCTCACCCACATGTCGAAACAGTATGTACCAGTTCCCTGATTAAGTGTGGAGAATTTATCCTTCTCAGATCGTAACGAATACCAAAGATGGCTGATTGGATTGTATAGCCAACGACTTCCATCCCAGAGAACTTTATCTTTAGTATTCTCGGCAATTTTCTTAACAGACCAGTTTCTTTTCCAATAGGCGTCTATAAGTTTAGTTGCTTCATTCTTAGTAATTCCGGCAGAACGAGCAACTGTGGTTGCACCTGCTCCATATACACATGCGTAGTTTGCAGATTTATATACTTTTCTTACTTTACTGTGATCTTCATTACCGGATTTATGATTTTCTATTTGCTCTGGTGTTAGTGCATTAGCAGCTAATGCTAAGTCAAGGTGTGGATCGAATCCGGGTTTTATCATTTCTTTTACATACTCAGGATCATACTCCCACATGAAATGTTGTTTAGTTCTGTCCTCTAAGCTACATAGGTCTGAACCACATAGTTCGTATCCTTCCGGTGCGATTAGGCAACCACGGATTAACTCACCATATGGTTTATCAACTCCAGGTAGATTAACACATATTGAATGTTTAAACCTCATTGTGTTGGTTAGTCCGCTAATTCCAGCATATACATATCCGTTATCATCAACTGCCTTGAGAAAGCCTTTTAAGATTGATATGCGATGTGAGATTACGGATAGTCCTTCTAACAGTTCAAGATTAGGCTCTTTATCATACAGTTTCTTTATACTAGGGCAAATTCCTCCGCCGTTAGGGATATTGACTTGTGGGATTTTTCGGGTATTGAATGATTCTTTATCACGAACGAATGAGAATGTTTCTGGTTTCCATCCGAGGCTATATAGCCAACTCTTCACTTGAGTACTTGATCCTGGATTTCCGATTTCGTAGTCATAAACGAACTTGTGAGAAGGTTTTTCTTTATCAAATCCATTCTCTTCACAGAATGCCTCCCACTCAAGTGCTTTTTTGCTTTTACTTCCATCTTTCTTTGTGTAAATTTTCGGTCTTTTCTTCTCTTTGTACAATGCTTGTTTAGGCATGGCGAGACGTAAAGCTTCAACCTTTTCTTGCTTAATACTTTCCAGTTCCTCAAGACCGGAATTTACCTTATCAAGATCTAGTTTCCATTTAACTTCTTCCTGCTCTCTAGCACAGGAGAGTTTGAAATAAATATAGTTGATAAGTCTGTTAATTCCGTCCATGTCGTCATAAAGCATTCCTAGCTTTTTCATTTGATCAGAATAAAGCCTGGAGTTTATTTTCACGTCTTCGCTGCAACGATGAATCATTAGTGAAAGGTGGTCTTTCTTTTTCTTCTCCAGAATCGACAATTCTTCTGAGTCAGGAGAATTACTTTTAAGATAGTCAATTCTGTCCAGTTCTCCTTTACTTAAACCTAGCCATTCTTCTTCTTTTACAACTGGCTTAGGAACACCGTATTCTTCTCCATAACTTTCGAGCCCGTGTTTAACTCGTTTAGGTGACAAATACCAGGATAGACCAAGGGTGTCTACTATTCTGGCAGGTATTTTTATTCCCAATATTCTTTCAAGAATAGGGATGTCGAAACTTACACAATTATGTGCAATTAACGATATGTTGTCTTGAAGAAGAAAATTTTTCATATCGCCATAGTTTGTTAAATTGATTATGTTGTCTGTACCTGCCTTGCAGTATGACAAGCACCAGATTTTAGTGGGAGATAATCCGTTCCCTTCAATGTCGAATACGTAACTATTACTCATTGTTTTTCTTCCTTTCTCGTCTAATTTTCGCTCGTTCTTCTGCCTCTTTTGCCGATTTCTTGTTATGACAATTCTTGCAAAGAACTTCGAGATTATCAATATCACAGAATACTCGTGATACTAGCTCGTACCATGTATAGTCAGAGCTAGACTTTCCTATTTCAATAACTGGCTCTTTATGATCAAGCTGAGTATTCTTTTTAACGAAGGACTTTTTACAAGAAGCGCAGATATATTTCCTACCGCCACGTACTCCTTTTAAATGACTAAGTTGCCTTTGATATGCCTGATAATATAACGAAGATTGGTTAAATATATATCTAGCATTTTTATAAATTAGATAGGAATCTGATTTACATAGGTCGCTCAACCCTTCTTGAGAGATTAAGTCGAGATAGTGCTCTTTGGTTATTGTTACTTGACCCTTTTCATTTTCAAAAAAGAAAATTTCTTTAAGTTCCGTGTTTGTTGAAATATTGTCTGGTATTACTAGAATGTCTCTTCCATCAGTTTCAAAGATCGGACTTATTCGCAGTCCGGCATATTTAGCTTCGTTATTTTTTCCTGTTAATACTCTAGTAGACAGGCTTCCGAAGGATGCTACTGTTGGTATGGAGGAGTTTCTGGACAAGTTTCGCCTTAAAAGCTCCTTCCAGTAGTGTAACTCTCTATCAGATATGGAAGAGAGATTTGGATGGGGTTTCTGGCATAGGAATAGTACCTCCGCCCGCTTAAAAATGCCTGAAATTAATCCCTCCTTTTTCTTGTCAGGCTGATTAAGCACGAAGATGACCTGTTGATCGACTATTGATTTTTTATCCGCCACACGCCCTGTCATAGCTTCACCAATTACTACCAATAAAGCCAGTAACTACTGGAATAATGGTATCAAGAGTTCCTGCTGATACATACACCCATAGGAAAAATATTTTATGAATAGCTTTGTGCTCAGTTTCCGATAGAACTTTTATAATGAATAGGAAGTTAATTATTTGAAATGCAAATATGTAATAAAGCATGTTTATCCTTTCTTAGGAAGAAATTCTTTATGAGTTACGGATTCGTAAATAAAGTTTATGAATTTTTCCCATTCCGGTAGTCTGTGCTTGTTACGTTGAATAATAATATTACGCAATGATTTGTAGTTTATAGAAACTACCCTCCTTTGCAGGAATCCTTCGGGAAGTTTTCTTTTAATAGAAAAAAATATCTCGTCTTTGTTGTATTCAGAACTTTCAGAGTTGTACTCGTCTATTAGTGTGTTAAGTTCACCCAGAACGGCTGGAATTACATCCCTGTTTTCAAAATCATCTTTCGTAAGATTTCTTTTCGTAATAGTATACATGGTAGATTCAGATTGTTTAGAAACTCCAGTACGATAGGTATCAAACTCGCTCCACCAATAACGAGGAGCAGTGATGTCCAGCCATAGAAATATTTGCTCCAATGCTTTATTATGACCGGAATCGTACTGGCTGAGACGGTCAAGCACTTTAGGCATATTCTCTATCGGCTGGTTTTTATTTAATGACAGTCCTAATAACGCTTCTTCATAACCTGATTCACGAAGTAGTTTTATTTTCAAGAATTACTCTCCTTTTTTGATATTGTTAAATTCTATTTCTAATTTGTCTAGCTTCCAATCATCTTGTTTATCCATTTATTCCTCCAGTCCAAATTCTTCAATTATTTTATCTTCAGTATCACAACCAGAATGATATCCTTCGGAATCACGGCAATACTCATTTGCTATCTCAGCACAGCGTTGAGCTGCTACTTGCATACCTGCGTTAAAATCCTCGTTAGCTTTATTTGCATACTCACTCAGTGTAGACTCAAGTTCTTCTATTCTATCAGTTAACTTCTTATTTGCAGGAATCCAGTCTGTGTTTATTTGTTTCGCCAAAGATTTCCAATTTTCTATTTCTTCAGTTAATCGCTCTATCTCATACGCTGCCTCACCGGCTAGGCTGAGGTTATCGTGCTCTGCGCGGAATCTTTCAGTTAGATCATTCATTATTCCTACTCCAAGTCTTACGCCCCAATATTCGTGACTAGTCCACCGACACGGGGCTATCCCGTGCAGGAGATGCATCACGCATAACACGGCACACCTGGCGGAGACTTCGAAATTTGCAACCATGTGTTCAAGGTAAGTCATATTCTAAGTCTCCTTTGCTGTCTTAACTAATTGTTATGCCCAGTGCATTGCGTCTGTGCTTCCGTAATTTAATTCATCCATCCCTCTATCCTTTCGGTAGCCTTGCGTCGTTGTCGTTCGCTATTTCTTCAAGCCTGTCCGCTAGCTTCAGCAAATCAACGTGGCGTCTTTCAAACTGGTCTTTCGGTCCGTAGTACCATCTGTCCAGGTCTCTTGTGTGTATGTATGCCACAAGCTGCCAAAGGTGCGCTTTTCTCAATCCCCTAAGACTAATACTTTCAACTGTGTGCGCCATCCATCTATCCTTTCCACGGCTATTGGTTGTGCCAAACCAGAACATCAGCTTTGCCTGTAAAGACTTTCCACGCCTTAGCAAGCCTACGTCTTATCCCGCCGAGTCCTATCGGTCTTGCTGATTTCCATCCATCATCTGTCATTGTAATTGTATCCCAGTGCTTTAATTCATCTACTTTAAACTCGTTTATGCCTTTCATCCCTCTATCCTTTCTAGCTCTAGCAATATCTAACGCCGATAATTTCTGGGTTTTTAAAACCCTTACGTATAATTTCTCTACATGCATCAAGCCCTGCTCGTTTGTGTGAGTTCTTATTTTTGTATCCACCTACATGGATTTCTTCATGTTTCCAGTAATTATCATTCGGATCAAAATATTTTAGACGCACCAAATATTGTTCTGTGCCATTCATATATTTCTCCTTAATATATCGTCTTCTTACAATACTTACAAACAAGACAGCCAACATTGTTTTCATAATCATGCAAGCATGAATTTTGCAAAGAAATTATCTCATCGCAAATATTGTAAAATTCAATTTGTTTCGCCGCTCTTACTGATACAAGTTTTGAATAAAAATCATTCAAATCGTCAGAATAGATTTTTTCAATTTCATGTTGAGCACTGGTTATATGGTAGATGTCAGAACTTAGACGCACTCGCTTATTCAATAACTCTTCTATGTTTTTCATAAACCCTCTTTGTTATTGAGAATAATAAGTTTTCCAGATAATTCGCTTTGCCTAATTGCTTCTACATTATTCTGTCCGTAAGCCACTAAACAGCTTGGTGCGTTGGCGGTAGCACCTCGTTCACCATTTATCTTATGGAATCTTAACCGTCCTTTGAAAAAGAAAACAGCATCCGCCTTTTCCCAAATTTCAGCATGGAACCCTCGTGTTTCAGTCCGAGCAAAAATCAAAGCAACCCCGTTGCCGTGGTCAGCCAACTTGTTCAACCAGACGAAGGTTTCCCTGCCATACGGCGGGTTGCACCACACCCGACCAAACCATGACATCGTTAGTCCGTCATCTTCAATAGAGTAGTGTGTGTGTGTGCTGTACTCCAAGGACGTGTCGACGGTGTAGGCGCACACGGGTCAAGGTCAAACTCACCCAATGCTATGAGGATTTCTGGCGGAGTGAGCCATTCATTGTGGTTTGCAGTGTTTGTATTAAAATTTTTAGCCATAAATCTTATTCAACCTCCCGTTTTCGATAATATCTCGCTTCTTTAGGGATTCCGTCATCGCTTAGTTCACGATATTTATAGGTTATTCTAGTTCCCCGTGGGAAATGTCTGGCTTCATATTGTATAGGGAGTTCTTCTCCTGGATGACCTACCGCCCATATAGACGCTGCCATATCTATTAGCTTTCCTGATTTATTATCTGTGCAGTCCAGAGTTCTTTCTTTATCGGTGAAACCTGAAAGCTCGAATACTTTGCCGGAATCGGTTTGGACAATCATTGCTCCCATTGAGCCAAGGAGTTTACTTCCTAAATCGGTCTTTCGCCCAGATACATATCCAATAACAGTTGCTTCGTCTGTTAAGAATGGTTTTTGTTTCACCTGTCCGTGTATTCTCCCACAGGTGTAGTAAATATCCGGCTCAGTGAAAATAATACCCTCCCCACCGAGTTCTAACTCCTTATTGTAAATCCTCTCTACGTCACTTTCAGATTTAATCAGTTCCGGTTTAACATGGTGAACATAATCATTCCAGAAACTTTGCATACCTAGCCAACACTGTGTTTCCAGATAGGTCTTACTATGCCCTTTATGTTCAGTATTCGCTCCGTTCTTATTAAGCCAAATAAGGATATTATGAAATTCTTTTTCGTACTGATTTTTTAGAGATATTGCACGATCATGGAAAATTTCAGTAAGATTTGGGCTATGGAAGATTCCGAATTTTATGTTTTGCCATTCCAGATCATTCGGGATTATCTTGCTCACCGTGGAACGGGTGTATTGATGTCTTCCTCGTCCTGCCCATAATTCTCCGTCAAGAGGGATGTTCTTTGGCAGACTGTCAAGGAACCAATCCGGTGCGTGAATTACATTTCCATATCTTGTCCAAAGTCCAGTTGCTATTTGCGGGAGACGGTATCGAAAATCCTTATCCGTATTCGCCCAAGGAACAAGGTCTTTAAACACACCTCTAGTCACTCCGCCATCCCAGAAACAACGGATTCCGTCCAGCTTAACTGTGGCATATCGACCAATAAGATTATGTTTTCCTGGCTTATATGTATGCGCCTGTTGAAGAAACATTTGCTTCATAATAACGGTTCCTATTCTTCTTTATTATGCTTGCTGTATCGAGAAGATTTGTTGTCTTCATATAGATGTATTGCCTCAAGGTCGAGCATGTTCAAATTACTATCTTTAATCGGCGGTGAGAAATAAATCATTTTCTTACCTTTCCAGAAAAATTCAGCAGAGCCATTGCCGTACATTTTTATTTCACCCAGACTTGCTATTTCTTCTCTTGTAAAAGAACGATCCTCAACTCGTTCAATACAATCAAGTATTTGTTCATTTCTCCAATGAATAGTTTTGTCTGTCGCTCGTCTTATTGTTTCTTTATTCATAATGATCCTTATTGAAATAGAAATAGGCGAGCAGGAGAAAATTCCCACCCGCCTATATTCCACTATTACTTACCTATAAATACCTGTAGTATTTAGAAAATATACTTAGTAATAACAGCTTTTTCTTTTGTTTCGCCATTACGATCTTCATACTCTTCAGTATTCACCACTGCATTGAAAGTGCAGCCAATCCATTCATCAGTGTCAATTTCTGAAGTGTCTGCATCAAGTCCGCAACTTAGGAGAAATTGTTTGACTTTGAAAAGTGCTTTTTCAGTAAAAACCAGTGTTTCAAATACATAACTGCCCTCGAATTCATCATCATCAATAATCTGACAACCGACATTAACCATTGTATTTCCGGCCTTAGACTGCTTGATCTCAGCCTTTTTTACTTCAAAAGTATACTCTCCGGGAGCGGGAATTTTAAACTCATTCTCTGCACTAACATCGCTAAGGTTTGTGGGGAGTGAAATAGTAGCCATAAGATGTTTCTCCTTTTTTAGTTATTTTCTTGCCAGACCTGTTCTGACAAACTTGTTAATTTTCAATAAGACTCATGATTTTTTCATAGCTTGGTTCTTCAATACGATCTGGAAGTCGCAATCGTGACTTTCCTTTTTCTTTCCTTGTTGGACAAGTATGCATTACGTATGTTTTATGATCCTCACCACCTTTCTTTTTTAGTTCAACTTCCATTCTCCAGACCTCGTCGAAATGACTAGGAAGAATGTTTGCAAGTGCATTTCCTACTGTCTGCGGAGTTATTTCCACAACATTGCCGTTTTCGTCAGTTTTAATTTTCTTATGGGCGATTAGAATAATATTGCATGGACGAGTGCGAATAAGATCAAGCGTTGCTGAGATAAGTTTCTGTGCTGCACCGTATGCCATGCGATTATCTTTAGGCTTTTCTGTTTCAATGATGTAGTCGAATGCCGCTTGACTGTAAAATGTCAGACTGTCAATTACTAGTGTATCTCCTGCTTTTAAATTGTTCGCCCAATGCTCAATTACCACTTGTGCCTTCTCGAATGTCGATAACTCTTGATGCCGCTTCCCTCCTTTCGGTTTCGGCAAGTCCTTTATGATTTCGTCAAAATCAGGATCGTTCGTCTCATACTGAGAGATACTGATATAATTCACATCCTTGCCTCGTACTGACAGCATGCCATCGTCAAGATCGACGAAATAGGCATTTGGAAATGTGGACGCAAATACAGTCTTTCCTGTACCCGCTTCTCCAACGAGAAGAATCCTTAGTGCGTCTGGTTTTATATCTTTTGCATTTGCCAAGGTAGTATTTTCCTTTCTTTTAATGATTAGCACAACGACTGTTCCAAATGTCGATAGTTCCTAGTTTACTTTCTCGATAACCGGAACAAGAACCACATCCTCCGTTTCGATAGTCACAAATTACAGTGTATGTGTCTGAAATATTGCCATCGTTAATTTCACTAGCATGACAAACTCTCACAGGAGAAATCTCACCACAGAACGGGCAAGGTTTAAGATCTTGTTCTACTTCAAGAGAAATTACTGAGTAGTTAGGAAAATTCTCTTCAATTACTGCTTTCATTTCATCCAGAACGTATTCTTCCATTTTATTCTCCTCCTCCTTCTATAGAAACTACATACGGCTTGCCATTCTCGTAAACAATCTTCCATTCTACAGAATCCGTCAATGAATGTTCGGATTTAATCTCATCCCAGACTTTATCAGTTAACTCATTTATCTCCACAAGCTCCTTTTCTGTCTTATCTACAACCGAAAGCACTGTTTCTATAATTGCATTCTTACGATGTGTGGCGTTGTTTAACTCTCGAAACTGATCGTCTTTAATTTCCATTTTCATAAATGATCACTCTCCTTTCCTGTGCTTAAAAAGTTTCTCTACACCCCTCTTTGCCCCTGTGTTTTTTGTGAGGCTAGACGTAATCCCCTTCTGCCAAATACACTCAAAATCCTCAGGTGCATTGTACTCACTTACAAATACAGTATGTCCCTCAAACGCTTTTTCTCTGCACCATTGCCAGAACTCGGTATGGTCAAACCCATCTTTGTATTTGGTTGTCCCCTTATAAGGTGGGTCACAATAAATTAGGCTGTTCTGTGGCAAGTCTAAGCTTTTGTAATCGCTATTAATAAACTTAACTCCTTTTAGATATTTGCTTTGATTAATAGCATTCTGCTTACTTCTTCGAGTTTGGGTTTTCATATTTTCAATGCAGCCTTTTGTTCCAGCTACATCTCTTCTATACCCACCAAACCACTTTCCGCCAAAGCTCATTGCAAAACCAATAAAGCCAGTCAATCCATTAAGCACCATCTTGTCTTTTGCTTTTTGGTAATCTTCCTCGGTAATAAGATCAGGTATCGTAGTTGGTTCGTCTCTTATAAGCCTTAATGCTTTTATTAGAAACTCATTTGAGTCTGCACCTATTCTATTACCTTCTACTTTATCAATCATATTTGCACCACCTACAAACGGCTCAACCCACCATTGGTCTGGCTTTCTTTCTGCAAGCATAATTGGGAGTATGTGTTTGGCTATTCTGTTTTTACTACCCATATATTTCATTATTTAGTTCCTTCAAAGTCATATATCGGCTTAGCGTCTTCAAACAGGTTTGACATAAGAATATCGTGCCGTCTTTCTTTCGGAGCCATGCAAACATCTGAGAATTTACATTTACTTCCAAACTGGAATGCACAGGATGTGTAGTTATGCATGAAATATTCCTCGTCGTGCATGTGATTCTGGATAAACTCAGCCGTTCTTGTAAGTTCGTCAATAAACTCATCTACCATTGTCAGGAATGGAAAGAATCGCCTGGCAAACTTAGTCTTCTTCGACTTCGGTGAGGCTATTGCATCGATCACGAATCCTGCCATTGCATCATCGAACAACTCTCTCGCAGCCCAGGAGTATGCAAATGTTTGATATGCCAATTCGTACTTGTTGAAATAATAATCATTTAGGTAGCCGGATGTGGTTTTGTAATCCCAAGCATAAAGTTTTCCTGCACGTTCCTTAATACCGTCGAATTTAAGAAAAAAGTTTATAGAATCAGTAAGTTCGATTTTACACTCCAGTTCGATGGCTGGTTTCCCGTCAATGATGTACCAATCATACTCATCATTCTCATAATGCTTGAGATAGTTCTGAAACATGAGTATTGCTTCAGGAATGAACTCTTCACATTCTGGATATTTCTCCATGAGATATTGGAACATGTCATCGCTGTGAATATCGATTCCATCCTTATAGTAATGCTCTGCACAGTAATGAAATGCTGATCCTTTGAGAAGTGCATTGCTTGATGCTGGCTGCCGCCACAGGACAAAACTATAGTACCATAATCTAGGACATCTCATGAATGTAGCTATCTGAGAGCTTTGTAGATTAAGTACTGGCTTACTATTCATCATTTTTCTTCTCCCTCTCAACTTGTTGAGCCTTCTCCAACAACTTTTGCATTTCCTTGTCGTACTTGGTAGGTTTCTTTTTAACTTTTACTACTGACTTTTCTCTCTCTGCTAGGGCAAGATCAACAAGTTCTTCATCAGAAAGATTATCCATGAAATTCTGCCTCTGTTTCAGATATGTAGGAGTAGGAAAGTTCGTACTGATCTTTAATATCTTCTAAGCTGTTTGTGCCTTCGAGAATGGTATATCTACCGACAAGTTTTTCCTTTTCACCCTCTTCGCACATTCCAATAATGTCAAAGATCGAAATCGGCTTGCTAATATTATCCGTACTTCCTGATACATCAACTTTAAGATTTGGATTTTTCCAGTCCAGAACTGCTAGTTTCGGACTTTCCAGACTTACCTTTACTCTGCCTTTAAGTTCCTTTCCTGGTAAATCATTATCTTCAGCATAAGTAATCGCATCACGAATGAAACTTGCCTGACTAGGGCTGGTCAATGGAATTCTTACTGGCAAACTACTTGTTAAAAATCCTGCGAATTTGTGATAACATGCCAATGACAACCCCCAACGGTATGGACGATAACTACTCATTTCAAAATTTACCTCCTAATTCTCTCACACAAGATGAGTATGTTTTGTTACTAAACTCAGAAATAATAATTTTTCTTAGTGAATCTGTGAACATGCGTGGTTCGTTATACGCATCTATGATTATGTTCTTCGCTACTTCATTGAAAGATGATTCTTTGTCGTTGTTTGACTCGATAATATCCATAATGTCTACTATTGGCATTCCTGCCTGTCTTACCTCCATAATCTTTTCTGCAAATTCTGCCGATGCTTTACAGGCGATATGTACTTCTGATTCCTGTATTGCGAAAGAAGAAGATGATGAAAATAAGAAAAGAAATGTGGGAATGAGAAATAGAATAGCTGTTTTACGGAATTTCATATTTTCCTCCTTTTCGTAGTAGGTCGGTTGATAAGTCCTTAATTGTACCCGCTAACAATAATATCCTGGGTAGAAAAGGGTTAGTAGTGGATATGCTAGCAGGTACAGGTAAAGACTTATTAACTAACTTATTTATTTCAGCTTAAAAATGAGCAGTTTTATATCATGCTCAGGATAATTACTTACTTATTTTCGAGGGCGAAATTATAAGCAGCTTCCAGACCTTCATTAGACTGAAGGGCAATCACTTTACTTACTACATCAGCTTTACCTTCTGCGGCGAGGTCGCCGATGATGTCCATCAGTTTTGCCATGCTCGGCTTTGCCTTACGCTGTCCAGGAACATACGCATCAATCTCAGCCTGTACATCCACATCGCCATCCTTCTGGAAAGCAGCACGGGCAATACGTGCAACATCAGTGGAATACTGGCTATTGATCAGCCCGGTAACTACAGCTTCTCCAAACTTATCAATCGCCTCTTGTACAGTTTCAAACTCAACAATTTCATAAGTGCCGAGCAGTTCAGTTACACCTTCGTTACGAGTAGTTGCTTCACGAGTTACATTTTTCATGATTTCTTCTCCTTTTTTGATTTAGCCAATAATTGGCTTTCTGAGTTATGTCCGATACCGGACTGTTGAAAGATTTTTGTTTCGATTTGTTAAGTACGGATGATATAGGAAAATGTCGGTTTTGTCAACAAGAAAATGATTAAAGACGATTTAATTTTCTGTTAAGAAATGAGCAAGGTTTGGGTTGATTTTGAAAAGAAATGCTCTCTACGGTCAATTTTCGCGCTCTCAGGACAGGTATTCTTCGTATATCAGGCTTGAGTATTTTCGCCGGATCAAAGCTGGATTTATTTTCAGGTGGTCGCACACCCAGAGAAAAGAGCCAATTTCGTACACTTCTGAAATAAACCAGTTTCGACTGGAATCAATATTACCTATCGGCAGCTGAAGGTCTGAAATCGCCTGTACAAGACAGCGACACCAAATTTCCTCGGCAATATCTGGACTTATTTCAGAAATCTGTATCAACATAATAATTATCCTACAACCTCTCCGCAGACTCTCTAGCCAGTTCTGATCTTTTACATTCTGTAAGTGTAACGTGTGCAGACAATTCACTGTCCTTGAACCGTTCTACACAATACACCAATCCATTAGTATCGCTGGATAAATACGGACTGTCAATTTGTGTGTAATCTCCAGTTAGAATTATCTTACTACCTTCTCCTACTCGTGTTAGGATAGTACGAAGCTCACTAGGAGTTGCGTTTTGGCATTCATCAACAATGATTATCTGTCTAGCTAGAGAACGACCACGAATATAAGTTAATGGACAAAACTCGATAATTCCGAGGTCGACAAGTTCTTCATATGGCTCCCGTTTTCCACGTTTCTTTTCTTCACTGTCTTGATCGGCGATATTGAATAGATAATTTAGGTTGTCACGAATAGGCGCAAACCACGGCAGGATTTTTTCGTCTACATCGCCTGGAAGGAAGCCAATATCTTTCTGAAATGGTATTATCGGACGAGCGATAGTTATTTTGTCATAAAGCCCCCATTCTATTGCCTCTAGTGCACAAGCTATGGCGACCAGTGTTTTACCAGTTCCGGCAGCCCCGACTAGACTTACTAACGGAATTTCCCTGTTCATACAATGATGTATTGCAACCTGCTGTTTGATATTTGCAGCGAATAAGCCGGATGGATTTATTTTTGCCAGTTCTGAGCCAGAAACTGAATCTACCACTTTTCCATTTTTGATAGTTAGTTCATTAGGAAAACCCAGACCGAAACCGGAATAAAGATGGTTCGAATCTACTCTATCGTTCTTATAATCCTGCACTTCCAAACAATGTTTTTTCGCTTTGATACGCAAAGCGATATCTTTAGAGAGAACAATAACCCTGTTATGATCCACTCCACGACTTTCATCAACAGCAGTGGCAATTATTTTATCATCATTATTTTTAATCCAGTAATCTGTTGGATCATCAGCGATGAATACTTTACCGCTCTTTTCTAATTCTTCAATTCTTCGTATTGCATGACGGGCGTTTCTCCCAGTCTGATCCTGACGGATTTTCAATCCATCCAATTCTTCCAGAACGACATAGGGAATTACTATCCTTGCAGATTTAGACGATAAATTGTCAATAGCATGATAATCATGTGCGAATACATTTGTATCAACTACATACACTTTATTCATTATTATTCTCTTTTCCTTCCACTAGAGTGGGGAGGTAACAATATCTGAGGATTATGAAACTGATTCCTTGTTAGCCCTCTCCATCAGAGAGCCATTGTTCGTATTCGCGCAGCGCATCCGCGTGGGCTTTGTCCAGCTTTTCCTGTCCGCCACACGCAACACGAAATTCTTCCCAATCACGGGCTTTCACCATGTCGCTGCTGGTTTCTGCGATCTTGCGTAACAGATACAATTCTGCGCTATAAATCGTTTCTTCCCGGTCGCCAAACCGAGCTAACAAGTCGTTCAAAATCGACCTCCTTTCAGTCGGCGCTTTAACTCAATTGTTGTGCGCTATTCGCCTCTGATGATAGCAATCACCATGCACAGGGGCCAAAGCGCAGTGTTCACGGCGGCGACCAGCGGCACCCGCCACCAGGACCAGCCGTACAGCCTGATTTGTCGTCTTATGGCGTATGCCCCCCACAGGAAAGCACACAACAAAAAAATGCACACTGACTTCATTCCGCTACGCTCCATTCAGTAGGTGATTTTGTCGTTAGATTTCGCTCACGCCGTGCCGCAGTTCGTGGTGCCGTTTCGCGCACGGATGGGAGCCCGGCTGGTAGTACCCAGGCCCGTTGTACCCGCAGCAGAAACACGGCGCTTGCTCCATCGCGCCAGCGGCAAACAGCCGATCTTCCAGTCGCTCGATATATTCGGCGGCTTCTGCCAGCGTGTTTGCGTACTCGCTGTTGTAGCCGTCTCCGTTTGGTATCAGGTCCCGTAGCTTAGTTTTGTTGTCGTATTGGTTGCTCATGTCGTCCTCCCCGCTTTCGGTAATATGATCCGTCTTTTCTTTGCAGCCACGCCCCTATTGGGGCTTCTTCTTCTGCTTCGCACCGCCAGCAAATTTCTCGTGGATTCGAGTAATGCACATTTGGGTTTCTGTCGTTCTCAATAATCTTTGATCCGCATTTTTTACATACTGTTTTTCTCATGTAATTCTCCTCTTCTCAGCAGCTCAAACTAACAATTAGTTCAAGCGGATGGAATACATCGTCTGCCTTCTAGTGTTCCGTCCATCAGCCACCGACCGCTTAACATGGTCGTTATGCGTCTTGAATCCAGATTTCTTCGTCATCAACAGACACACTAGATCTGAAACCGCAGTTGGCATCGACGCACCGCACAGCATCCCCGTCCTGTACATATCCAACTGGGGCATCTGTCAATACATCAATATCGTTGCCGCACCATGGGCACTGCTCAAACTCGAAATATTTCCACTGTTTCGTGCTTTTGCCTCGCCCGTTCTGCCCGGAACAGAAACAAATCGGGCTGCTTTCCCCACAAACGCAATATCCCATTCTGCTTTCCTCCAAAAAATAGAGTACGCCTAACGGTTGAGTTCACTTGCCGGGGAAGCGAAACGGAATTTTCAAGCTGCCAAAGAACCGCGCCGCTTTCCCGGTCAAAGTGAACGATTGGTTAGCCGCTTATTTTGGCGTAGCCTGACTCGAACGCTTCGGCAGGCGACCACGACTTGTAGCCATCCTTATAAACTACATAGTAACCGCCCGGCTGTGGGTTGTGCTTGCGGACGTAATCGTGGGGCACTTTGACGGGAGCATACCGCCCATCTTCAAAAACGAGCGTTGCGCTTCCGTCAGTTTCCTGGTTTTCTTTTGCAGCCATATCGCTGTCTTTTTTCACATCAGCGATTTTAAGCGCCCATACTTCCTTGTGGCTTCTGTACTTCGGCATTTCAATTTGTGCATTGTCCATTTTAAATCTCCTTACATTGTTGGTTGTGGTGGCTAACCAGTCGTTCAAGTTGGATTGCCGAAACTGCCCGGCAACCACTTAACTTAAACGTTATATGACACCAATCCGCTCTTGTGCAATCTTAAAGTATGTTTCATCTTTCTCTATACCTATAAAATTGCGGTTTAATTGCTTTGCCATTTTTCCGGTTGTGCCGCTACCCATAAAACAATCTAGTATAGTGTCTCCTTCGTTGCTCCAAGATATAATATGGTCGCGTGCTAATTGCTCTGGGAATTGAGCTGGGTGACATCGTTTAGAGTTACTTTGTTCTGGGTGAATAAACCAGATATTGTGCCGCTGGCCAAACTCGGCAATTCTTTTCTTGCCCTTACCGTGGCCATCTTTTGTTGTACCATCTGCCTGACGCACTGTTTGGTGGTATTTGTCGCCAAAGTGTTTGTTCTTGCGGTCTTTGATAGGGCTAAATGTTTTCGGCCTTCCTTTACCAAACACAAACATGTACTCAAATACAGGTGCGTAAGACGTTTTCAATGCACCAACCGCTGTGAAATTTCCTTTATTCCATATCATCGTGTCATGTAAATTAAACCCACAATCTTTCGCATACAAAGCCTGCTTAAAACTCGTCCCTGTTTCGCTTCCTTTTATCGTTGCATCCCCAACCACCCAAACAACAACGCCACCCTGCTTTGTTACTCTAAACAAATCCTGTAGCACAGGCTTCCAAACATGTTCGCCCCAATCCAGCGTGTTATTGTAGGTACGCAGGTTATCGTATGGAGGGCTTGTAACAGTCAAATCAATACTGCCATCTGGTATTTCTTTCATTCTTTCGAGGCAATCGCCTAGCATTAAGTTAATCATATTATCTCCTATGTGTCATATAACAACGCAATCAAGCTGGACGGCTATCGCCGCCGCTTATTGCAGGGTTATTTTGGGTTTTAACCTTGGACCTGACACCTTGAACCTTAAACCTCCGCCTTCGGCGGCTTACCGCAACTCAACTTACCTTTCTATTTTTGCTTGTTATGTGTTCACGAATCCAAACTAAGTCGAACTCTTTACCAAGAATCTCTTTAGGATCATAATTATAGCGAATTATTTCATACCCCATATTCTTTAAATCTTTTATGACTGCATTTGAAACATTTCCTATTATGAGCATTTTTTCATTTCGTTGCCTCTAACTAAAAGATATCATCTAGGTTTACTATATCACTATTTGTCGCTTTTGTGAACACTTATTTTAATAATAGTGTTACCTCTTCTTCAAAGTACCCACTATTCCTGTTTCCAGCCACATTTAACACTTGGATATTATTAGCTTTTATCCATAACACTATAGGAGCTATAGTTAAAACCATTAAAATCAATTATCAGGTGGGGTTTGCCTTGTTTCCTACACTCCTCTAATTCCTTCTTAATAGCTTCCCATTCTTCATGAGTGATAACTGAACGTACTACAGGAATAGAATTACCACTGATGAATTTCTTTTCTAAGTTTTCAAATGCTACATTGAAATCCATTCTAATCCTCCCTATTTATACAAAATTGCGTTCAAAGTAATTCCTAGATACTTACAGTTTACCGATAAGGATAAGTCTTTTCTGGCGGTTCACCATAAAGTGCAATGAATAATTCTTCTAGTTGTTCATCCACTTTCTTATAGTTTATGTAACGACCTCTATTCATAAAATCATTTTTTTTAGTAAAATATTCTTGGTATTCTTCGTTTGGTGTATCACATTTGCAACCTTCACGAAATGATTTACCGCAATATTCACAACAATAATGTGACATGTTTAATCTCCTTCTATTACCGTTTTTATAGTAGATGACTTTAGATAATCTAATCCAACAACCAATTTTTCTAGTTCTTCATTTCAATATCCACAAAATTTAGCAGCCTCCAAATGTATTTTCCAGTTAATCCAAGATGTATTTTAATCCTTGCTGCTCTCCCACGTGTTTATAAACTGCATAACCACATACAAGACACTCATACCGCTCGCTATCCGCCATGTGACAGTAGGGTAGACCATGTATGCAGTCGTGTACGTGTCTATGCTCTGTCTCTTTTTCACATTGAGGGCATTGCATCGGTTATCCTTTCTGAAGCTGCTTCTTTACTTGTAGCTACATAATAAACTGGTTTGAGATTTACATTAGACCAAACATTACTCTTCTTTGTTGATATTCTAAAAAGATGTTTCATTATATCACTTTTGTTGGTTTATGGTTATAATGACATTGATACTTAACACCATCCTTCTCAGTCACAAAACAATCAAGGTGCCAGTGTCCAAAATGCCATTCTTTAGGCTTCAGATCAAATTCATCAACTAATACTTGCATAGCCCTAGCCACCTGACATTCACACTTACCTTCATAATACTCTTTATAAGTACCAGCACTAGTAGCACCAACATGCCTTAGAATTTCATAACTAATGCTATCAGGGCAAGTGTGGGCGAACACATATTCTATATTAGGATTAGCTTGTATTTGATCAATAATATATTCTGTTTCGGCATGATTCCAGTTTTCTTGTTTCCACCAACTCACATCAGGTATACGCCATTGTTTATCCTGACTTTCAGCTCCTCCTAATGCTATACATTTATGACCATTAAAATTATATACTTCACCTCTTAGTAATTGATATAGTGGTTTATTATCAGTAGGAATAACTCTTACCTTCCCACCAAACTTATGTTCAATTGGGAATTGTTCTAGTTCAGTATATCCTTCGTGATTACCATCTACAAAACAAAATGTATATGATTTCTCACCTAACCAATTTCTCCAGTGATTATGTTGTTTATCTTTCTTGCAACCTATTTTATCCCAGATCAAACCAAAATCTCCTAATTGGATTAGGAAATCGTCGCTAGTTAGTTTCCTACCTTCAGACCAATTTTTACTACTAATTTTTTTGATATCCATACTACCATGGAAGTCACCTGTTACGTAAATAGACATGATTTATCCCTCTAATTCTTCTAATTCCCTCTTTAATTCGTTTATTCTTTTATTTTTATTGAACTCTTTTAGTTTATCTGAAACACCATTATACCATTCAACTAGTCTATCTAGCAAGGGAATAATTTGATCATCAGTAGCATAAAAAGTCGAATTAGCTTTATCTAAGAAAAACACATCAACATCATTGACTATATCATATAAACCAAAATTCACATGTTTATTATACAAAGTTAATGTGTTAATATAAATATTCCACAAATAGCAATCATGTGGTTTTTCGTAATTATTAATGTTGCGATCAGTATTACTATTAAAATAACCACGATTTATACCCCCAAGGAAAGGGCATGTTCTTGTAAAAATTAGAAAGACGAACCCAATTATCTTGTATAGTATATTTGTTTGAAATAATTATATTAGCAAAATGCGGAAATTTCTCAGCAAATTCTTCTGCTTGTTCCATTCTTTTACGTAAAGTGTTCAGTTCTTTTTCATATTGTTCATTCATATTTCAATCCTCACACATTCTTAGATTTAATGTAATGTATACTAACAACACCTTCATCGTATGGTTGATAATGAAAGCTATTATGAGCATTATCAGGAAACACTTCATCTATTCTGGTTATCTTAACCTCTTTTAATTGCTCAAATAGAATACTCTTAATTCCTTCTTGTAGACTATACCCATCATTAGGGCAATACTCTATTGAACTACTATAAGTATTACCGCACTTTTCACATTTCCATGTAGCAAAGGTATCAGTTGTTTTCATATTTTAATCTCCTTAATCGTACTTAGGTTCATCAATCCATTTCCAAACTAATTCATTATCTTCATTTTCAACCTTGTGAATTAATACTTTACCATTAGCATAATCAATTTGACCTTGTTGATAGCCCTGATTCATAGAACTACTTAAAGTTAATACGAATATCATAAAACCTATCGTCAACCCGCTCGCTAGAATTATGATATAATCAGCCATTACTAGAAACTTCTTTCACCAGATTCTTCACACATATTTCAATACTTTCTCCACAGACCGATACTAGACCTATTTCTTCATTGTTTGTGTTAAAATCTATAAACCAGTAGGCTAGTTTGTAATTATATGAAATTCTTGTCACAACTGTTTGTACTAATATTTTATTCACTGATGTGTTATCTGAACAATAGATAAATTCAGATATTTCCCAAAGCACGGCTTTTACTAATTTATCGCTTAACATAACTATTTTTCCTTTCTGAGTATGAACCGACTATTTCCCAATCTGCTCGACAGTCCAGATTGTTTATATACTCCTGGAGAACGAGAATTATCTCATCCCGAATATTCTTAGGCACATCAGAGAAATTATAGTACTTATCGTAAATCTCTCCGGTATCGTCAAGTTTTGTGTAATTAATTTCAATCCAATTACATTCAATTTTAAATAGGTCTGCCTCTGAAAGCCTGAAGATTCGGTAATCCTCCTTGTTGCCCGTACTATCCACGTGAAGGATTGGGTTGTCTAGGAAGACTGAATAATCTCCATTTTCGCTATCGAAGTCGAAAAAGCATAGTTTTATCTTTGTCACTTCTTTCCATTTCCACATAATAATTTTCCTTATACACTAATCTGCAAACAAGGGTCGTAAAAGAAATCAGTAGAAATTTCACCTTATTAAGAAAGACTTATGTTATTTGTTAAAGCCACCATATCATATTAAAGACCATTCTGTCAAGAATAATCGTATTATTAGTTAAAAAGTAACTACCCAATAAATTAGTGTGATTGGTAATGAGAGGATTGTTATCCACATGTGTATGGATAGAATAGTAATCCATTTTGATTTATTTATTTCCTCTGTAGTCATACTGGTTATTGTGAATAGGGTTAGTGTGAAGCATACAATAAAATTTATCGTCACAGTTTTATAAATAATCAAATCCATTTATTCTCTCCTAATAAAATTATAATTCTCATAAGCACTGATCCGAACAGCAAGAATATTACATCTGCTAGTAATTGCTTTACTTCATTATTCTCCAATAATATCCTCCAGTGGTATTTTTCGATCAATAAAATTTACCTCCACTTGCAGCCCGAATTTCGTCGCAATGTCTGATAATGTTTTTGTTGATAGTCCCATTTCACCTTTAAATACTTGATAAAGATAACTATGACTTTTTCCGATATCACATGACAACCTGGATACATTTGTGCCATGTAGCTGACAGAGTGCTTGTATTTTATCGTGCAGGTCGGTAAGTATTTCCGCCCTGGCTGCGCAATATTTCGGATCATCTTCTAGTTTATAATGTAGCATGGCTTCACCTTCTTTCTACATGCTTATTTGAAAATAACCGTTATTAAACAATCCTGTACCTAACTTTTCAATGATATAGTTTGCATCCTCTAGTTTCCTTTGGATATAATCCATTATAACGTTTTCGCATACAAACTCGTTAGGCAAATGGGTGTCAAAAACAATATCTACAGAATTCGCCCAACGGTCGAATGTTTCCTTCACTGACATTTGCACAGTGAAATAATTTTCTTCAAATTCCAGATTAGAATTTTCGAGCATTCGGAGGTAGAAATACGTGTTATTAAACACAGCAGGTTGACTAGGATTGTCAATACAATCATGATCGAGAAAATACCCATTTATTAGCAATTTTCTTAACATAAACGCTGGAATTTCTTCAAGTGATAGCAGTCTTTGATCCATAATAGCTATATTCTTTCTTTGATAAGTACGAGTTTGCCAGACTGTACGCCGAATTCTTTTGCAGCGGTACGATTTCCCATCATTATATCCACCGTTCTAGTTATCGGCTTCGGTGAGTTTGTATTTTTATGTTTATATGTACTAGTTGAATCCTCCACAGAAAATACTCCGAGGCAGGAATTGTCTTGATAGAGAATTATTTTATCTCCATAACTTATTGACAGGTCTTGCCGAATATCTGGACTGAGGGCGACCGTGCCTACTCGTGACAGACTATTGCTTGCCGTTCTTTCTGGACTAGAATCACATTCTTGCTCGTTTGCCGAGTATGCTGTAATTCTTACAGGCAAGGAAAAGGCAAGATAATCTGTTGTGTCTACTCCTAGAATAGATGAGAGAAGTTCGTTTCTATCCTGAAACTTATCATAAATTCTCACGGAATTGGAAAGACATTGTTCATGTGCAGTTTTCCAGTGATTGTTTAACTCGTCAATTCGTTTATTGCACTGCACATTGTTTATATACACTGATCCGATAAGTACGCCGGTACATGCTGATACTATAACTGTTTGAATTTTCATAATATACAAACCTCGATGAATGCGATTATTAGCGGAATTATCGTTATTTCTTGCATAGTGAAAACCTCGTTATGGCTAGATATCCGTCATGTTTCGGATGTGGATTGACAACGATTCCGGATGTGTAGGAAAGATATTTCATATATTGCCAATTGTCTAGCTCGTCAATTCCGGCAGTACTAGGCATGAAAGAGTAGACAAACAGTTTTCCGGCGTATCGAAAATACTGGAGCTGCTCGCGAAAAGATTCTTTCCATACAATGCTCTTCTCACGTTTTGTAAGACCGTCATAAGTTAGTATTTTTATCTTACTAATATTCTTACTGTTCAAAATACAATGTTTCATTATCTATATCCTCCATATTGTTTTCTCTTGGATAGTAATAAATTCGCTCCCCAATATTATCCTCATCAGTAGCTAGTAAATCGTCAAGAATAGAAACAGAGTTATCTAACACTTCATTGTAAATATCGTTCATAACTTATTCTCCTTTTTCTATTTTATCAATCCATCTTGTTAGTCGTTCTATACTTCTTTTATTGTCTTTGTATTCAATTAAAGAGCAAGTTCTTCCTTCAAAAATATTCCACGAGCAATCATTACTCATTCTACACAATGGACATCCTGGATATACTTCACCTTCAATAAGCAAACTGTAGGGTACACCCTCTTCTTCTGAGATTATATGCAATTTTCTAGTTATCTTTATCGCCTGAAGCATTGTTGATGGGTTTTTATTCAGTTTGTTAACTCTTTCTCGAATTCTTTGTAAATCATACTGATCCATAATTACACATCCTCCCCGAAAAAATCGTGTTTTTCATACTCGTTCATTAGCTTCAGACATAACGCCCATAAATCACCGTCTTGATATAGAGTGAACTTATCACCGGAACTATTGATATATTCAGCATTATCGAGTACATACTCCCAGACATCCCAGTATTCTTCATGCTCTAGATTGTCGAGAATAGATAGGTCTCTGCTAGTAATTCCTGGAACTCTCCAGCCACCGGACAAGCATAGTTTTTTGAATATTTTAGGTATATGAATTCCATTCCGTGAATCAATCAATAAAATAATTCCAGATTCATTATTCATCACTAAAACTCCCTTCCATTACCATAACTTCGGTAATTGCAGATTGATAATAGGTATTCTTCCAGCCGAAATTGTTTCGATAGGAATTCGGTACGTACTCATTTGTAGTGAATTTACGATAGCCGAATGGAACGTGACGAACTACTTTATTATCATCACCGATAACTATTTTTGTCGCCCTGGAATATCCGGCACGACGGGCAATAATATTTGCCAGTTTCTGCTTACTATGCAGATTACTCATAATACTACCTCCTTTTTAGTTATTTAATTTGTTAACCACGTAGGTATTTATGCCACGATATGCACGGCGGAGCTGATGAATGTCAAGTTCTTTTCCGCGTAGATGTTCTGGTATGGATAGAACTATTTCAGAATAAGTGATTGTGTGGCAGGATAGGTGGTGAGGGAGTACTCCTAACACGTGGCGACCGGATACATTCTCTACATCGGCATGGCTAATAACTAGCGTGCTATCATCCGCTAGACCGAGTTCTTTTATCAAGTCAAGCAATGCAGGATGACGGGTTACAATTAAATCATAAACAATTGGTTTCATGATACTCTCCCTTCTCTGGAATGGGTGAACGATAATGTCTTATTAGAACACATCTATATTATAGATATGCTCCGATAAAACATTACTCTGCTACAATCCATTCACTATTGCTTATCTGTAACTCTTTTCCTGATGAATTGACATAATACAGGTTATAGTTTTTCTGGAAAACATAGCCAAGACCGAAATGTGAGAGAATGGCGTTAATTCTTGATTTAGTAGTGTTGGTCTGCCATCCGCAGAAATTGAACATTATGGTGTATTTCCCAGTTAACGGATCAATTTCAAACTCCATAATTTTATTGCCATACAAGAGGATAAATCCTGGATACTCTCTATCCTCAGAAAGAACACAAGTATTGCTTCTACTCCAGTTAGAGTTATCTTCTACAGCTACAATCATTTCTTGTTCAATTTTACGCATGACTGATCCCTCCTGATTTAATATCTATAAGGAAATTCGTTGTAGCCAAGTCCTTATCCTCTACATAAGATATGTGATTACTCACTTCGTTAAAGGTTACTCCATTCATCCTCAACAGTTCCAGTATTCCGCGTTTAATTGCCTGATAATCCTTTTCTTGAATTCTCATTCTTGAATCGTACATAGTAATTCCCCTTAGTAAATTTTAAAAATGTAGTATGGTACGATTGCTCTGCGAGTGCTCAGATCATACTCTAAGGATATATCCCGGGCATACCGATACCCATATTTGTCTTCAAGGGCCAACCGGTCGGAGTCTGGTAATATGTGTTTAGGTACAAGGATAGTCTGGTTGCTTTGTCGATAGCCAAAAATATCCCGTTTAGTGATAGATAGTTCGTACACTTTTGTTTTAGGTAGGTTGTACATTCTTTTACTCATCATTTACTCCTTTTTTGTTGGTGATGATGGATTAAACAGTCTATTAGAACACTACAGAGCTATTATTCTGTAGTGCTCTGATAATCTGTTTAGAAGTCCTGAATAATTATGCCACTAGGATGTTCTATTACTATTGTGTTTTCACGTAACCATTCTAGTGCATCCGCTGTGTTGTCAAACTCTTCTCCATACTCTTTTGCTAGCTCCAGAATATTGTTATGTTCTGAAAAGTCACAACAAATTGCTACAACATCCAACTCAAGTTCTTGACCTGTCTCTCTTTCATAATCATTTAGATAGTCATACATAGCAGATAATCCGCTATGGCTGAAATTATCCGGGCGGATATCCTGGAATGCATCGACGAACATACTTTTAGTGACTGTTTGCTTCATGACTGAGTCTCCTTATTAAATTAGATAATCCGGAATAATGTATTTTTTTTTGTTTAACATAATATTTTCGGCATTAATACTGCTATTTTATTTAATCTAAAGTAAATCCGAACCAATAATCCGAATCGTGGGAGAATATAATAAGATCAGGAACATCTAGTAGTTTTTTCCACTCATCACGATACTCAAACATATCGAGTAAGATCTCTATATCCTCCTTCCGTTCAGTTAGCCATATATTCGCATCACTATTGTAGGTGAATTTAATCTCTGGGAAAGTACTTCTTAATTTCCCCCTAGTTCATGCAGCTTTATATAATAACTAATCGTTTTCATCGTTTATCCCTCCAAATTATTAAGTGTAAGTCTGCCATAATGATAGCCCACGGTTGCAATAACAGGCTTACCATCATGATTAGTTATTTCATATCCATAACTAGAATCAATTCTAGTTACTATAGGCAATGAGTCGCCTACGGTAAATTTATACCGTGGGTTGCCGTTTCTCGAATTCTTCATCCGCTCTATTACTTTTAGTTTTCCACTAATTCTGAATCTGTTCTTCATCGTTCATCCCTCCATTACTTGTTAAAAGATACCTTCTCTTGTCTTCGTCATGCTGTAAAACTAACAAAACACCCTCATACTGTCAACGATAATCGTAGTTATAAACGTCTAATGTTTGTTCAGATTTAGGTTTAGAATGTTCGTTCGATTCTCTAAGATACCGGAATCATTCTGATTTTATGGCATTTTCAATCCTGGCGGTCAATAAATAAATAAATAAATAAATAAATAAGCGGTAGGGTAAGAAGCAGGAAAAAAGAAAGAAAAAGAGAAAAAATTAGATTAAGGAATTTATTTATATTGATTTTTATATATATATATATTTATATATTTTAATTCTTTATTCTTTTTATTAATTTTTTTTTAATCCAATTTTAATTCTAATTTTTTCTTTCTTTTTTTTATTATTTTTTTCAGTTTTTTTATTATTTCAGTTTTAATATAAATTTTTCTTTCTTTTTAAATCCACCTTACCCGGGCATTTATTTATTTATTTATTTATTTAACGCTTAATTGCCCCTAAACGGCTCTATGATTGAAAAACGCCGATACAGACCGTCCCTGGTATTGCCGGGCATGAAAAAATGCAATACACGGCATTCTGGACACGCTGGAGGCTGCATTTCAACAATACCGGTTCCAAACCTTGCCTAAAATTTAGGCAAATCTATTTGTTACAAAATAACGCTTAATTTACGAGAACGATCTTTAATTCAAGACCTATTCTGTAGTTTAAAGAACAATTATTTGTTCAAGAGCCAATGAGAGCCGATTTGAGGGGATGAAATGTCAGGATAAGGCTAGGGCATGGCTGGACAAAAGAAAACCCGCTACAGGCGATATTTCAGCCGATAACGGGTGGATGGTTACGGATATGACAGGTATGATCATTCCAGGATATAGATCATGCCGATCATCCAGACCTGAGCCAGACCGTACAGAACTAAAAATTCATATATTGCAGTTTTAATATGATACCACATATCTTGTCTCCCTCTTTTTAATCAGTTTCTGGTATCCATTTGCTATCACCGTGTGGTTTCCCCGTTCATATGTACGGTATGCCCTCTATCGCTTTCATTTTTCATGCTAGAATGCCTTTCAAGATAAAAAAGGACGTACATATCGAATCCGACATGTACGCCCCTTAGAAAGCGAATTAGTCCCGTTTAGCTGCCTTCCGCTTTTCTTGCTGCTCAGCATGAGCGGCCAGATGTTCTCCAATTTTTTCCTGCTTTGCCTGGATATTCTGCATAATATTGTTCGCAGTATTCCCATGTATTGTAGCAGTCTCAGTGTCTCCACTGGCTAGTGCTGCCATTGCTAGCTGCGTAAGCTTGTTATATTCTATTTGCAGCTCATCGACTTTAGCTTGCAGCTGTTCCGCTGCTTTTTTGTATGAGAATCGCCCAGTTCCCGTGCCAGTAATTAATTGATAAAAATCCTGTTCTTCTGGCAATTCCTGTCCTGCACTATCCGCGCTGGCGCACCTACCCAACGCCACTTGCTCAGCCTGGCGTATCAAGGCAGACAATACTTGTTCGTGCACCCCCTTCTCCATTATCCAATCGACCAGACAACCTATTGTCGGTACTCCAGTAATACTTGTGGAGTACTTAACAACCTTTGTTCCCTTTTCATGCCGTACCGCTGTAATTGTTTTAGTTTCCATGATTGTTCTCCCTTCGGTTGTTAGTTAGTGTTCCTCATCGTTGTTAAATACAATCTATCAACTATCTTCATCCCTGTCAACTAAAAATTGTACTATTAGTTCAATTATTTCTTCCTCGTTCATTCAGGTGTGTATTAATTCGGGCTCAGCAATATCCGTACCAGGTCTACCAGGTTAAATATTATTTTCCTTTAATGCTATCGTTTCCGGCATGTTTCACGTGAAACATGTTCGACATCGGCATTGGGTCCCAAAAAAGTTAAGCGGAGATTAGCGGGTGGGGTTCTGACACCATGTAATTCCCCAAGCAATTTTTAAATACCCTACCTTTTTAGTCAGGATTACATAATATTTCTGAAAATTTTCCGTTAATCTATAGCCCAAACACTTATTTATTTACTTATTTAATTATTTCAGAGAGATTGGCATATTAAGTTAATAAATAAGTAAATAAGCGTAGGGGTAAGATAGGTTGAGAAAGAAAAAGGAAAAGAAATTTACTGTTTAAATAATCAATTATTATATATGAATATTTATATATTTAAAAATACATATAATCAAATTAGTAAATCTCTCTTTTTCAATTTTTATAAATTTTCCACACCTCCTTTATGCCACGCTTACTTATTTATTTATTTACTTATTCCGTCAACTAAATCCACCCATCTAAACTATCTTGCAAATACTCCTTAGTCATGCTAGCCTATCTTCATAATCGAAAACCAACATAATCAAGGATAATCATGATAATTATAAAAAACAAAGTACATAAGGAGTTACCGTCATGGCAAGATCAGAATCAGCAGAAGCGACAAGCGAGGCAAGAAAAGCCTTGTGCAAAGATTTCTACGGAGAAGAGTATGAAGTATCTGAAAGTGGAATAGCTAAGACTAAATTCGGTCATACATATATTTCTGATCCTAATCAGCCGTTGTCGAAAAGAAATAAGACTATAGCCGATATGCTAGCTGTGGGATATAAGAAAATTGACATAGCCAGACAACTCGGACTGTCCAGCCAGCTTATAACAATCGTATCTCGCGACCCAAGAGTCATGCAGAGAATTGAAGATTCACAACTATCAATGGCAGAACAGGCGAAGAACTTGCTTAATGAGTCCGTGCTCACTGCGGCTACCAATGTAGTAAATGCAGTAGAAGGCGGTGATTTGAAGGAAAGCCATTTCGTCCTTAGCCATGCCGGAATCGTAGAACAAAAAAGCCAGCCAAATGCAGGAGCGAATATAAACTTAAACTTCGGTGATTGGTTAAGCTCCGGCTCTAATACAAAAGAAATCCATTCAGAATCTATATCTGAAACAAGAAAACAGCCGAAAATAATAACTGACGCGTCTGATCTCGAAGATGATCAATCAGACGGAGGTTGTCGTCTATGAATAATAGTGAAAACAGTTACGATCAGTTTTGCGGAGTTCAGCACACTGATGTTCTAATCAGGCTAAACACTCTTGAAACTAGACATAAGGCAAATCTTTGGTTTATGAGAATACTAGGTGGTGCGATAATCATCTTAACCACCACAGCCATAACAATAGGAATAAATCTCAACACAACATTAATAAAAATAACAGCCGATCAAGAAGTTTGTAAATCACGAGTTGCAAATGTGGAAAAAACAATAGACCGAATACTTGAAAGGAATAATTGATAATGGCAAATACACAAAGAACAGATGCTCAATTATTGTCATTATTTGCCGATAATAATATCGGAGGTATAACTGCACAAGATCTTCGTGATTTAGTTGTCAGTAAGGTTAATACTGAGAATCAAATCGGCCAATTAACTTTCGCCGGCTCCTGGGACGCCTCCACTAACACCCCAACTCTATCCTCTTCTTCCGGCGCAACAGGACATTATTACCTAGTTTCCACCGCCGGTACAACAACCTTAGATGGAACTAGCGATTGGGAAGTCGGCAACTGGCTCGTATTCGATGGCTCAATTTGGGTTAAGATAGAAGCCTATGATTACCAAACACCTGCTGCTGCTTCAGCGACGGAGGCTGAAAACTGGGCTAACTATCCTGAAGACCAACTAGTCCCTGAAGGTGACGGAGTAGATGACTATTCCTCCCTCCACTTTGCGAATAAATCTGCAACTAGTGCTGCTGCGTCCTCTACTTATGCAGACAACGCGGCGGCAAGTGCGTCCGCCGCATCTGCATCTGCATCCAACGCAGCCTCCTACGAAGCTGACGCCCTAGGCTATAGCCAAAATGCTGCTTCCTCAGCTTCTTCCGCCTCAACTTCAGCAGACGAAGCTGCATCATCTGCTACTTCCGCAAGCCAATCAGAACAGGCAGCAGCTTCTTCTGCTAACTACGCAGGTATCTGGAGTAACCTAACAGGCTCTCTCTCAATCCCAGCATCCGTCTATCATAACGGTATAATGTGGACTTTATTAAATAACCTAACCGACGTAACAACTAGTGAACCCACAACATCATCTAGTGATTGGTTGGCTATGTACGGGATGCTCGAATACCCTAGCATCCGCCCATCTCTTTTACTCGACTTCTACAGCAAAGAGATAGACCCACGTATCACCTTTAGTCGTGCATCTAATAAGTCTTACTACGACCACAAATGTAGGCTCTGTTACGCAGATGTAGACGAACCCACTATCGACCACGACCCTGTGACAGGCGAGTGTAAAGGGCTTAGTATCTGGGAGAGCAGGACTAATTTACTTACTTATAGTGAGGACTTTGGGAATGGGGTTTGGGGGAGGACTAATTCAACTATAGAACCAAACACAGCAGTTGCTCCAGATGGGACGTTGACAGCAGATAAGCTGGTTGATAATACTGACAATGCAGAACATTATATGGAGCAGATACTGACACAAACTGAGGGAACATTTACCAAGTCGTTATACGTTAAGAAGGGTAACTCTGGTGATTATGTGGTAATCCGACCTGTACATATTGGGGAGATTAGTTCAACATCTATTATCAAATTTGATTTAAATGTTGGGCCACTAGCAACAACTAATGTACTTATAACAAACGCAGGGATGGACATACTCCTTGATGGTTGGCGTAGATGTTGGGTTACTTATACAACTACAGCAGCATGTACAGATCATAGAGCAAGAGTTCAATTAATAAACTCTGCAAGTGACAATCTAACTTACACAGGCGACGGCACCTCCGGCATCTACATCTGGGGAGCCCAACTAGAAGAAGGCTCCTCCCCTTCACCCTATATACCTTCGGACATATCCTTCACCTCTCGTGCTTCTACAGCAACTTACTTTGACGCTGATGGTGTAATGCAAACAGCAGCAGTTGATGAGGCACGTTATACGTATAACCTCGCTGATTTAACTGCTCCTGCTACGTTGTTGTTGGAGCATACGGCTGCTACTAACCTACTTACTTACTCGGAAGAGTTTGATAATGCGGCTTGGGGTAAAGGTGGAGTCACAATAGATGCAGATGTACTAACTGCACCTGATGGGACTAAAACTGCTGACTTATTAAACATAGTTGCCCCATCAGGTGTTTACTTAAGAGCTAATACAGTTAAAAGCGTAAATACTAGATACACTGCCAGTATATTTGCTAAAAAGGGATCTATTGAGTTTTTAAGAATAAGAACCTTTCAAGATTCAGCCTCAAATGATGGCGGTACATTTGACTGCCTTACAGGAAATTTCACATTCGATACGGATACACAAGACGATGCTGGCATGTTTTATGTCGGTAATGGGTGGTATAGATGTTGGGTTACATTTACTACAGAAGCTACCATAACCTATGATTTATTAGATTTTACCGCCGTAGTTGCTGTGGGGTCTATAACCGCTGCTAATGGGGAGTCTCTGTATATCTGGGGAGCAAACTTAACAGAAGGTTATTTATCATCCTACATCCCAACAACCTCAGCACCAGTAACCCGTGCAGCAGACATCAGCACCTCAACGGCTACGACTCGTGCAGCGGATGTTGCTTATATTGGTGGCACTGACTTCAGTGATTTTTATAATCAGAATGAGGGGACGGTTGTTGTTGAGGCATCAAGTTTTGATTCTGATAATTATCAAAATCTTGTAGTTCTGAGTGACTATAATGTTTTAACTAGCGCAATCTTGTTACAACTTCGTGGAGGGTATAAAAGATACCTAAACTCTGAATATAATAATGCTTGCGATGTGTATATAACATCAACTAGTGGAACAGCAGGACAGGTGAGGAATATTGCCTTTAAGGTTACAAATGATTTATTTAGTGTCATGGGAAATGTTGGAGATTTGCAGACCGATATCCCTACTGGAATACCTCAAGGATTAACAGCTTTAGAAATTGGTAATAGGATGGGAAGTAACCAACTCAACGGCCACATCCGACACCTATCCTACTACCCAAAAGCACTTACTGATAACAACCTAATCGCCCTAACCACGGAGGAATAAATGATTGACGCAATTATATACATACAGGACTTCCCAACTTTTGTAGATTACTTAGCTACAAACTACCCTGACCTACTAAAGAAGAACGAGGACGGTACCATTGCCCAGCCTCCCGTAGTTACTGGAATTGCCCGCACACCAGCAGCAATCAATGGTAACTCCATGTTGGCTTATCTTAGATTAACTGACGAAGAAGCAACTCAATGGCGTGGCATGGAAGGTGTAGAGGTATTAGCGGAAGCACCGTTCACAGGCAAGGGTACAGCAGATACTCTTTACTCCACTATCTTCAACGACACCGCCCTTAACGACAAGTACGAATCCGTCTACTCAACCGCTCCCTACATGATAGATGACGGAGAAGGCAACCAAATACAAGTAACTCCCCCGCAACGCTTTGGCGTGATTGGAGGTGCGTAAATGAGCAGTGTAGTTAAGGTAGGCCGCAAGCCTGAGCATGTACCGACTAATGGTATGCTGGGTACGATGGCTACGGAGGATAAGAAGAATTACTACAATAAAAAATACATAGATTCGATGGAAGATATGCGTAGAAACCCCATAATTTACGATGATTTCGGTGACGCTAATTGTATGGTGCGTATACCGAAATTCCGTCTTGAGGATATTGATGCTTCGCTTGGCACGGGCGTTCACCCCGCGTTCGTAGTAAACGGGGTAGAAAAAGACGCTATCTATTACGGGCAATATCTTGCAAGTGTGAAGGGGAGTAACTACGTATCTGTACCCAACGCCGATCCTGCCAATGCTATAAACTTCGATGAGGCTTTGGCTGCGTGCGCCGCAAAAGGTAATGGCTGGCATATGTCCACGAATACTGAATGGTCTGCGCTGGCATTATGGGCGTGGAAGAACGGCACCATGCCGCATGGCAACAACAACTACGGGCGCGATATCGACTATAAGCACGAAACGGGGAGGCTTACTAATCCCGCTGCGATTCTCGGCGATAGCGGCACAGCGCATACCGCCACCGGCACCGGCCCTGCCACATGGGCGCACGACCACACTATGCACGGCGTGCACGACATGCACGGTAATGTGTGGGAGTGGCAAGGGGGTATGCGGATAAACGACGGCGAGATTCAGATTCTTGCCGACAACAATGCTGCCGACCACACGAAAGACCAGAGCGCGACCAGCAGCGAATGGAAAGCGATTTTGCAGGATGGGTCTCTGGTTGCGCCAGGAACAACCGACACCCTGAAATATGACGCTACCGGGACAAATGGCGCAGGATCGCCGATCTTAAATACCACCCTGACTTCACAATCCACGGGATCTGAATACTCAATTACGTACTTTGAGAGCTTGTCCGCCGAAACAGGCGTTTCAGTGCCTGCCCTCATGATCGCGCTGGGCATGTATCCCGTAGGTACCGGGCTGGGAGGCGACAAGATATTTGTGCGCAACGTGGGGGAGCGTCTCCCGATCCGCGGCGGCTACTGGAACCACAGCACGTATGCCGGGGTGTTCTTTCTCAACTTGCTTTACGATCGGTCGCTTCGGTACAGCAATGTCGGGTTTCGCCCCGCTTTTGTAATCTGATTTCCTGGCAATCTGTTGAGCGCCTGGTAAGCAATAAATAGGAGTAAAATATATGACAAAAACATACATAGCAACAAACAAGCCAGACAAAGTTATACTGGTCGAAGATGGAGAGATTAGCCACGCGATAAACCCAAACTGCAACGAGTGGGCGGACTACGAAGAGTTTATTGCTAATGGTGGCACGTTGATTGAACAGCAGCCTTCTGAAGCGCATGTTTTCATAAACGGTTCATGGCAGTTAGACGAGCAGCTACAGGCACAACAGCAACGTGAATATCGTAATAAGTGTGTAGATGCAGTATCGGCATACATACAAGCAGAGGTAGACAATTATAACGAGACCAACGAAGTGGCTTTCGACAACGTACACAACTGCAAGAGCTATGCAGACGATGAGACTTATGAGCATTACGCTTTCTGCTCTTCTGTGTGGGAATGGAATAAAGATGTGTGGACAACTGCAAGAGGTATTCTGGCTGACGTGAAAGCAGGAACACGGGAAATACATACAGTGGATGAGTTGATTGCGGAGTTGCCTGTGTTTAACGGCTGATACGTGGGAACGTGTGGCGATTACGAGTTGGTAATTTATTAACTACTTGTACTACGTATTGCTAACAGCGTATTAGAAAAATAGAAGGTTAATTTAAAGGAGATAATAAATGTTAGTTGAATGGTTGTTTGAGGTAGAAACTCAAGATACATTATATAATTGGAGTACCGCAGACACAGAGTTTCAAGGTACATACTATGAAGGTATTATAGACCCCTCCTCTTTTAGTGGAATAAATGAGGCTGCCTCAGACTCCAACGCTATTATACATCCAGCCGATATTAATTTTACAGTTTTATTTACTGATGCTATAGTAAAGGGTGAGGATTCTTACAACTTATCTCTTGAAGAGGATCTATTAGATGAACATAACGGTCTTATAGAGAGTAAGTTCTCTTTTGTGCCTGTCACTATAAAACTGTTGATTGATAGGTCTTTACATACTACATGGAAGTTTAAAGTTAAAAAGGTAGAGCAGTATTATAAAACTGGAACTTTTTACTTGGAAAATATACTTACTACCTATCTTGAAGGAGATCACCCAAATACCTTACACCCAAGAGAAGTGTGGAAAGTAGAGACTGAGAGGTCAGATGATTATGTTATACCTCAAATTTTTGGTAAAGCATTTATACCTCTTAGATCAGTGTTTAGTGATGGAAAAAGATACTATGCTCTAGGAGATAGTTCATTTACCTATACGATTGATAAAGTGGCTTCTCCTAAGGAATGGCCTAATCAGTCAACCTGGGACAGCACTTATAACTTCCCTCAATCTATATCTGACGGGTATAAAGTATTTCAGGCTATTATTGCAGATAGTGATGGGGATAATGAAGTAGATGCTAATGGTCTCTGGAAAGACGGTGACTTCTTTTTAGATATGCCTACTAGAGTAACTTCTACAGAACTTCCTTTTACTTCACCTGGAGCTTCTCCTGTGGATGTAATCACTAAATTCTTAAAAGATTGTGGGGTACCTGAAAGCTTAATTGATACAGCAGGAACTTTTGCTACAAGTAAGACTACTTTTGAAAGTCAAGGAATTTACTGGAACGGTGGTTTTTATAATCAAATAGACAGAAGAGCTAGATTATCTTCATTATTAACACAATGCAATGCTACACTTAGGATTACAGATAAGGTTGAGTTATACCCATACTCTACTGATGTAGTAAAATCCTTAACAAGGACAGATATAGTTAAAAACTCTTTTAGCTCTAGACCTTCATGGATAAAAGCATCTGATGGAGGGTACATTAAGTTTAGCTTAAATGAAGATATACCTCAAGATAGACCTTCAGAAGCTTTAGTATGGAGTAAAAGTACACAGAGTAGTGCATCAGATGTTAGTAATCCATCCTCAAATGTACTAGATTTGACTTATTTAAGAGACTCAGTAGTAGCTCAAAAACTAGGAATAATTTATTATAATAAAGAGTTTGATATAGAAGGTAGTGTGTCATTTCAACTAGTTCCAAGAAACGATCTCCTAAATGTAAAAGTAGGGGATTTTTTAGAGTTAAATGATGAATTGTATGGTAACACTAAAAAAGTTCTGATTAGCTCTGTCACATATAATAAAGATTTATCTATAAATATAGAAGCTAGTAAATTTATTAATGATCCTTTAGATTTTGACTCTACAAACCCGAGTATTATAGCTCCTGATGTCGATACTGAAGAAGATTATTGGGAAATACCTACAGAAGATAGTTTAACTCCTAATAAAAGTATATTACTAGAGAGTTCTGACTTAATAGTACCTTATATAAATGAAAGTAGCCCTTCAATTCCTAGTATCAGGTTCACCGCTACTGTAACAGACATGCCGGCCCATGAAGGGGTTAGTATAGAAATAACAGATGCATTAGGGAACATAAATAGTTACGACATGACTAATGTATCCTCAGGAGTATTTGAGGTTACAGAAACATTAGGTAATTACGATACTTTTCCTATTACTGCTGTATCAACTGCGTATAAATTAGACGGTACTACAGAAGTATCTATATTAGAGTCTTCTCCAGTTGTTGTTAAGGCAGTAAGAAATGGACCTACAGGGTATACTATAGTTCTCTCCAAATCTACACAGCAAATATTTTGTGATTGGAAAGGAACACCTGTAGCTAATGAATTAGGAATAAACGGTAAAGCGTTTACAGATGTTTCTGTTATAAAAGAAGGGGCAGAGTTATTAGCCGTACCTTACCCTCCGGGTTTCGATGAGTTTAGTATCGAAGTATTGACTGGTGTAGGTTGTACTGGGGCTTTAAAAGATGATAATACTGCGTATATTGAATCAGTTAGTGCAGATAGTGGGTATTTGCCTATTAAAGTATACTTAGAAGGTACTACTAATGCAGCTACTTATTACTTTTACTTTGCAAAGAATTATATAGGGAGAAGAGGGGGAGTTAGCTATTCTATAGAAGCTTCTGATAGTGTTGCTTCAGATTGGGCCAGTGATAGTATAACAGATACTACATCAAATAGCGTAGCTCAATTAGTTATAGATTCTAGTGAAAATCCTGATAATAATATAGTGCCTGGGGATAGAGTAACTGTACAGAGCAGTACTAATCCTGATATTATAGCGCAAAGAATTTATCAAGGTGACACAAAGGTATCCACTGACTCTTTTTATAGTACTGACTGGTCATCTATAGTAGTAGAAACTATTGATGGATCTTTATTAGTAAAAGGTACTGTAGCTGCTGACTCTTTAGTAGCTGATGATACTTTAACTAATAATCTTACTGTGGGAAGCTATCTTACAGTTGGAGACAGTTCTCATACAAGTTCATTAATTCGTTCCTATACATATAATGCCGGTACAAAGGGGTGGAGTATTAATGCCGATGGTACGGCAGAACTTAATAATGCAATAGTTCGTGGAAATATATATGTAGGCAATGCTTCTGAGGTACGAAGTGATATAAATGTAGCTAATGGAGCTGATGTTACTAGCGAAAACACCGCCAATGATGTTTATAATATAGATGGGACACCTGCTGCTACAGTATTACAAGATATAACAAATGCTCAAACAGCCGCTAATAATGCTCAAGCAACTGCTGATGGTAAAGTTACTACATTTTATCAGGCTAATACCCCTACTGCTGAGGGTGTTGGTGATTTGTGGATAGATACAGATAACGGAAATAAGTTATTCAGATGGTCAGGGTCTAGTTGGTTAGAAGTTCAAGATGATGATATACAAAGTGCATTAAGTGCTGCTTCAACTGCTCAGTCTACTGCTGATGGTAAAATAGTTAGTTTTTATCAAGATACTGCTCCTACTCCAGAAGGTAAAGGTGATCTATGGTATGATACTAATGACGAGAACAAGCCTTATTGGTGGTCAGGTAGTTCGTGGATTAGTGTAGAAAACCCAACTCAATGGGCTGCAATAGGAGATGAGACTGGAACTAAACCTCACGATAATGCTGATGTTACACAAACACAATTGAATTTAGGGGCAAGTATAGATAACGCACAAGCGAATGGAAATACCCTAATATCTGGCGGGTTTATTAACGCATCATTGATCACGGCAGATAATATAAATACGGGGGTACTACGAGGTATTCAAGTAAGTGCTTCTACTCATTTAAATAAAGGTGGATATATAACTACTCCTGTAGAGGCTGGGGATACTATCATGTACCTAAATAGTGTAGAAGATTTCCCAACTAGTGGTAATGGCTATGTTATAGACGATGATGTTCCTAAATTTTTTGAATGGACTGGTAAAAGTAGCTCCTCTAACTACTTATATGGTATATCTTCCGTTGACACATTTGGCCCTTTTAGTAAGTTAACTGCTGTCATTCCTTTAGCTCCTAATATAGTAATTGATGAAAGAACTCAGAAGATAAGAGTTTATGGGTATTCTGGAGACAGTAATTTAAACAATGATGTAGTTCCAATAGCCAGTTTAGGTTTAGAAGACACTAATAATGATGGGTCTTCTCCGAGCGAGAGGACTGCAGCTAGAATAGGTTATAGTGAGTATACTAGAGGTAGGTCTTTATGGGTAGAGTCTAGTAATGACGATGCATACCCAACTGTAGAGGTTCAAAATTATAACTCTCATGTAAGTCAAGCTATTGCTATTAGAGCAACAACTAACTCAAGCACTTATGGGGACGGATATGTGGGAGTTATGTCCACAGCTAGATACGGTTTTATAGCGTACGGCTCAGATCACAATTTTTACGCTGCAGGTTCTGGATCTGACTATTCTCCATTTACAGGGTCGCACGATGCTTTAATGCCTAAAAGTATTGATATATCTCAAGGGGATATAGTATGCGATATTAAAAACTTCTTTAAAGTGGGAGTGTCTAATACTTTAGGGTCTCTACGAGAATCTCAGGCTACCAAAATGAAGCAGGTTGTTGGAGTATTTTCAAAGGTAGTAGGAATAGAAGCTACCGATAAAATTTCTTTTGAAAGACAAGATTCTTTCTCTGATTTTATGTATTTATTTTCGTATTCAACAATGCCTATAACTTTATATAGGTATATCTATAATAATATAAACGACGAGAACTGGAGCACACTACAAGAAGAGTTTTTTAATATTTATGAAAATTATAATTATATTTCTTTCAATGCTTTAGGTGAAGGCTGTGTAAATGTAGTCGCAGAAGGTGGAAATATAGAAATAGGTGATTATATTTGCTCTAGCTCAACTCCAGGCAAAGGAATGAGACAAGATGACGATCTTCTTCACAATTATACTGTAGCCAAAGCGCGAGAAGATATAGTCTGGACACAAGAAGAGATAAACAACAATGTAGTAAAAATAATAGCATGTACCTACCATTGTGGGTAATTTAGGAGAAAATAATGCATTATCTAGTGTCAAATGATGATAAATCTCAATTACATATGACTATAGTACGTAAAGATACCTCTAACCCTGTTAATCTTTCAGGGTTAGAGGTAAAGATGAAAGTACGTGCTAGAAATACTACTTCTGTGTTAGTTACAATTATCGCAGATATAGTAACCCCACAAGACGGCGAGATTCTCTTCCCACTGAAAGATCTGCTCGCAGAACGTGCTGCAGGTTACTATGAAGGAGAAGTATACACCGAAGATTTAGAAGGAAAAGAGATAGTCTATGAGGTAGTAAACTTCCAAGTGAGGGAGAATTTCTAATGCAGACTACTACTAGAATTAAGGCTTATTCTTATACTGATAGAATTATTGCTAGAAAAGTGCTACAAAGTATAAAAATAAAGACTCAGAAGATATTATATGCAGCTTTAGTGGGAAGAATAATTGTAGAACAAGGAGCCACATCAGCAAGTAAAGTAGACTCTGGCTTAGAGAGAGATTTTAAAGCTATCTCATTATTAAAGGTGTAGGTATGAAAAATTATTTTACAAAAGAGACTGAACTAGTTTTAAAAGGTTGGGATAGAAAAATTTATATGAGTTCTGTTCCAGGTAAACCAGATCACATGCAATTAACAAAACCATTGCCTTGTGGTGAAAGTTTTATTCCTACTAAATTTGTATGGAATGGAAGCTCCAGTGGGCCCCTGAGGAATATGCCTATTATAGGATTCCCCAAGTGGAAGCATCCTATAGCTAGTTGCAGACACGATTTTAGATGCTCTATCGCTAAAAACAAAGAAGAGCGTAAGATTGCTGATAAACTTTTTCGAGAAGATATTGGTATTAGAGGCACTAAATGGGAACAGTTAAAAGGTTATTGGGGTGTTAGAATTGGAGCAATACTTGGTATAGGTTCTAATTATTGAGGGGATTTTATGAGAATTTTTATAGGATTTTTACTAATAGTGCTACTCTCCGGCTGTGCAGCATATAGCGCTAAGGATAGCGCAAGACAGCTGAAAACAGCCCAAGAATCAATAGTTTTAGCAGCTAGGACAGCTGATAGTTTATGTTCTGAGGGCGTACTTAATCAGAAACAGTGTGATAAAGCCGCTTCCTTATATAAGAAATCTCAAAAGTTATATACTAATGCTTTAGAATTTGAACTTTTATACCTTAGTAACCAGAAAGAGTTTGAAGATGAGCGAGAACGTGCACGAAAAAACCTATTTGATACTTTGACTAAGATAGGAGAAATTGCGTATGGATATTAAATTAATTAAACAATTACTACCCGTTTTAGTAGAAGTAATTAAAGGAATTAAAGATATTAGTGATAATGATGTATCTAATATGACTATCGCAGAAATTGAAGACATGTTAAGAGAGGCTGAGTGGCCTGAGTTTGATTTTGATTCTACTAAAGAATAACAAAAAAGCCTCTACTACATATTCGTAGTAGAGGCTTTTTGTTTATCTTTTTCTAATTGTGAACTGTGTTAAAGTTTCTGCATTGTCAATATACCGAGTTACTTTTAAAGTAGGTAAGCATTCTGGGAGTAATATTATCTCGACTTTGCATATATTATCTATATTAGATATTCCCAAGGCTTCTAGTATTTCTTCATTTGTAGCAAATTTACGATCCCCACTCACATGCGCCTCCTGCGCAGGCTTGTGCGCCCATAGTGTTAATATCAGTGTAAGTCTTTTCCTCTAACTCTTCTACAAAATTAATAAATCTAGCGTTTTTCTGTATCTTCCACCATCTATGAAATAGATATACATCTTTGAGGCATTCAGCACATTCTTCTTTAGTAGAGAAGTTTTTGGCAAATTTTTCAAATCTACGTACAAAATCTCGCTTAGGAATATTACTGTGCGTTTCTTTACTAATATCTTTACCTCTACCGAGAGCAGTATCACATGCCAACCATAAATCATCATTAAAAGCATGAAGACCTGCCTCAATAAGTGCGGAAGTTAGGAGCACTTCTGCTCCATATTTGTCCGTCAATTGTTGTAGATTTAGTACTTCTGTAAAGGGAGCCTGAGGTAGGGCTTTATCTCCGAATTCCGATAGAAATGATACTCCGCATAGATAATCTCTGTTATCGTATACATAGTCAATTACTTCATCCCAATCGTCCACAGTAATTGTATTAGAAACGTTATGTCTTAAATAAGGCTTACGGCATAAGTCTATGTCAGTACCATATTCTATCCAATACTGTTGAGCTCTCTTCACATATTCTAGTTGTTTAACTCCTAGTAGTTCTGATTTATACTTACTGCCTTTTGGGCTAATCACTGGAAAAGAAACACATATATCAGTACCATTTTGTGACCATACTGAATCTGACACCATATCAGGGTTCAGTTTTTCAAAAATCTTAGCAATTTCTGTCTCTTTATTAAACTGAACGTTACGAATATATGCAGGAGCATGCTCTCCGTGAATACCACTTGTAGTTTCTAGCAAAACGCTAGAATTACCAGAAGGTTTTACTGTCGTACATCTAGCTGCTGGGTTAATTCTTAAAATTTCTGCTAATACTTTATTGGTTGCCTTTACAATCTCTGCTCCTCCAACCATATTATTCTTGTCAAATAATATATCTGGGTTATTCATCCAACCAGTTATTCCTACCCCAATAAGAGCTTCCTCTTCAATCAGCTTATGAGATTCCTCGTTTAGAAACTTAAAATTAGTATAACCAGCTTGTAGAGTACCTAGAATTGCAGCTGCTTGACATTGTTCGAAAAATTCCTCTTTTGTATTTGAAAGCCCTCCATTAATCTCTGTAAGGTTACACATCTGAACCCCTGTATTTCCGCTTTCAAGGCGGGGGTAAAGGCCGATTTCACAGCATGGATTAAAGAGAGTGTCTATATCATCAGAGAATACAAACCCAGGCTCTCCACATTCTTTTATAGAATCAACTATAGCTTTTAATTCCGTATAGGAAGTTTCATCCCTTAAAAGAACTACTGAGTTATTACTCCTAGCACGTTGTGGATTATCGTTAAACCAATTCCCTGTCTTAGCTCTCATCATTTCTTTATCATCGAGAGAGAAGAGACAAATAGTAGCAGCTCGGCGGACACCGCCGCTTATCACGGCATCTGCCGCGTGCATCGTGATATCATAAATATCTATTGGTTTAAGAGTTGTGCGCCCAGATTTTAGAATATCTTTTAGCATTTGCTCTATTCTATCAAGGGCTTTTCTTAAAGGCTCTGGGCCAGGTGCTTTGAAACCCCCTGAGATATGTGCCCCTTTGGGGCGTATTTGCTCAAGGTCAAAATAAACTTTGTGTCCTTCATACTCTTGGTGTACTCCGCTAGTGAAGAAGCTAGACATTAGAACGTCCAATGCTCTAGCCCACCCTTCAATACTATCAGGGACTACAAAAGTTTTAGGGTCTTTATCTCTGCGTCTAATCTCAGGCATACTAGCAACATGAGGCCTTTGTACAGAGAAGCCTACTCCACAACCACAAAGCATTAAATGAAAACATTCTCCAAAAAACTCAGGTCGGTCTGCATAGGTTGCAGCGCAGTTATAAAGCCTAGCATGGTTTTTTAGAAGTTGATCGCCTCCAAATTGAAGTGCTCGTTGTGCTCCCAGAACTTTTTTATCTTTATACATGCGTTCAGCAAAGTCAATATAATCTTTTAGCTCAGGAGTCATGAGGTTAGAGTAATAATCTCTGTGCATATTCATTACACGAGTTACAGCTTCCTCCCAAGTTTCGTACCTACCAAGATTATCATCAAATCGAGCGTAGCCCTCAAAGAACTTAGCTTCAGCCATTAGTGTTCTAAAATTCTTATCCATTTGTATCCTTTCAAAATCCCGTAGGTTTAGTACTATGTAAAAATCCCGTAGGTTTAGTACTATGTAAAAATCTCGTAGGTTTAGTACTATGTAAAAATCCCGTAGGTTTAGTACTAGTAACCACTAGAATTGAATCCTCCCTCAGAGCGTTCAGATTCTTCAATAGAAGCCACTCTCTTTACTTCTTCTGTATAGATTGGAACTACTACCATCTGAGCTATTTTGTTTCCTTTTTTAATATGATAAGGTACTTTTCCATTATTTATAAAGCATACTTTTACTTCACCAGTGTACCCGCTATCAACTACTCCGGCACCAATATCTATACTATGCTTTACAGAAAGCCCACTACGTGGTTTAATAATCCCTACATATCCTTCTGGAATAGCCACACGTAATCCTGTGGAAATTAATGCACGGCTACCGGCGCTGACCTTCTTATCCTCGGAAGAAAGTATGTCGTACCCCGCATCTGCGGAGTGTGCTTTCTGGAATTGATTAGGATTATCTGTTACTATTCTGAGCATTCGTCGTCTCCTACTATTAGTTCTGATATTCTGCGTTTTATTATCTCTGAATATGATAATGCCCAAGGTGAACTTTTTTGAGCGAGTTTATCATGTTCCTCTGTCAGTGCACGTATTTTTTGCTCTAATTCATCAAGTTTTTCTGCTTTTCTGTCTTCTAAAGTCTTGTTAATGTTATATAATGCTCTAAGAGATTCAATTGACTTTGTATTCTTGATTATAATTTCAAGCTCTTTATCTAGGTCTTTATCAGTCATTCAGTTTCTCCCTTATATCAGCTATATTATCTTCTCCAATAGCTTCATCACAATAAGTTAATAAATCCATTAACTCAACATTAGTAAGAAGTTGTTCACCAAAGTCATTGAGATTTTGCACAAATTTTTGCTTACCAGGTAACGGAAGTTGGTCATAAATATCAAATACCGAACCATACTGTTCTATTAGTTGAGTGGCTCGTTTATCCCCAATTCCGTTTACCCCAGGTACGTTATCTCCCGCATCTCCTGTCAGACACTTATAAGATATATAGTCATCGTGGTGAAATTCGTATCTATCTACCCACGTATCTATAGTATAATCCTTCCTAGTCATATGGGAGAATCGCTGTACTTCATGGTTAAGCAACAAGTCCCAGTCTTTATCAGAACTTACTAAAAAGATATTACCAAATCCAAAATCGTTTTTATATTTGACAAGATAGGCAGCAATATCATCCGCTTCTACCCCTTGGCAAGCTAAAACTGTATAACCTTCATCTTCAGCTATTTCTAGCATGTCATTATAGCCTTGGATGAACATTTCAAAATCTTGTTTTTCTTGCTCGGTTTGCTTTTCCTGTAAATCTTTACGATTACCTTTGTAGTCAGGGAAAATTTCCTTGCGATAACTGGAGGAACCTTTATCCGCTGTGATAAGAATTCTCCCACATTTGTAAGACCTAGCCAATGACCTGCAAAAATCAAGAAAATCATCAGCAAAATCCCATTGTTTTTTAGCAAAGAAAGTAAAAGAGACGTTGAGTGCGTCAACAATGAGAACTCTACTATTGTCAACTTCTCCTAATTCGCCGAATTTTTTAGCCATTCAATTTCCTCTTTCTGTAGCCATTCTTCAAACATAAGAACATACACATCCAACCATTTAATGAACATGAATCTATTTACACTCTTAGGTTCCCTATCTACGGCAACGAAAAATTTACTTCTATTATGTTTAAATACTAATACGGGATGTTGATCTCGTTCCCCTGCTTGCTCCACCGCTTTTTGCCAGAACTTTGTAAAGGGAGAACTCTTATTGGTGAATACTTTATGGTCGAAGATAGGCTCCTCATAGTTTTTAACTTCGATCATATATTTATTATCCTCATTTGGGACATAAAGGTCACCTTTGAGGTAACTTAGCGCACCTGAAGCAGGCACACGCTCCCATTGGTAATCCGTATATTTACGTAATAGGTCGCGCGCTTGGTATTCACCGCGCGCTCCCTTTGCTCTACTATCAACCGCCATAGTCTATTCTACTTATTCCTTCCTCCTTGCTAATTCCTACTTTAGTTAGCATTGGATGTTCCCAGCCGTGCGATACGACAAAACTATTTAAATTCTTCTCTTTGGAAAGGACTTCAATTAGCTTCTCTCTACCAAACTCGTCCAGTGTATTAATAATTTCATCCAAGAATAAAGTATTTATTCTAGATTTAGAAATACTGTTCATTAGACTTCTTATAGCTAGTAGGGTGGCTATATTAACCCGTGCTAATTCTCCGCTGGAAAGAGCGGTGATTAACGTATCTTTGCCTTCATCTGTAATATTGATATTTAGCTTGTCTTTTTCAACAAAGAAGTCTATAGTAAATCTACCGTCGCTTAACTCAGCTAAATAAGTATTAGCTAAATCCTCCAACTCTTTTACAAGATTTTCTATCTTATACGCTAATAAACCATTAGTAGAGAATGCTTTTTTAAGCAATTCTACGCTTTTACGATAATGTTTTACTTCTTTTAACTCTTCTTCAGCTTCTTTTAGTTTAGTAAGATAACTTGCGCTCTGTTCTTTGTATAACTTAACCTTGGTATTATGCCGCTCAGCTTCTTGATTTTTAGCGATTATAGTGTTTAATTTACTACGCTGTTCCTTAATCTTAGAAGTGAGAGCCTGTATTTGTTCTTCAAGGTCATCTTTTACTAGCAGTTCTTCTGGGAGAGAGCTATCAATAGTTTGGTAGATTTTTTCAAACTCTTTGTCTCTTGCTTGTTGGGCTTCTACTGCTTTATTATGTTCTTGTGCACCCTTTAGTTCAGTTTTAAGCTTTTCAAGCTTTTCTTTTAGCTTGTTAAATTCTTCTCGTTTACTAGAAATGTAGTTTTCTTTAAACTCTTCAGAAACTTTCTGCTTACAGGTAGGGCATTCTTGGTTTACAGACTTAACTTTATCTACTTGAGCTTTAATTGTCCTTTGCTCAGATTTTAAACCGCCTATTTCAGAGTTAATACTAGACGTATCTATTTTAGTAGTTTCAGTAGTAATCTTAGGTTTATTACTAAGCTCATCTAGACGCTTCTTGTTACTATTATTAGAGGTAATTTTACGATTAGTCTGTTCTATGTTGTCTTTTGATACTTTTAATTCAGCTAATTCTTTCTCTAAGTGTTCAGTACTTATATTAATTTCTTGAATTTCCCACTCACTATCGTCTTTTAGTTTATTATCTTCAAGCCAGCCTTTAATAGTTTCACACTTAGACTCAAGCGCAGAAACTGAAATATTTGTTTCCCTCGCCACAGTTTTAAAAGTTTCATAATACTCAACATATTTTTCCAGCCCTAAGAGTTCTATTAAAAATTTCTTTCTAGTTGTATCGGTAGCAGTGAGGAATTGAAGCCCTGAGTTATTGCCTTGGTAGACTAGTTGGGTGAATGTTTTATAGTCAATTTTTAATATTTCTTGAATCTGCTTAAAAGTGCTAGTAGCAGTATGACTAGAGATATCCTTCCCATTCTTGAACAGCTTCAGTTTGATACTTTTAGTGCGTTTTAAATCAACTAAATAGTCTTCACCGTCTACTTCAAAAGATAATGAAATATTATATGTACCATCTCCTGTCCTGTTGGGAATATCCGCCTTTTTGATGCCTTTGAAGTTTTTGTTGAAGAGCACTTCTTCAAGAATGAGAGGTATAGAGGACTTTCCGCTGCCGTTCTCTGCTACTAGCTGAGTGAGGGAATCACCGTCAAGCCTAAGAGAATTACCAACTCCATAACTGAAGCAGTTATCCCATTTTAACTCTTTAAATATTATCACGAAAAACTCCTATAGCTTCTTTGGTTTCAGCTTCGCTCAGCTCTAGAATATACAGGAAGAACTCAGACAGCTCGTCTTCTATAGTCATATTATTAGTAAGAATTAGAGATGCCTCTGAACTACGTTTAACTATTTTCTTATCCAGTAACTCGGTATTTTTAACATCTGATAGTTCTGCTAGATTTCCTTCATACTCATAAATAGTATGATGGTAATCTGTCAGTATCATCTCTTTTTCTGATGTAACTGTCTTACGTATTAATTGTGGAACTTCAAATTTATGCCACTCCCAGCTAGCATCCTCAATTAGTACATATCCTGTACTTACTAGAGAGCGGTGGAAACTTGTAGTAATAGGAGAACCTGGATATACTATATTCCTTTGAGTATTAGAATGAGAGTGTAGGTCTCCTGCATAAACTACTGGAAAATCTGATAATAGGTCTAAGTCTATTTCTGGTTTGACATGAGGAGGAATTTCTCCTCTAACATGTGTAAAAAGAGGCTTACTCTTATCCAAAGACGCAAAAACTCCCTTCTGCTTTAATTTACAGTAAGGGAGCAGAGTGCCCCAGTCAAATTCCTCAATACTAGTGACAATTCTAACTTTAGGATTTAATAGTTGCACAATATCAGTAAGCTTCTCTAAGAAAGTGTGCCCTTTCTTAGTAGCCTCATGATTACCATCAATAATATATGTATCTACAGTGCATCCTAGTACGAATTGATAAAATACTTTTAACTCATCCAATGATGGTAGCCGGTCAAATATATCACCGGCTACCACATGGACGTCACAATCAATAGAGTGAATTTGCTGAAATAAACTTTCAAACCTATTAACAGCCCAATCAAAAGGCACGTTTTTCTGCCCTAACTTTATATGATAATCTGCTGTTAATAGTATTTTCATATTATTCTACATCAAACTCGTCAGCTATTTCAGAATCAACTTCCTCTTCCTTCTCCTCTTCACCATCAACCATACTCATAAGTTTATCAAGTCGTTTTTTCTGGTCTTCGGCTGATTCACGAGGAAGCAGTTCATCAATAGGCTTTGATTCTTCAATAAGCTTACGCTCTTCATCAGTTACTGGGCTAGGCTTACACTTGAGAGGCTGGAATTGGTATTCCACATTATAAGCCATACTTCCAGTTTTTACCTTTTTAAAACAGATATCATAACCTGTCTCAAGGTCGGTAGGGTCTCCCAAATCCTCGGCAGCTGTGAGAATCTGCTCGAACAGCTTCTTTTTGAGAGACATAATTTTTACTTCTCCATCCTGAATACATTTAACGGCATAAGACCAGCTGCAGCGAAGGTCTGGATACATCTCCTGTACGTAATCTCGCTCGGCTTTATCAAATGTTTCAGTATCTCGATTAAATGCTAGGCACTCAAAAGGTACGTTTTTACCGTTTGTACCAGATACCCAGTAAATATAGCGAGGGAGCACTTCTCCGAAGATTCGTACTTTATTATCACCCATCTTGTACTCGTAATACTTTGCTCCACCTTTTTTCGCTGAACCATTAGTCTTGTTAAATGCAATAGCCATAATACTTTACTCCTTTTTGTCTGGAACGGCATCTTCGTATAGAAAATGTACTCTACCATCTTCTAATCGTAGAAGTCTATTCCGTTGAATAATGTCTTCCTTCCCGCTACAGGCGAGGAAGTCTAATGTTGGGTCACCAAAAACTTTATACTCCGCGTAGTTTCTCATACTAGCTAAGCCGACGTATTCGGCGATGTCTCTTTTAGTAGTTATAAGCTGACCTTGTTCTAGTAAGTCACGCGGATTAATAAGAAAACTATCTCCATGCCAATCATGTTGGGATACCCAATAGTGTTTTGATAGTTTATTCCAAGGTAATTTTCTGTAGGTTAAGTACTCAATTACGTCAAAGATTTTGAAAGACGACCCCTTAGTTAGCGCATAAATTCTCCTCCAGTTATAAAAGACCATAATTTTTATACTTCCTAACCATTATTTATACTACTATTATACTAAAGATTGAGGTAAATGTCAAGAACAATTTTAGATGGTGCTAACTTTCCATCCTTTACGAAGATAGAAACCTAATCTATTTTCCGCCTGTCTTTTAGCTATACCCCCAAGTAAATTTATATCTACTACTACGGGGGTTGGTTTTCCTTCACAGATTCGTTGTATTCTGCCTATTAGCTGTTCAAGTAAAGGTTCATTATTTATAGGGGTAGCCATAATTAAACAAGACAGTTCGTTTAAGGATATCCCCTCCGAGAATATACTTTGTGTACCACAAAGAACATTGTACTCACCTGAGCTTACTTGTTTTAATAATCTCTCACGCTCTTCAAAGTCCTTTATAGCACCCGTAACACTAATAGCATTAGAACCAACTAACTCGGCGCAGGAGATAAGAAATTCAACTCGATCTGATACTACCAGAACTTTATGCCCTTTACTAGCATAGTAGGAAGCTAATAAAGCTACACTATGTTGATAATCTTGGTCATACGCTAGCTTATTCATCTTAGTAGCCCAAGGTATTTCTCCATCAATAAGACGTATCTCAGACTTATGAAGATGAATCTCAGGCTCCATAGAGTTCTCTACAGGGGGTTGGAAAATCTTACTACTAAAATAATCTGTGAATACTACATGCTTACCATCTTTACGTTTAACTGTACCAGATAGCCCAATTTTATAAGTAGCCCAGGACCTATCTACTACTTTAGAAAATGTAGCGGCTGAGCAGTGATGCATTTCGTCCAAGATTAAAGTCCCAAACTCCTTTTTAATTCGATCAATATTATTATAAAGAGTTTGTATATTTCCGATTACTATTGGCCCAGCTAATTCAAATCTGCCAGAACCAATAACACTTGGAGAAATCCCATACACTTTTTTAATTTCTCGCTCCCACTGATTTCTAAGAGCTACTGTGTGGGTTACTACTAAAGTCTTTTGTTTTAACTTTCCAGCAATAGCTAAAGCTGTAAAAGTTTTACCAAAAGACACTGTAGCATTTATTATTGCACTAGAATTAATCTGGTCGTATATCTCTTGTTGAGAGTCTCTTAGGGTATACTTAAACTCTGGGAATTCAACTGGGCTATTAATTCGTTTGTCTACTATTTCGTAACCTTCTGGAATCAGATCCTCTCTACCAGAAGGAATTGAAATTACCCCTTTCATAACGCTTTGCACATTACGAATTGTAAGAGGTGGTTCGTGTCGTCTAGTAGGAGGAATCTTATACGTTAGTTCTTTTCTTAGTTTAACTCTAGTCTCGTCGTCAACCTCTAAAAAGATTCTATTACATAAGATTGCCTTTTTCATAGTAGTTTACTCGATATTTCCGCCAGCTCGCTTCGCTCGCATTTCTGCAAAGATATGTGGGCTGCTATACTTTCGTCTTTAAACTTTTCAACACAATGTACAAGCCCATTAGAGTCAGCTGATAGGTATGGATTATCAATCTGGCTGTAGTCTCCTGTAAGTACAATTTTTGTGCCCTGCCCTACACGAGTAAGAATAGTTTTCATTTCAGCTACAGTTACCTGCTGAGCTTCATCAACTATAATATACTGGTCTGGCATGCTGCGTCCTCGAATAAATGTAAGAGGGCACATTTCTAGTATTCCTTGTGCTTGTAGTTCTTCAAATGCTGAAAGTCGAGCACCTGATTTACTCTTAGGTTGTTTAGCCATTGGCATTAGAAAGTCTAAGTTATCGACAATAGGCATAAACCAGGGTGATACCTTCTCTGCGATGTCTCCAGGAAGAAACCCTATATCTTTCTGGAAAGGCATTATTGGCCTTGCAACCGTTACTTTACTATACTCATCTCGTGTCATTACAGACTCTAATGCACAAGCAACTGCAACTAGTGTCTTCCCACTACCAGCTGCTCCAGTTACGGTGACTAAACTAACCTCCGGGTCTAGCAAGTGATTCACTAGAATTTGTTGCTCAAGATTTGCAGGAGTTAGATCAAAAGGCTTTACTTTGTTGTCTATTAACTCTAGCGTCCCATTTTTATGAATAGCATAGGCTCTGTTAGTCAAATCCGTATCATTTACAAGCGTTACCGCTTGATTTTGATAAAGTTTGACATGTTTACGCAATCCCGCAATATCCTCTACAAGATACTCTCCTCGTAGATAAATATTAGTAACTACATCGGCTGGGACAAAAATTTCCTCAGCCATTCCAGTGTATAGATTTGATACTTCTACTTTATCTGCTTTGTAATCTTCTGTTCTGATACCAAAAGCGCGCGCTTTTGTGCGAAGGCATACGTCTTTGCTCACCAGGGTAGGCTCGGCTTCTCGCAAGTCTTTACAAACTTCTAAAATTCTATCATCCGGCCCAGGGATAGAATTATCTACTTCGGCAATTATGACTCTAGGGTTATTGTTTATTTGTTCTTGCTCAATCTTACGAATAACGTTTCTAGCGTTTACCCCCACTTCATCATTTTTAGTTTTTAGTTTATCTAATTCTTCTAAAACTGTGTACGGTATTACTACTACATTATCTTTTAGAATATTATGAAAAGAATGAAAGTCATGCACTAGAACATTAGTATCAATTATATAGGTTTTACCCTTCATTAAATCTTCCTTTTCTTAGTTTTTTCTCGTTCCTCAGTAAATTCGTAAATTAACCAAGGAAACCTATTTAGGTATAATACCGATGCCCACTCTAGGCCAGGTGAGGGTGGTCTCGCAACGATAAACCCATTATGGATATTTGATAGTTTTACTACTGAGTATGTATCTTTAGGAATTACTCTTAATATTTTATGAGGTTTTACGGACACCATCTTAGTTTTTTGGTATATAAAAACTTTTCCTGCTGAATCTATAAATATTTTATTTTTAGAACGCATCAACCCTGCAACCTCATAATAACAGCGTCTAAGCGGAAGAAGTTTATGTGGACTTTGTAACCTGCGAATTCCTAAAGTTTCTCCTTCTTGGTTTTTATCATCTACAACGAAACCACCCTCAAATATTAATCCATCCATCTCTTCTATATTATCTGATGGAAGAGGATATATCGGAAATTTTATAGTTTTAAGTTGCCTGTAGTCTATCTGCATAAAATTTCTCAAACTTGCCTAGCGAGTAGTCGTCCGCAATATCGAAGTCACATCCTACTGGAGTGCCTGGGATACCTACCCCTCTGTCCTTTTGGGTATGATATTCAAGCATTGTACAATATTCATCAACTTCCTCTTCTGGGACTTCTGCTAGTATAGAGTCATGTACAAGAGCAAAGATTTTAGCTCCCATATTTTTCTCTTTTATCTCATTATGTGTATCAATACCAGCTAGTAGGTTAATATCTGAACTAACCGACTGAATTATAAAATTTAAGCCCGATCTAAGTTCATGACCGACAATCCCTCTATCTGAGGATTTAACATTTGGGAGTCTACGTTTTCGACCAAAGGGAGAATAGACGTAGGCATTTGTTTGGATAAAATCTCTAGTCTCATCAATCCATTCTTTCAATTTCCAAAAAGTTCCAAAATAATCATCAATAACTTGTTTGGCTTTACTTACTGATAAACCTGCTGTATCGGCTATCTTTTGTGGAGAAGCCCCGTAAAGGATTCCGAAGGAAATAGCCTTACAGGCTTGACGAAGCTCGGAGTGTGATTCGGCAACCTCTTCTACCGGACATTTAAGATTGAACACTTTCTTAGCAATCGCGGAGTGAAAGTTTCCTCCACTTTTAAATACATCTTGCAGTGTAAGGTCATCGGAAAGAACTGCTGCATAATACATCTCTGCTGTGGTTAACGGTTAATCCCTAATTTTTCAAAAAGGGCCGGACTATATCTTCAACCTGTTTAGGTTGCTCCCCGTTTCGAGGTTTGTAACCCCTACTCCTTTCGGATAGTCTCTGAACTTTACTCTATTAATAGAGTCTTAGCTGCTGATTGCCCAATCTTCCTAGTTTTTAAGCATTCACGCTCGTCTTTGCAGACCACGTTGTAGCCTAGAAAGCTCTAAGGGGTTTCCAGCAATTAGAGGAGTTTTCACTATATTGTTACCAATATAGGGGACTTTATCACAAATCCATTGCAACAATTTTATACCCTGGTCTTGCTTTTATACAACCCTTGACAGTAGGGTTATCGCGAGGAAGTTGCTGCATATTAAGCTTACCTGAAGAAGACAGCCTCCCACTGGTAGTCATATGAAGATTAAAATTAGTCCGTAGTCTACTATCTCTGTCAAGCTGAGGTATAATTTTATCAATATAAGTGGATTTAATCTTCAAACTTTTCCTTAGTTCTAGAATATACTTTGGAATCTCATGTTTTTCTGAAAGCTGTTCAAGTACTTCAGAATCTGTAGAATGTGCTCCCTTACCAGTTAGTTTACCTGTGGGCTTAAGACCTACATAATCAAACAGTAGTTTCCTGAGCTGAATAGTGCTATTAGGGTTAAACTGTTTTCCAGTATCTTCTTCCATTTTAGCGATTTCTGGAAATTTAGATAGACCTTCTACTGCTGCAGCAATCTGCTCTTCCATCATTTTTTGAGAGAATAGCAACCTATCTTTATCGAAAGGAACCCCATTATCTTGAATATCTGTTAAGAACCTACAGCCTGGCAGTAGAATGTTTCTGTATACATTAGTAAGACGTTCGTTCCTATCCAAATAGGATTTGAACTTCTTGTAGAGCATATAAGCCACGCAGGAATCTATCGCGGCATAATAGTACATTATATCGAAAGGAATTAGATCATAGGTAAAGTCCCCTTTTCTAATTCTATTCTTTCTACAGTAGTTTTCTCGCCACTCTACTAGTTCTTGTTCATAGTCTCCATACTTAGTGAACTTCATTGCTAATTCTTTTAGACCATGGCTACCCTGAGTTTCATCAAGAGTATAATGCATCAACATTGTATCTTGAAAGTTAGGAAACTTAAAGCCGAAGTGGTATTCAAAGAAAGCGAGGTCAAATTTAGCATTATGAAAGACTACAGCCTTTTTATCAAAGAGCATTTGTAGAGCTTCTTCTACCTCAGGGGATATGCAATCTGCTGAGATGTAAGCCCCAGAGTCGGGCTTATACGTCAGAGATATGCCAAGAATTTCCCCATTTCGAGGGTACAACGCAGATGTTTCAGAGTCAAGCCCTATAACATCATCGTCGTCATAGTTTATAGCATTTTTTACGTATTTCAATGCTTCCTCTTCATCTTCTATACCGATGAATTGGCTTCTATCAATTTCAGCCTCGGAAGCTTCACCTTTCACATACTTAATAATCTTGTTTCTAGCTTCAATCCAAGGTTTTTTAGCTTCTGGCTTAAACCTAATCATTGCTGGGTTCAAAACTGGAAGAAATTTATCATCTACTAATCTTCCTGAATAAGAAGTAATTGCTGTGTACTTTGTAAAATACTTTAGAGACTCAGACCCAACTAAAATTACGAATTCGTACTCATCTGTGTTGATATCAATATCAACATCTTTACGTAGTACTTTTTTCAAGTCTGGATTAGAAGTAAGCCTATAAAGATCGAATTCAAACTCATTATTGAAAAGTTCTTTATAGTCATTCTTACTAGGTTTAACTTCAACTATTGCTACTTTAGCCATACAATTTTTCCTTTAGTCTGGATGCCCGATTTGGTGTTAAATCTCCCGGGTCGGTATCCCTTAGATTAATATTTCGTACGTCCATTTCTTGTTCTTCAATTAGCTCTTTTACTTTTTCTGCAGCTACCTGTCCTGCATCGTCTGGGTCGAAACAAATGTCAATTCCTGTTGCACCCATCATTTTTAGTAATTCTATTTTTTCCTTAGAAACAGTACTTGTGCCAAAGGAACAGACAACATTTCTATACCCATTGTCCCATAAGTTAAGCATGTCAAATAGTCCCTCGACTAGCAAGAATTTGCCCTGCAAGGGCACAGCTTTGCTGAGCGGGAAAAGAGGAACTTTAGCTCTATCAGGATAGATTTTGTACTTTTGTTTCTTTTCATAGGGGTCTTCTGAACGCCCTATGAAACACACTATCTTATCTTTCAAATCCCGTATCGGAAAGATTATACGGTTAGAGTAGTCTTTACTAGAAGATCTAAAGGCTTCGAATTCTCGTAGAGTTTCTACTGACACACGATAATCCGTTTCTAGTAATGCGTAATCTTCGGGAAATCTCAATCCTACTGACTCGGCGCGGATATCTTCAATTTTGCGATGTAGTGTCTCTCTGGCGGTGTCAATCTTATTGAATTTTTCCCCAAAATAATGAAAGATATTACCTTTGTACCCGCATGAGAGACAGTGGAATATCCCTAGAACTTGGTCAACTCGCATACTAGGATTGGAGTCGTCATGCTCTGGGTTGAGACAATTAATGACAAAATCTCTACCAGAGGTTTTATGATATATTTTCTTTTTATCTAGTAGCTCTTTTACATTCATAACTTCTCCTGCAAAAAATAAAGGCTCGAAACCTTTATTATAAGATATTCGAGCCTTTATAAATCGTAGACATCCTCCCCAGTGGAATTATTAGATTTTGAAGATTTCTCTTTTGTTTCTTTTTCCGGTAGTTGTGCTGGTTCAGGCCCCATCTTCAATGTAGACCAATTCATTTTAGAAGTAAAATCAACCTCTTCGTTATCTCTCATCTTAACACATTTAAAAGTTATGCATTCGTCTTCTTTCTTGTGTGCGTCTAGTGTGAAAGCCGCATCCGCTGAGTCTAGCAACCCTTTCGCGAATCTAGCTTCCCCAGTCGCATCAATTTGGTATGGTGACACTACAGGAATTTCATACTCCTGAGCAATGGCTTTAAGAGCTTTAGACACCTCAATTTGCTCTGTCCAGTCATATTGCCCCATTTTTCTATGACCAAATCTACTCACTTGGTTGACATAGTCCACTAAGATAACGGCAGGTTTTAATCGCTCTACCTTTTTATCAAGTTCGCTCCTTATCGTTGCTAGCGTCATAGACGGATCGTAAACGATATCAAGTTGTTTTTCTTCTAAAAGAGGAAGCCTAGATAAGTCTCCGTGTAGTTCGTCAAAACTACGATGTTGTAGGTATTTTTCATAAGCCTTTTCTCCATCAGTAAAGCGACCAGACCACCATTTAGCAACAATACGCCATTCTTCTACTGATAAAGTTTTGCTTCGCATTTTAGAGGCTGGAATACCTGTAGCTATAGCACAGTTACGCTGTAGTACAGCCCTAGGTGTCATCTCTATTGTGAAATATATTGAAGAACGCTGCAACTGTTCATATGCATGGACAGCTATATTAGAGCAAGTAAGGGACTTACCCGTACCTCTAACACCGCCAATAAGTATATAATCGGTACAGCCGAACTTAAATTTAGAGTCAAAGTCAGAATTCAACCCAAGTGAGAATGCTTTACTAAGGTCTTCCTCGGAATCAAATAACTCTATTCTGTTCATGTCCTCCTCCGGGTCTTTCATATCAACCCTATCTTCGACATGAGCAATTATATTTGAAAGGTGGGTTATATTATCTTTAGCAGAATCTATCATTATAGACTCTTCAAGATATTTAGATATTTGGTCTAAAATCTCCTCTTGAGCATATTGATTTTTTACATACTCCAGTAGTTCGGAGTTTGGTAAGTCAACATCCTCTGCTAAAGATATAGCATATATTTTATTTAATACAACATCGCTTCTGACGGAGAGCTTTAGTGCATCAAAGGAAGGAAGCCTACTGTGGTCTTCAAAGTATTTATTTATAATTTTATAAACACTGTGATATTCAGCAGGCAGATAGTGAGGCCTTACCTGTACCCAAGTGTCAGAATCCACCTCTGATATAACTTTTTTAAGAAATACTTGTGTTATATTCAAAAGAGGCTCCCCGATTTAAGGCAGGGAGGGGCAAAGTACCCCCTCCCTATAATACAATTACTTTTCTGCTTTTTTCTCAGCTTTAGCAGCACCGTCATAGTCAGAGGCAGAAATACCACGACGAGTAAGCATTGTTTTTACACCACGCTCAGTCTTCCCAATAGCTTCTGCAATCTCTGCTACAGTCATCTCCGCTACTTTATCCCCCAGGTCTGCGAGAGCGTCAACAGCTTTAGCTGCTTTAGATTCTTTCTGCTTAGGAATAGCATCAATTTCCCCTGAGCGAAGAAGACTAAGAGCTTTGCCACGGATGGAGTTTGTTGCACGGCCAAGTTTTTCAGCGATTTCTTCAATGCAAACACCGGCTTGCGCCATTTGTACAAAAGTAGCTTGCTCTTCATCTGTATACTTTTTAGCAGCTTCTACTTTCGGAGTAGGGCGTACATAGTCAGTAAGTTCCATACTAAGAACTTTACCCTGCACTTTTTTAGCGGTGAAATCTCCACCAAGCTGCTCTGCAAGTTCACCGTAGGTAAAAGTTCCCTGGTTATTGGTTAGCAGCTCTTTAAGCTTAGCTTCATCTTCCTCTGAAAATGCTTTGCCTTTAGTTACTTCGGACGCCAACTGAACATCATAGCCCAGTTTACGAAGTTTACTAGATACAGAGCGAGCAGAGGTCTCGAGAGCGTCAGCAGCTTTTGCTACATCTTCCTGAGTAACATATGTTCCTTCCGGAAAAATACTAGTAAGTTGTGCAGTGCGCTCTTCAGTCCATTTTTGTGTAGTTTTTGCCATTTTAATCAGTCTCCTAAAAGTTGGTTAAGGTTTGTAACAATAGTTACGCCAGATTCTCTGGCTTTCTCGGTTTTTGCGGATTCAATTCCGCTCTCATTGACTAGAATATCTACTGCTTTCGTCATCCTAGGAACTGTGGAGTATCCGTTATTATGTAGAGCTTGCTCTGCTTCCGCTTTGGTTTTGAAAGTCTTAAGCTTTCCTGTTATGCAAACTGTACCTTTGGAGTCCTCAGTGTTAGTCTCTACGACGTTGGATGACTTAAAATCAAACGGTAGAATATTCTCATACATTGGCTTATATACTTTATTAAGCCAGTTTAACAAATTTGCTGATGCTTTCGGTCCGATTCCTGCGTCTTTAAGAGAGCTTTCTGTTATTTCATCGATATGTGAAACTTTAGAACAGATTTTACTAGAAGCGGTATTACCAATTAAAGGAATATTGAAAGCTGGTAAAAGCATGTTGAGGGGAAGTTTTTTCGATTTCTCCAACTCATTATAACACTTAATACCATTTTTCTCACCTAAAGCATCAATAAAGTCTTGCTTTGAAAGTTGATAAAGCTCCACTATGCTATTAATTTCCAGTTTTAGAAGAGAAGCCTCTCCTAACCCCTTTATCTTCGCAGTTTTAGTAAAATGCTGTAGAGCTTTCAATGTTCTAGCTGGACAGCTCGAATTTTTACAGTATAACTGGTCATTGACCCATAGTAGATTGCTGCTACATTCTGGGCAATTTGTAGGTGGAATAATTTCCTTCATAGCCTCAACTTTCATTATTTTTATATTATACTAATATTCGAGGAAAAAGTCAAGTATAATTTTTAATAGGTTTAATCAACCCTTCTTACAATACGTGGGATAATATCCCCTGAACGTATTACTTCTACAGTACAGCCAATTTCCAAGCCTAAAGCATCTATGTATTTCATGTTATGCAGTGTAGCTCTAGAAATAGTAGCTTCGTCAATTTCAATAGGCTCTAGAATTGCTACTGGACTTACTACGCCGGATTTCCCTACTTGCCATACTACATCTTTCAATATAGTATTTATACCTGTTTTAAGAGTTTTGAGAGCGAAAGCTCCTTTTGGCTCTCTTGCTGTAAACCCAGCATCAAGATACTTCTTATTACTATTTAGCCGATAAACAATTCCATCAGTAGGAAAGTTATCCAAATCCTCCGCGTCTAGAACTGTTTTGAAGCCTTGGCTTCTGAGTAGTTCCATGTCGGCGGAAAAGGTATCAGTAGGGTAGGGAGTTACGCCGTAAGCTACAAAGGTGAGGTCTCTGCTAGCAAACTCCCTAGTATCTTTGAGCCCTACTGCCCCAGAAGCATAGTTACGTGCTCTAGGGATATCTTTAGGGGCTACTAATTCTCCATTAATTTGGACGACTTCTTCCGTAGTTTTAATACTTTTAGGCACAGGGAATGAAGGAATATGCCTGCTAACATCTTTACCAACTTTTCCATCACCTCTAGTGATTATTGATAGTAGATTACCATGTACATATACTAGAGCTATTGCTAATCCATCCAATTTTGGTGATTTTATCGTAGATTTACTACTAATATCAATTGGATAGGATTCTCCCTCAAAGATCGTTCTGAGGGAGTAGAGGCGATACGGAAGTTCCACACCACCCTCTACTGAATAGCCTACGCTGCGGTAGTTATATGCTCTAGAAAGTCTATCAAACTCTTCATCTGATATAATCGGACTTCCTTCATAGTAAGCCGTAGACGCTTTGTCAAGAAATTCCTTCATTCCCTCTCCTCACTGTTCGTAGATATTATTAATAATATCTCCAAAGTACTCTTTGATAATTTCTCTAGATTCTGCTAGCGAAATTATCTCTGCAAGCCCTGTCAGTAGTTCAGATACTGTATTTAAGTCTAGTGGTGTGGCTAGTCCTCTAGGGCTTGGGCACCATTCTCCATCGAAATCAAGATAGTATTCTCTAAGATGTAAATATTCGATTCCTCTAAGTCTATTAACTACTAACCGTAGCTGGTTGAACCCATTTTCATCTTCATTTAGAATACGATAAAAGATTTCATTATCTTCTATTGTACCATCCATTATACTCCTTTCAAGATAGAGGTTAATGCCACGACCTTAGTAATATACTCAGGTCTTAGTAACCGGTAGGAGTCAGTATCCCAACAAAAGAATAGAATAGTATCTTCTGATTCTTCTGCTTTTCGTACTTTGCTTTTAATATACTTATTGTCGAAGTCTAAGGTACAAACATTATATTTCAGTTTGTTAGAATTCTTACTTCGATAAGTAATTACTGCGTCTCCTACCGCCATTACCTTTTTTTGTACTTCTTCTTTTTTCACACCATTCTCCCCCAAACAAGCAAAAGCCTTTACTGAACGATGGAGAGCTCTTATTTAATGGTCGGAGTGGCAGAACTCGAATCTGCGACTTCCCGCGTCCAAGGCGGTTACTCTCCCAACTGAGCTACACTCCGATAGATTTGGTACTAGTTTAGTAATATCCAGTCTTTGTACTTTTTTCTAGTTCCAGCACGTAGTCTTCCCAGTCCTGAACTAGCTGCCTCCGGCAATCCCCTATCTCTAGCAAACTCTCTTAGATTTGATACTTTAACCTCTTCTCCAGTTAAAATATTTTTAATTGTAATCTCTCTACCCTTAAACTTATTAGGTACTCTATTTTTCATTTTTTCATACCTAGCTGGGTAAAAATCTTTTAACCAATAGTGAGCCTTACACTTTTTTATGTCGGAAACTAAGCTTTTAGGAACTTTAACTTTATTACTAATTTCTAGCTGAGTCATATTAGTAGTAGACAATAGACTAAATATCTTTAGAATTGTTAGCTTTGAATATTTAGAGTTATTGGAACTATATCCGTAACCTACTTGCCCAGCCACTACTAAGTCTAACCCGTCTTCAATTGAGTTAAATTCTATTTGCCATACTCTTTCTAAATAGTTTAATTTATTTTCTGAGCACTTTTCTAGTATTACCAGTTCTGGAACTCCATACTTATCAAAACAATTCTGCACTTTATAGTTGGTGTGCTTATTATTGTTTAATAAATAAATATGCTCTGAGTATCTATAGTTTATATTTTTACTAGCTCCAATATATACCATAGAAGGTTTTTCAAACCAAAGTGCGTATACTCCTGTCATATTATAATTCCTAAAAACAACCCGATTCCTATAGTGTCCTATAGGCGATACCGTTTATACTCGGTCACGATTTGAGCTTCACTTCATCTAGTAGATTCTAAGGAGAGGCTTGTCGGGCATATTTATTGTATAGGGGCAGGGAGACTCGAACTCCCATCTACGGTAAGATGACCGCAATTCGACCAATTAGAACTATACCCCTATAATTATTTAATCCTCAGCTTCATCAGCTTTGCCTTGAGAACTTTTGATTACTGATGTAATGTACTGAGCTGCTTTCCCAGTCATCTTTGTGATGATGTCTTCATCAGGCTCAAGTCCAAGACCTTGGATAGCTTCGCGAAGTGCATTTTGAGCATCCTCTTTGCTAACTCGCTTAGAGCCACCTTTCTTGGATTCTCCACCTGAAGCTTTTGCAGCAGCTGCTTTCTTTACATATACTCCAGCTTTGCTGAGAATCATTCGCACCCCATTAGGAGTTTCGTCGAGCTGGTCTGCTACTTCCTTTACAATTTCCATTGAATTTTCAGGAGTAGGTTCAGCATCTTCGTACAGTTTGATTGCCTCAGCTTTTTTCTCGTCAGTCCACGCCATTTTTCTTCCCTTTCGTTTTTGTGATTTTGAAGCACCTGGGCAATCTCCGGTAGCCTTTAATTGTTGTTCATAAAATCTATCACCCATGAAAGTGCTCCTTCCGCCATTGTTTATAAATATATTATACCGAAAATCGAGCTTTTTGTCAAGAACTATTTTTTAGATACTTCAATATTACCACAGCCTCCAAGCAGATATTTTTCCGCTATTTTATCTCCTGCTACAGCCAATTCAAATAATTCTGAATCATACAAATACTTCCAAGTATAAGGAGTTTTCGAGTTATTAAGTTGATCAATAAGAAACTCTGCTCTTGACTTTTCCATAATTTTCTCCCTTTCCCATTGTTTATAAATATATTATAGCGAATATTGAGAAAATTGTCAAGAACTATTTTTTATGCGATTCGTTGAGTTTGTAATTTCCATCCCTTAAAAGGCTTAGTAGCTTTTTTATTCTTAGTATCCACGCCCGTGACCTGCGCGATGTCGCGCCCATATGGGCCTTCGTATACGCGCCCATATGGTACTACTAGGTCACCCAACTCAAGAGTGCCCTTTTCACTGGTAAAAGTATAGATATCCCCACCAGTCTGAAATTGAATATCAATAGTATAAGGTACTACTTCCTCAAGTTCATCGCTTGAAAAAGACGCTACTTTGTTAGAACCTTTCAGTTCTAAAACCAACTTACCCTGTGAATCTTTAGTAAGAAAAGTTCCGTACTCTTCAGTCTCAATTACTTTGTACAATGTGTTCATACTTTCTCCTTCTTCGCTAGTGTGGTTAGTTATTTCTGCTTCCTTGGCGTACTCATGTAAGTAAAATTTACCATTTACCAAAGTACTAATCCAATCTTCCCTTTTCTTTCTCCCTTTCCCATTGTTTATAAATATATTATAGCGAATATTGAGAAAATTGTCAAGAACTATTTTTCTTTATCTAAGAGCCTTTCTTTATAATATTCCTGAAATTGAGCATTACTAGTAAAGACGCCAGCAAGTACCATAAAAGGAGCTAAAACTGTAAATAATGTTATAAGAATTGTAGCTGTTAGCATAGGATGTCTAAATTCATCTTGCTCTAATTCTCCGGTAGCTTTTAGCTCTTTTAATATTGGTCTATGAATAGACAGATATGAAACGATTCCTACAGATAAACTTCCAATAAAATAATATTCCATTATATTTTTCCTACACTAGGACAAAACTCTATAAGATGTGTTAAATCCCCTAGTTCACTGGCAGGCGATATTGCATTATACCCTCCGATTTCTACTGCAGAGAAGCCTGGTACAGGCTCTTCAACTCTACTAACGACGTAGATTTTATAGCATTTACACCCGTATTTTTCTTCATAATTCACTGTGTCAGTATTTTGTAGTTCTTCCCTGACTTCACAAGGGGCATTGTACTTTGCTGACCATGCAATTTGACCGTATTTAAATTCATAAGCCATACACTGGTCTGGGAGCAGATGGTTTTCTTTCATTTCTTCTTTGGTTAATTTGCGAGGTACTCCTACTCTATCTATAATATTAGATACAAAACTAGAAGACCTAAAAATATCTTTGGAAATTTCTGATATAGAAGTACCATTTAGATACTCTCTAATTATATCTGAAATTTCATCTTTTGTAGCAGGTTTCCCGCGTTTAGCTTTTCTATTCTTAGCTTCTATCTCTTTTTTGTGCTTGTATCCCTCTATAATATTATTTAATCTAGTGGTATTATAAGAGATGTTGAGAATCTCACAAGCGTGCTTTTTAGTAATAGGTTGCTTAGCTTCTAGCAGTTCTATTACTTTTTTAATATTAGAATCTGATAAATTTTCGTGTTCTTTCTTTTTAACTCTAGCCATTTTTACTCCTTTCGCCATTGTTTATAATACTATTATAGCGAATATTGAGAAAATTGTCAAGAACTTTTTTATACGCACGTAATACTATCACTTAAAATGTACGCAACTCGGCGCTGAGATAGAAGAAATAAAAAGCACTGACTAATAGATAGTCAGTGCTTTTTATTTACAGAATAGATAGTCGTGATTGCATCCTTGCTATTCGTTGAGGATTCGATTGATAGACAGCAGTCTCTTTTAGTGCTACTACTACTTGAGTCCAATTTCTGTCCACAGCATTATAGATAATATCCTTTAGATCACTAATATTATTCCTGTCTGTGGAGAATAAAATATTAGCAAAAGATTCTTGAAATTCTTCTGGGAAAGACTCCCATTCTGTTCCGAATATCTTTACACAGTCTGTTATTACAGCAGTTAAATCAGATGTTAGAAGCTCCGTGCATTTCGACTCAGATATCTTCTGCCCCGGTCGGATGTCTCTAAGAGCTTCAGGGTCGTCATCAGTTATCAAGTGTCCAATACCAATAAGTTTATTTCCGTCTGTGTCTTGATATAACCTATTAGACTTCCCTACATCTTTTTCTAGTTGTTTTATTAATCGTTCTACATTCATACTTATCCAATCTCTAGAATTTGCTCGTCTTTTATTTCTTTTTCAATTTGAATACTTAGTATGCCATTATTTAATGTGACAGAAGATACTCGCCATGAATTAGCTATTGGAAATTCTACTTCAAAGTCTTTTGTACTGAACCCTTTTTCCAAGTAGTTTCTGTGCCCATAGTCTGCTTGCTTAGCAGCTACAGATAGCACTCCATCTGAACATGATACTTTTAGTTCGTCCCTAGAAAATCCTGCTACTAATATATCTAGGATATACTTTTTGTTTTCCCACCCCTCGGTAGTCCATAGACTATACCTAGGGTAGTTAGTTTTAGTAGCTTGAGAGGTCTTTAACAGTACCTCAAAGAGTCTGTCCATTTGGTTGATGGTGCTTCGTGAATGATTCATCTGTTTTTCTCCTTTCGGTAGAAAACTTGCCCCGATTATTCGGTAGCTTTATTGCTTTCAAATACTGCCCATGCAAAACCGGCAGGTGTTATACTTCGCATATTTGATCTATCTTTAGGTGAAGCGTGGTGTATCTTTTTAGTATCTGGTGCAGGTAATGTCTCATCTTTAAGCTGCTCAGGCATATTAAAACCATTCCCTGTCCAAAGACATGTCTTTTTAGTATAATTATCCTCAGGGAAATATTTTGTATACTCGTGGGGGTGAAATATGTAGTCAGGTTTTCTCCAGTAAGTAGATATAGTACTTACTGGGTTTTCTATTATATAAGGAGCTTCACTTTGTTCACAAAACTCAGCAGCGGTTGCAAATAAGTTTATACTATAAGCAAGTTTTCTTAACCCCTTCCCTTTAAACCATCTTGCCCCACTAACAGCCAAATGATCACATGGGGGGAATGCTGAAATAAATGCTATTTTTTCTTTGTCAAAAGGGGGATTCCAAGGCTCGGATAAATCGAAATTAACTTTATTAAGATTTTTATGATTAGTGATACCTTCCGGATGTTGTATATCAACTATCCAACATTCATACCCTGCATCCATCCAAGGCTCTACCATTCCTCCAGTGAAATCAAACAAACTCACAACTATATTCTTTTCCATTAAGGATCCCCCTAGTCGATAGCTTTATTTATTATTCTTATATAATACTAAAAATCCACCCTCGCGTCAAGAGCAAAATTTTTAATGCTATATAAAAATGGGGGGGGGTTAACCCCCTCCCCAATGTAGTTACTGCTCACTAATAGCAGTAGAATCTTTGTGCAGTGCTTTTCCAACACCAACCATCATCATTATTGCAGGTACAATCTGTGCCATTACTATAAGAGCACAAAAACCTAGGAACGCCCACACTAGAATCCCAGAGTGGTCTGTACGTCCTGCAGTTGATGCAAAAGCTTGGCTGGTTAGCATCAGAGTGAAAAGAACTGAATAAAAGAATTTCATAATGGCCTCCTTTGTTATCTCGGCCTTTTGTTGTGCGCTAGACTTCGAAGGCGTCACGGAGTCTAGTGTGTCCGTCCTACATTGAACGGACAAAATTGGTGCGAGTGGAGGAATTCGAATCCTCACTTTATGGATTTTAAGTCCATTGTCTCTGCCGTTGGACTACACTCGCTTAGTTAAAGGAAATACATCGTGATTTTGGTTTACCGCAAGAATCGGTAATCTCTAAGTTACATTCCGCTACTTTAACTAATGAATTCTCCATCTTTTGGAGAAATACATTAATTATTTCACTATGTTCATCTTTTTTAGTAATTGCTCGTATTGTTTCCAGTGCAATTAGAGAATCTCTTAGATATTCCTCAATTTTGTTAACATTATCAATCAATCTAATCTCCTATTTTTATAATACTATCTAGGCGGAAAGACCTCCAAGCATTTTTCTCTAAGTCCCATACTGGAAGTACATCTTCATTCTTCTTATGATTTGAGCCTTTTAGAGCGGGCAGTACATCTGGGCGAAGTGTACATTTCATAACACGTTTTGACCCGTCTTTTTTAAGAAATGTTACTGTTGCTTCAGAATTACGAAGAATGTTAATAATATTTTCCCTAGTCATAATTTTCTCCTTTCGCTATTGTTTATAATACTATTATAGCGAATATTGAGAAAATTGTCAAGAACTATTTTTAGCCATTAAATAGTTCTTCTATTTCAGCTAAGTCTCTTTCTAGAAGCGTATGAAACGTAGTTTCGTAGTCTTCCTTTTTAAGCAACCGGGAAATTCTAGTAGCGTAGGTACTGGCTGTTTCAAAAGCTTTTAGGGCCTCTTTAAAAGCTTCTTGGGTTCTTTCCTCGTATGGAAAAGCAGCCCCTTCTTGCAATTCAATTATCTCTTCTAAGGACTCTATGGCTTTATTGAAGGCAAAAGTATCATCTAAGTTTCCTACCATATATTACCAACCTTTACGATTATGGTGTTTAAACTTCCTCGAATAAGTCTTTTTGGACTTCATTATTTGGTTTGGCTTGCTCAGATTTCTCAAACCTAACTTTTGCTGTATTGTCATTTTTATTCACCCCCGGACATTTTTTACATTCTCCTTTTGTACCGCAAGGAGGAAATTGGCCTACAAAAAGAGCTGGAAAATTAGTTCTTAGTACTTCATACATTGCCTGAGCCATACTGCGAATTTCTGCTTGGGTAGTTAGGCACAATCTCATTCTAAAGAAATGCCTCAGCTCTCTAGCATTCATCTTTACAAATATACTAGATACAGCCGAATTAGGTAGGATATATCTCGCGGATTCCCCAGATACTCCTTCATTTACCAGTTCTAGGTATACTTGGTGGCAAAAAGAAGCAGCTTGTTTAAGTTTTTCTGCCTGCTCTTCATTTAACTCATTTGGAATAACTATATTTAGATGTTCGTATGTATTATATCTTTGGCTTTGCTGAGCATAACTAGCTACCCTATGTCGAACTAGCTGGTGACTAGCTACCCTACTTAGACCGTCCACCTTAAATACAAAATCAGCAAACTCAGCAATACTTTCGTGCCCTAGTGCTAGTACTCTTTCTACTAATCCGTAGGCGTCTACATCTTCAGGCATTGCTCCAATATTGGTACAGTTATAAGCTGCTTTTGCACAGGTTTTAATTGGTTCATGTGTAAAACTTACTAACTCTATATTCATCTTTACTCCACGTAGTTATCATCTAAAAGGTCAAAAAGTTTACCAATAGTCAATATTTCAATATCTCCCTGAGGAGCTTGTGAACGCCCAAAATCTAAAGTATTAATGAAGTAACTTATTAAGTCATTATTATCTTTGCATAAAATTCCTAGCATATCGGTTTCAGCCTCAATTCTATGCTTTAGTATTTTTTGCAGCTTTCCACCTTCCCCAAGCAGTACTTTGGAGTCTTCTATAAAGTCGACCGTATATTTTATCCCTTTTATTATATCATAGAAAAATTCGTAGTCAATAGGCATCAATCACCTCTCAAGCCGTGTATGATCTCTCCTGTACCCAGGTATAGAGGGTATCTTTCCAGCCCAGTTGCCGCAGTCACAACTTACCGAGTCTTTATACTCTAATATATTCTTTATTATGGTGTATTCTTTACCACAGCTTTTGCACCTATACTCATAAATAGGCATTATCCCACCTTTAGACAGCTGTTATCACTAGAATAAAATATCTGAAGAGTAAATAGTTTGTCCGGCCACTCTTCTGGAGCTTCTACTAGCATTAAGTTAGGGAGGTTTCTAAGTCTGGCTTTTTCATCCCTACCCAGAATGATATGTTTAGGTTGATGCCCTTTTCTTTCAGCAAACTCAATAATATAATCTTTAACTTCAGCTACTATATTCATCTTCTCTCCCGTAAAGTAAGTTCAAGATACGCTAAAGCATTCCAAGCTGTGTGCGCTGCGTGTAATAGACCAGAGTCAGGGTCGAAGTCTTTTCCTTGTTTTTCAGCTAACCAATGCCTAAACATAGCATCATCATAGCGCTCTAGCCCATTTTCTACCTTCTTCCATCCATTAGGTGAGTACTTTTCAGCCCCATATGTTCCTACTTTGGTTACTTCTTCAATAGCGTTAGAAAATCCACTTAGTACTAAAGCTACCCTGTTTTTACCTTTGTCCAGCTTTGCGCCTGGGTCATGTTGGTTAATTCCGTTAGGATCTTCCTCTGTTACAAGCCTCTCCTCTTTAGTACACCCTCGTACTTCTTCATACATCCAACTTTTCCAAGGATATCCTTTTGGAAGGTCTCCTATTCTGAATTCCATCCCTGCAAATTCTGCCATAGTATTGAAGAATATAATATTACCTGGTCCAATTATTCTATTATCTGCAGTATAGGAAACCCCTGGGGTCAGTAGTAACTCCTCTCTATTTTTTATGCGTACTTTTTTATGATTATTTCCTAGTACATACTTCAAACGAGAGTTTTCAGACTCCCATTTACTACTATTTTCCAATTCTTTATAATCGGACATGCTTCTTACTCCTAGCAACGGATAAATCCGTAATCATAAATAGATGAGATAGTATATTTAATATACATGGATATTGCTTGCTTGCTAATTCAATATACTTCTTTGCAGAAGCTGCTTGCTCTTTTGTAGTGCATGATTTTGCTACTTTATACATCTTACAAAGTATGTCATCGTCTATCATATAAATATTCCTTTATTGCTGATTCAATTATTATAGCTATTAGGAAGAGTACAGGGGTAGCAATGATTACTTTCCAACTAAATTCCATACGTACCTCCTTAGTATATACTTTATTTCTCCATTCTAAGCTGGATATAACCTAGGTTATCAAAACCTATTGACTCCATAAGAGCCATAATTGCAGTATCCATATCATACATAGCATCCACAAATGTTTGAATAGACTCCTCCTTATCAAACACTACTTCTAACTTAGCAAAATATCCCGGGTCATCTTCAGACTTTGAGTATAGCGCTACTAGCAGATACTCTTCGATATCTATTGTAATAGCAATACCGGAGTCCATTACCAAGCTTTTGGTAGCATTATTACTTTTCTCATAGTAGAGATCTTGTGCTACACTATCTATTGCTGCGGAGGCTTTTCCAAAATGTATATTTTGTTGGAGATACTCTTCCAGTGACTCAACTGAATAATCTTCGCCTTCTTCATAGAATTTAGTTATGAAAGGTATCAGCCCTGCTTCATTTGCTTGCTCAATAGCTTGAGCCATTTTTTTAATATCCATTATAAACTCCTTATAAAGTCTACACTTTTAATAATACATTTATCTGTTAGGTAAGCCTCTTCCCCTTGATAAGTCAACGAATCGTCATATTCCTCCTCAGAGTTATAGGTTGCAATAGTATAGAGTTCCACGTCTCCTATGTATGGTGGTGGCTGTTTCATAATAATCATTGAATTACCATTTTTGAAGTCAAGAATCCAACTAGAGTATATGAACTCTCTTTTTTCTTCAATCATTTCTATTTCAGGGAATTTATCTTTTAAAGTATTTAATAGTTTCTGCACTATGAGTTTCTCATCCTGTTCACTATAGATAGCCAGGCTGTTTCATACTCAGGCCAGTCACTTTCAATAACTAAACACTCTAATTTCTCTTTATCAACGCACTCTCTGTAATAGTCTACTTTTTCACAAAGTGCTCTTAAAATTTCCCATTCTGTACTAGAAAAGCAGTTATTTATATCCTTTAGTTTTAATACTACGTATCTATTTTCACGCTCTATTCGCACAGCTATCCCCCATACTCAGCCCATTCTGGTTTTTCAAAGTACCAATCAACTTTAATAGGCTTTTCTCTACTCAGCCAGTCTAAGTACTTAGAATTGATGTATTGTTTATAAGCCTCTCTAATATCTTTATGCTTAAATTCATCTGGCATTGCTTGTGGAGGAGGTTCCCACGTACATAAGTAGTTTGGTATATACACAGGGCAATACTGTAGATATTCCAGTAATCTATGGGTGGCATGCTTTTTACCGGAACTTTTCCAGTAGATTTTACATAATTCTTTAAGGCAAGCATACAACCACCTATAATTACCTGAGTTTGCTCTTACCCACTTAGTACATGGATGGTTTTCATGTGTACGCCTATATAAACTATCTTCATCAGCAAACTCATCTCCATCACATACTCTATGGGCTGTAGATAACATTTGAGCATACTCAATTATCATTTTTCTAGTATGCACTGTGCAATGCTCTCTAGCACAGAACTGAGGATTGTGATTTGTATAAAAAATATTCATAAATTCTCCAATTATTTATAGTACATTATACTAAAATTCGAGTAAATTGTCAAGAATAATTTTTTATTGAGTCAATCTCAGCTCTGAAGTTGTCTAGCTCATACTTATAATATTCTACAGCTTTACGAGGCACTACTTCACCATAGCAGTTCATACATACTAGAATTTCGTAGTATATTGGATGAGAGAATCCTTTATACTTTAGAGTTTGGGGCTTAGGCTGTGTATAAAGTTCTTTGCTCCCACATATAGGGCACTTACTCATATTTACCCCTTTCACTATCGTGTATAAATATATTATAGCGAATATTGAGAAAATTGTCAAGTAAAATTATGAGTATAGATCACTGCTTCCGTCCGTAGTTGCGCTAGAGTGGTCGAGGAACGACCCTTCTGCGCTATCTTGGATTAGGATTGATACTTCTCTAGTTACTGCAAATAGTGTGTCACATGAAGCACACTTTTTAATCTCCTCATGAAATTGATAGGATTGAATATCTGATACTTCTATAACATCTGTACTTTTACAAGTTGGACATCTAGTGCCTATAATTTCCATTTTTACCTCCTATACCCGTTTACTAGCAGATACAATTATTCTTGTTTCTGGTAATTTATATACTACATCAATGAGCTCAATACCATGTTGCTCCAAATCTTCCAAATCTCGGTAATAGAACTTAGATCGATATTCTCTTGCCGTATTTTTATCTCGTAGAACCCATAACCATTTCTCAACAAACTCATAATCAGTAGCTAATTCTTTATTAATAGAATCAGTCGTATAGCTTTTGAACTTCTGTATAAGCTTAGAAATCATCTGTATTAATCTCCACTCGTTTTAGCCAACCACGTAGAAAAACTCTTTGGTCTGCATTATTCATGGCTATTTCTGCATATTGATACCCCTGCATTATATTAAGCAATTTTACTAGCCACATATAATCGCCCTTATCTAGAAATTCATTTACTCCAGCTAAGGTTTTATTTCCAAAAATTCCGTCTGCAACTAAATCAGGTTGCACACCCGACCTATTGAGCGCGTTAATAGAGTTCTGTAGAAAAAGTACTGCTCGGCGCAGACCCATATTTATGGAAATATCGAACATCTCCTGAGCTACAGCGAACGGGAGAAAATCACCACAAAAGTCGTCGTAGTAGTTTTGTTTATAAAATTCTCTAACCTTAGTATCGAGGTCGATAGTTGTGGAAAGTGGTAGGGATGCCTCTGAAAAGTTACCATTTTCGTCCATAATCTTGTCTATAATAGTCCACCCCTCCCAATCCGGATGAAACTTCCTAGCTATTCCTCGATAAGTCTGTCCTCCCCTATCATTAGCATGGTTAGAATAAAAACCCTCATGTTTCATAATTTTTTCAAATATAAGATCAAATTGTCTAGTCATACTTTCTCCTTAAACTCTTGAACAGTATATTTTCCACATTTAGGGCATTCAATAGGAAGCCTTAACTGTTCTTGAACAATTCTCTTCACAGTAAACCCACAAAAAGGGCAATAAATATCTACATCTTTTGGGTTTCCTGTAGGAGGACTTTTTGGCTTCTTAAACGATGTAACTAACTTCTTTAACATTATTATCCTCATCTATCATTAGAAGCTTAGTATATTCTACGATATACTCATTAAAAGGAATAGAGGCGTAATGGTTACCAAAATAATGGTCTTCTAAAAACTCTGCTATATCTAAATCCTTTCTAACAAACTTAGTTTTACTAGGGTTTATTAAGTCTATGAATAAGAGTTCAATATCTGAGCACATATTACTCCTTTAATTTAGCCTAGAACCGCTAGGCTTAGGCTTAGGGTTATTTTTATTTACAGCTAGTGAAATAGCAAAGAATTTTTCCTGCTGATATAATTCAGTACATCTTTTATGCACCTCAAGCCATTCTTGGTATAATTCACATTCTTTGTCTCTTCCTTCTAAATCTAACTCTAAACTTGCACCACAGATGCAGGACGATTTAATCATTTATTACCTCCTTTAGTAGCCATTTTCTCCATTTTAATACTTTACTAACATAATCATTGATATCTAAAGTTCCAGATGGCCCAATATTATAAGCTAATATTGCCTCTCTCCAAGAACCTTTTAATTCGTATAACTTTATAAAATACCAAGTTCCAAGTCTAATACTAAACTTATCATCAGCTAGAAGTCTGTAACTAAGTTCCGTGTCTGAGATAGGTTCTGGGCACAGATGAGGAAACCACCTTAGTATATCTTTTGCAGTTTCTAGCTGGATTTGCATAACTCCTAGAGACTTATAACCCCCACTCTTACTTCTGTCTCCGACTACTACTCCATATTTTCTATATCCAGAAAATCCTGCTTTACTTTCTTGATAAAGTATTGAGGCTACGGTTTCGCCCCATCCATATTCAGAGGCGTAGCTATGTGCATACACAATAAGCTCCCTCTGCGAATCCTCTAATGCTAAAGAATTGCAAGGGAGCAACAATAAAATACAAATCAACCATTTCATTTTTGATACTTAAATGCGTAAACTTTTTTGAACTCCCTCATGTCTTTAGGAGATACAACATTCATTTTATAAAACTTACCGTTATCAAAGCGTACTAGTAGTGAGCCGATGATTTTTCCATCCCAACGATATTTAAGAAGGGTAAACCACTCTTTAAAAGTTTCTGCTTTGACTAGATATAGAGTCTTAGTTCCGATTTCTGCAAATTTAGCCATTTTCTGCCTCTCGCACATAGATTAAACTATCTTGGTCATTAACCCACTTTAGAAAGTCTATCTTAGCTTTTTCATAAATATTATACTTACCAAATTCTTTCATACCGCAAATTGGGTCATCCTCTTCAAAGTAAACAATCTCTGGCTCGTAAGCATTTAAAAATGAAACATATTGTTGTACTGGTTTAGCTGCTCCACTGAATAAATAATCGATTTCTATTTGAGGAAGGTCAATACTAGTAAAGGAGCGTTTTGTTTTGTACTCGTCAATAGTATAAAATTCAATTTTTGGCATTTTTACTCCTCATTAAGCTTATTGATTACTTTGCCTAGGATTTCCAACTCGGAATATGTAAGTCCTAGATAAACAGTTCGCTTACTAAACGAAGCGTTTTGGTCTTTTTCTACAATACTGATTTCGAGGTCTACTCCTTCACCATTACTCCAATCATTGGCAGTTATTTCAATATTTCCACCAAACAGCTCATCTTGGTGGAATACACATAGATTCCTAGTCAGAGATTCCTCAATCTTACACATTGCCATACTCCTCAATTCGGACTATTTTCAGCTTACCTAATGTCTCTTCTTTTCTCCCAGGGATAAACTTGTTTTTAATAGTTGCAAAGGTTTTATCAGCGGGTTTGCGATACCATTCTCTAACAATTTTACCATTAGGTTCAATTAGAAGCCACTTAGCACCGGATTCGATATAAGAATCAATGCTAGTGTGTTCAATTCTTCTAGTTGCCTTAGCATTTGGATAACCTAATGCACGCATCTGCGCTTTCCAGTGCTCATCATGTCCGTGTCCTGGGCCAACTAGTGCATGCGCTATCTCGTGCATTATGGTTTCTTCTATATCTGCAAATTCAGCTAGTTTGATATAAAAGACTGACAGAGATATTGTTTTAGTCTTATAGCAACAGGTTCCAAATACACGCTTCTTAGTCATAAACTCGAAAGTCCAAGAATCCCCTAAAAAGTGGTTAATACGCTCGTTTGCAATTTGTTTAGCTTCTGCTTTTTCCATCAAATTTATGCCCTCCTCAATATTCGTTATAGTACTATTATAGCGAATATTGAGGAAATTGTCAAGTGGAATTTTAGGCACCTCTAAATCCACAAAGCTCTATAGTACTTACCAAAAAGCATAGTTCCATTTTGAATACGAGCGTCCATTGCTTTTAGCCCCTCTATATCTAGCTTAGAGGTATCATTTGGGCCTCTATCCATTCTAAATAGTTCTGCTTCTTCCTCCGGAACTTCATTTCCTTCTTTATCTACTGGGACGAATTTGAAATCTATATGACCTGAGTGGAATTCATCTTCCCATCCGCCTTCTTTCAACTTTTCAAAAGCAAAAATAATTTCATCTAAAACATAGTCCCACTTAGCTGTGAGTAGTTCCATTTCTTTATCTGAATGGTTACATTTACTAAATAAGTCTTCTTCAGTACGTAATTCTTCTGGTACATCTTCATTATCTATACAAGGTACACCTTGTTTTTCTCGTTTTACCTCTTTTACTAGAGGTAAAATAATATCTGACAAAGTACTATCAATACATAAAAAGTCAGAACGATTAAATTTAATAATACTACGCCTATCAAATATATGTAGAAAAGAGTTAATAGTTACATCTAGGAACCATTGTAACTTATCATCCACATTATCAGGAATCCACCCAACCTCTGGAGTTGTTACTCTCCTCGCCCAGCCTGTTTTTATAATAAACATATTAATCTCCTAAACTAACCTCCAAGGCTCTCCATTATAGTGGCAAATATACTTCTTACCATCAATAATCATTTCTTCCTCTCGATGCCAGTGTCCAAAATGCCATTCTTTGCAGTCAATCCCCCCCACCAAGTTATTCATCGCAGAAGCAACCGAGCAGTTACGAGGATATAAATCAAACATTAGATTTGATACATATTGAGGGCAAGTATGAGCTAATACAAAGTCTACAGAAATTGGTAATTGTTTAGCTATTCTTTCACAATCTTCGCTTGACCACACCTCTCCCCGCCACCAGCTAATACCTTCTATACGACGACTTTTATCGTGGCTCTCAGCTCCTCCTAGCGCAAGCACCGACTTACCGTTTACGGTATATTTGTGCCCCCTGCGTAGATGGTAAATAGACTTACTGGAAGTTTTTACCACCCCTACTTTATTACCCCACTTTTCTTCTGTAGGCAGATCATTTATTACATGGAAATTCTCGTGGTTTCCATCTACAAAAGCGGTAGTAAATGGTTTATCCCCGAGCCAATCCAACCAATATTGGTCTTTTTTGGCAGCTCTAGTACCTGGGTAGCCCCACAGTAACCCAAAATCTCCAAGCACTACCAATACATCTTTTTCTGATAATTCTTTGCCTAGAGGCCAGTTAGAACTTGATAACTTTGAAATATCTATACTATTATGGGTATCCCCACATACGTAAACAGACATGATTACTCCTTTTTTAAACCAAGAACAGTTATTGTAAATCTCCAGGAATTTTAGGGCAAGTTTTATATTCCCACCATTCAGAGCCGTCGTACTCTCCACGTTCCATCCAAGTTCCATCTAGAAACCATACAGTACCAAAAAGTTCCTGACCACCATAACCTTCCTCATACTCAAAGTCTAATTCTTCGAGGAACTTTTCCCACTGCTCATTGGTATAAAACATTGGTAACTTGATTTGTATAGGTAACTTGATTAGTCTGTCTCCAAAAGTTATGAGGGCACAAATAATCGGAGAGTCAATATTCTCAATATCCTTTAACAGTTCTTTTTTAGCGTTCATCATAAAGCTCCTAAAAGTTCTTTGATTGCTAGATATTCTGGATTAATAAAACCTACAACTATAGGATATATTAATATACAAAATATAATAATAGACATGGCAACTTCAAAAGTTTTATAAAATTCTTCTACCGCTTTATTAGCATGGTCGGCAGCATCTGTGCTAGTGCGGACTCTCTCCCTTTCTTCAAGATAGATTTCTTTCCACAGTTCTTTAGCTATGACGTCATCTTTTCTATTTGAAGTATTACTGCTACTTGAAGTATTACTGCTACGGTTACAATAATTAAGTGCTTCTTGTAGCTCTTTAACAGATACTAGAGCAGCAAGATCATCAATCATAATTTCTACGAACCCTGGGTCAGATTCTGTGAGTGATACCTGTCTTTCAAAAAGTATGTCATGATTCTCAATAGACATGCATCTGCTAAAAGTCTTATCCGTCATTTTCAATAATCTCCAGAATTATACTTTTACCATCAGTCCTATAATTATCTCTACACTCTAAGCCTTCACATAATATCTGAGCGTTACAGCAAAGACAGTCAAGGCAGTCCTCACCTTCAACACAACGATATCTAAGCCCAGGCATCAATTCATACTCTACTAGTAGAATTGGTTCAAATCTAGTGCTCAATTCGTACTCTCCTATCTGATTTGATTTCAATAGACTCATCATAACCGCTGAGAAAGTTCTCTATTTCATCGAAAATAAACTCTTGGATGTTTACTGGGCAGCCATCGTAACTGTAATATTTGTACTCTACCGCTTCATCATCAGATATTTGTGTATAATTTACTACAATATCTGAGCATATAATGTCCCAGATATCAATAAAACCTCCACCTAGAGCGTCTCTATCCTCCTCATTTTGAGTACCGTCTATTACTACCTCTACTTCTTTCATAATGACTGAGAAAGACCCATCTTCAGCGTCTACTTCAAAGACCCCAATTTCAATTACCATCTCGTCCTGTGCTCTCATTTTTGTACTCCTTTCGCCATTGTTTATAAATATATTATAGCGAACATTGAGGAAAAAGTCAAGTACTATTTTTAATCCTCTGTAGCCTCTACACACATAAGGTATACTTCGTTACTGAATTCTGTAGTAGCATAAGTACGCATTTCCTCAGAATGGTAACGAGGAGAATCATATGCAGCTCTTACAAGAATTTTAGCCAAAGGAGCATCAGGTCCTACTGCTTTCATCATATCAAGCATAGGCATCCCATTTTGCCTAGCGTCCATAATTGTGCTAGCTAGATTACTCTGGGCTTCACAAAGTTCATTAGCTTTAGCGTTTGATACTGTTACTGCGAATACGATTGCCACACATACAAAAATCTTTTTCACTTTACTTCTCTCCTATAATATAATCCAGTTAAAGTTTGGTACATCAGGGCATTTAGAAAGAATGTCCATATTATTATCGCACAGATTTTCTAACACTGCGCTATTATACATTGATTTAACACCATAAGAGTCTTTGTGACATATGTACGCTGAGCCACTTGCGCCATAAAATATGTAACTATCTCCGTCTTGCTCCGCTCTTACGATTCCAGAATTCAATCTCCAGGAATCTCCATTAAGGTAGCCTCCTAACCAAGACCCAAATACCCTATAATGTGGGTCGGTTCCATTCACTTTTACTAATACCCATTCGTCTGGAGTATACATCTATGCCTCCTTTAGAGTAAAGAGTCAAGGTCTCTATGCTTAGGTATTCCGGCTGCCTGCTCTACGCACTGCATGAAGCAAGGGACACAGAGAAAGGTATTATGAATTTCAGACCCAGATTCTGGCTCAGCACCTCCAATAATTCCCCCCGTATATCCTATGAAAATATTTCCGTCTACTCGGAAGAAATCTTTGCTTTCAAAATCCATAACTTTACCACACCCATCACATTTTACTGCATCAATAAGTCCCATTATACCTCCTCACTTACACACCACAAAAGATTCTCTACCCACTCATTAGGCTGAATTTGAGAACTACCCTCAATCGGAACATTAAATTTATCAGATATAAACTGTACTACTGCTCCTGACCTGCAAATACCTGCTCCGCAATGAACAATCAAATCAATTGCCTCAGTCTTGTTCTCTAGTTGAAGAATTGTTTCGTATAGCGCGATTGCATCGGAGATGCGCATTGCGCTGGATTCTTTACAATACATAGCAGAGGATTTAGGACCGATGTCATCAAAGAAAAACGTGTAAAACTTGTCATTGAGAACATCTTCTTCATCTGCGTTGAGAATAGAGATTACTTCAAACTCTTCCCTAGGAATATTTCCTTTGCGAATTTCTTCTTTAATTCGCTTCATTCCCATAGCTTCTACACTAGCAATCATTATTAGGCTCCACTTCATACATCTTAATAGATTTTCCAGTACGCCACCACCTGGCTCTATCACGGTTTGTGTAGTACCACATAGTCTGCCCAAAGGCATTAGCTAATTCTTGAGCCTTTCTATCAACGCTTTTTCTAGTGGGACGAGGCTCTCGCATATTGACGCCATCGTCTGATTGAATAAGCCACACTAGTTTTGTACGTGCCATAGCTTCTCCTAACCAATGATATTAACTTTTTTAGTCAAATCCAATCTCTGAAAATTTTCAATATCTTTAATATTGAAGTCTTTTTGTACGTCTTCCAAAGTGCCATAATGCTTATCGGGTGTAAAGCTAACACCCGCTTTGTCTGTAATTTTCCATTGAAAAGCTTCTTCAATAATTTTTACAGGTTGAATATCTTCGCAGTCATTGCAGTAGCAACCACCTTCTGTTGATTCAGTGATAAAAGATTGAGTTTCATAATCCCAAGAAATGGTAGCGTCAAAAGTTACGTCAGAAGACCCGCATTCATCACAAATATACTTTTTCATAATTTTCCCCTTTCGTCATTGTTTATAATTATATTATAGCGAACATTGAGAAAAAAGTCAAGTGATATTTTAAGATTATATACTTAGAATCCCCAAAAATTATTAAAGCCGAACCATTTATCAGGCTTGCTCCAAACTGTCAAAGTAAAGCATGCTATGTTAATCTCAAAAGATAAACCATTTAACTTTGGGGAAAATACTTTAAATCCAAGACCGAAATTACGTACCAATTTTAGAGTTATTTTACTAGCGCCCATATTTGACCTTTCATAAGTCTATAAAACTTAGAATATTTTAGTAGTACACTATAGTTACAGCAATTAGTATTGATAGTCCTAGAATTATTCCTGCTATATACTCGTTGTCCATGCTACTCCTCTATAAATCTTACAGTTAAAACTTTTACTGGATTCGTAACTTTATTATACCTATTATAGGGTACGTCAAAATCTTCCTCAAGTGAAACATCTAGTCTCTCAATGATAGTATCCTCCAGAATCCCAGTAACTATATCAATCATATAATCATTAACAGTAGCCCCATCATTAGGGCACTCTTTTACGCCTGGGGCGTATGAATTGCCGCATTTGGGGCATTCCCATGTAGAAACCATTTAATTATCCTCCTGCAAAAATTCACAAATAATATCAATTATAAAACTTTGCATACGTTTATACTCTTCTATATCGCTCGTATCATCTGGAGCCTGTACTTCTGCTAAAATATTGAATAAAGCCCTAATTGCATCGTTTTTTCTTAGCTCTATTCTCCTCAATTCTGCGGTTAATACTTCATTTTCCTCCTCCAACTCTTCTAATTCATCCATCTAGTAATTCTCCTATTGATATTGGGGCAAAACCACATACGTCTACGCCTACATTTAGTCTAAGACCGTTGCAAGAATCAACTTGATTAGAGTGACAGTGCCCATGAAAGTGGTAGAAGCCGTGATGCCTACCATTCCAATTCTCTATTGGGAAATGGAATAGACATACCTTAGTACCAGCATACTTTATTTCTCTGTACCAATCTACAGAAACCCATCCTAGCTTTCTAGTTCTATTATCATCATGGTTGCCTAGAATTAGATGCTTATTCCCATTCAATTGTGAAAAGATTTCTCGCATCCTATCAACTCCGCAAAATGCAAAATCTCCAAGATGATAGATAGTATCCCCCGGCTCTACATATTGATTCCACTGCGCGATAAGATACGCATCCATCTCCTGACAGTCCATAAATGGCCTATTTTCGTACTTTAGTACGTTAGTATGGCCGAAGTGGGTATCTGCGGTGAAGTAAATCATTTATCCCCTTTCATCCAATTCTGAACATATCAGAGCTGTCCACAACCACCACCAATATCGTCTTGTCCGGCAGGATTAAATAGTCTAGTATTATAACCTGCATTAAATCCTCGTTAATTTTTTTTTGCATATTCACTCAGCGTAGACTCAAGTTTTTCTATTCTATCAATTAACTTCTTATTTGCAGGAATCCAGTCTGTGTTTATTTGTTTCGCCAAAGATTTCCAATTTTCTATTTCATCAGTCATTCGTTGTATTTTATCTGTGTAGTATGTTTGTAGCTTTTCTATTTCTTTAGTTAACCGCCCTATCTCATTAGCAGGTTCATTTGCTGTGCTAGAATCGTCATGCTGTGCGCGTGAGAGTTCGTGTAGTCTTTTTGTTATATCACTCATTGTCTTACCTCTGGCTTTGGCTAAAGCTATACCTGCTCTTTCTTGTTCCTTTTGAAAACACTTTTTTATATCTTTATCATATGTCAATCTTGTTAAAAGATCCTCTAAAGCTTTATACAACTCAGGTGCTGCAGCAATCAAATCAGTATCATCTTCATCTGGCATACTCAATTCATGACCATTTTTATCAATACTCTTTGTGTCATCCCATGGTCCACTATTTTTTCTGCCGAAACGTAAAAGAGCTGCTATAGCATCTTTATCCCACTTCTCAGGTATACATTTCTTTTCATTCATTTCTTTTAAAAATTCATAAACCGCATTAGCAAAAAGATCAGGATTAATATATTTATCTGGGATAATCATTTTGCTAGATGGATATGCAGCATACCCTCCATTTAGTTTATTAAAACAAAATTTTGTATACCAATCTTGTGCTTTTGCCCACACCCATAATGAACCAAAACTCCCCCATGAAGAGAAATCGTAAGAACCATACTTAAATTTATCTATAGCTTTAGTTAAAAATTTGTCTCGTTTAATTTTATACTCAAGATTTTCCATATTTTTTATCCTTCGCTGCGCGGACATCATTTATCATATTTATTGCTCTGCTTCGTAACTATCTGATGTAGTTACCGGAATATAACGTTCTGCATTAGCTGTAGCCGCGTCGATTAACGATTCATGATACTCCAATATATTAACCTTTCAGTTTTGTCTTATTCATATATTCGACTTTCTCTTTGCGCCACATCATATATTGCAGCAGTTCACTAGTCTCATCCAACAAAGTAAATTCTTGCCTATCATGTACACGCTGAAAATTAGTAATCATCTTAGTAACTGATTGTAGATGTAAATGATTTTGACAACTATCAATTACTTTCTTAATATATTTGTATTCTTTACGTTTTGATAGTGGTTTTCTCATATAACACTCCTATAGTATTTTCCCTATTTACACCTATCAAATAAATTAGTGTTTTTTACTTCTTTGAAATACCAAAAATCACCATCTACCATATACACATAATCAGGTTCTTCACACATTTTCATATATTCTTCTTGTGTTTTAAGGTATACTACGGTGTTTGGCATTTCGTATAGTTTCATTGTTGTTTTTCTTTCTATTTTTGCTTGTTATGTGTTCACGAATCCAAACTAAGTTGAACTCTTTACCAAGAATCTCTTTAGGATCATAATTATAACGAATTATTTCATACCCCATATTCTTTAAATCTTTTATGACTGCATTTGAAACATTTCCTACTATGAGCATTTTTTTCATTTCGTTGCCTCTAACTAAAAGATATCATCTAGGTTTACTATATCACTATTTGTTGCTTTTGTGAACACTTGTTTTAATATCATTTATTCTATTCATATCTAACTCACTTGTTAGCAGAGGACTGCTGAAGTATAGTAATAATATTCATCGATAAGGGTATGTTTTTTCTGGAGGCTCACCATAAAGTGCAATGAACAGTTCTTCGAGTTGTTCATCGACTTTCTTGTAGTTTATATATCGGCCTTTATTTAAAAACTTATTTTTCTTTGTGTAGTATTCTTCATACTCTTTATTAGGAAGATCACAATTACACTCTTCATAAAATGATTTACCACAATGTTTGCAATAATGTGACATAATTAACCCTCTATTATTCTTTTTATAATAGGTGACTTTTGATAATCTAATCCAACAACCAATTTTTCTAGTTCTTCATTTCAATATCCACAAAACTTAGCAGCCTTATTTTCGCTCATTTCTTATAACCTCCATCCCATTAATTTAGTTGGTTTGTTCGGTATATGCTTTTGCCTAAAAGAGCATTCGGAGCATTGCCAATATCCCGTTGTTTCGTATTCAACCACCCCATCACAATCAATATCCGGGCATGGGTATGCTGCGTCTAACTCCGTTAACGCATACTCAAGACTTTCGAAATATTCATCTTCCGTCATCATCGAAATACCTCTATCGTTATGCGTTAAGATCCGCTACCCACTTTTCAGCGTTCAGCCGATGCCCAAGGTATTCGTGAAAACACCTTTCGCAGACAAGTTCCTCTCCGTGGTCGTCGGTGGTGTAAAAATCAAATGACGGAGTGCATTTGTGGATTTCTCCGCAGACACAACAGAGACATCGCTTGTATGTTCTGTCTTCGTGGCAACTTGTTACTACGTGTCCTGCCTGTGATACATTGCGCCACTTATAGTCGCAGTCGAGGCACGTTTTCATTCCGTCAATACGTCTCTCAGTTGATACGTTTTCGCTCCCGCATTTTGGACAATTCATATTGTCTCCTTTATTTCCTCAATGAGTGTTTCAAGGTCGGAACATTCTTGCTCAAGTGCTTTATGCAGTGCTTTATTATTGTGCGCCCCTTGCATTTCCGAGTATAACCTCCCGAGCAACGACGCTTCCAGATACGGCAACGTCCGTCTTAGTAGTTCGCCTCGCAACAAATTTTCAACAACCTGCTTCTCTTGGTGATTTTTCATCAGGCAAGAACCGCAAATAATATTCTCGCTGTGGTTACAGGACGTTATCATACAAACCCCCATAACGGCAGCCAACCCCGAATAAGGTGCGTGTCGTGACCATCTATCAAGAACCTATCTTCACAACATATCCAAGCATACTCGCCGTCGTCTTTCGCGTCGTTCTCCGGAGCAACATTAGAAAACCACGCACTACAAACTGTTCCGTCATGCAAAAACAACAATATCTGCTGACCGTTTGTCGGTAGTGTTTCCGGGACATTCAATCGTATTTGATTCATTTACAGTCCTCCAAATGTATTTTCCAGTTAATCCAAGATGTATTTTAATCCTTGCTGCTCTCCCACGTGTTTATAAACTGCATAACCACATACAAGACACTCATACCGCTCGCTATCCGCCATGTGACAGTAGGGTAGACCATGTATGCAGTCGTGTACGTGTCTATGCTCTGTCTCTTTTTCACATTGAGGGCATTGCATCGGTTATCCTTTCTGCGGATTGTTCTAATATTTTAATAGATTCTTCAACTTTATACATTGGCACTTCACTAATTGGATATAATTTTAACATTTTTGCAACTGTGCTCACCAGACCACATAAAATTTGTGGATACAGTTTTCGCCATGGATTGTTCTTTGGCTTTTCTGCTACAGCATCCAAAAATTCTTCCACAGTCCCGGAAAAGCATCCTCTGTTTACCCTTATACCTATCTCAGTATCAGGGTGTACTGTTAAACAGCTGCATTCATCACCAACCATATCAGCGCATACTATGTGTGATGGATGTGTTGCTATCCCATCACCATGCATCTCGCTGTTACCGTGCATCCTGCTACAACCACGCATTTCGCTGTTACCATACAGTCTGCTATAGCCATGTATCTCGCTATTATCGTACATCACACTATTATCGTACATCCTACTATGGCCATACATTTTGCTATTATCGTACATCTGGTTGGTACCGTACATCCTGCTATAACTATGCATTTCGCTGTTACCGTACATCCTACTATAACCATGCATCTCGCTGTTACCGTGCATCTCACTTTTGCCATACATTATGCTATTATCGTACATCCTACTATTGTCGTACATCTTTGCATTTTCAGATCTATGTGGGCTCATTTCCGCATCCTTTCTATGGCTTTACGTACTTTATCCATCGGTACGCTTTCAAATCGTCCATTTTTTAGCCTTCCGCCATTGTTTATAATACTATTATAACGGAAGCCAAGGAAATTGTCAAATACTATTTTCTGTTCATTATAAGATGAACTCTAGTTCATCTGCAACTATAAGGGTAGTAAGCAATGTTATAATCCTAGTGGCACTTCCATTCATATACTCATTATACACTTCCAGATTAATCATATGGCTAATCATAAATGCTGACAGCATTGTTACGAGTTTCATAGTTAATCGTCTTCTATTATCTTTTTTACAGTAGGGGATTTAAAATATTCTAGTCTATCTTTAGCACGGTCTAAAGAATCATGTTCTCCAAGAAGAACAGTATACCAAAATGGTAACCACCACCTTTTAATTTGAATATAGTATTCGACATTTTTACCTTTTTTAATCTCTACAATTCTATATTTATTTTTCATTTATTCAATCTTTTCAAAGTGTGCTCTATTCTAAGAATTGAATCCAATCTGTTAAGACCAGAAAAAATCTCTGCAGCTAGATTATAGGTTTCTTTCCTATTGTTTATGACAGGATCGTTTAGGATTTCATCATAAAATTGACAGAATTCCTCTAATTTACTATAAATTCTATGGTAATCCTCCTCACTTAACTCGGGACTCTCTTCTTTTTTCTTCACCAGTTTATTATATATTTTATCTACAAAATTAGTCATTCTGTTACTCCTCCATTTTTTAGCCTTCCGCCATTGTTTATAATACTATTATAACGCATACCGAGAAAAATGTCAAATACTATTTTTGCTAATCTTTGAAGGTCTTTACTTCGTCCAAGCTTAATTCCGTAACTAAGACACTCATATCTTTCAACACTTTTTCTGCTTGCTCTGTTAGGCTTTCTGTGTTATATACTACTGGATGCTCAATAATATCCTCATAAAAATGTTTTTGAATTAAAAGCAGGCGGTCTATAACTTCATGGTAGTGGAACTTATCAACTGGTACCATAATTACCCCTCTATTAGTTGTTCCATAATTTCGATAATAAAATCATCTATAGGATGGTTACAGAACTTTATAAACTCAACATAATCTTTAATTTCTTCGGTAGTCATAATTTTCTCCTATTTAGTCATACTTGGGTTCACCAACCCATTCCCAGACTACTTCGTTATCTTCGTTCTCAACTTTGTGGATTAGTACCTTACCATTAGCATAATCAATTTGTCCTTGTTGATAACTGACATTCATAGACCTACTTAAAGTTAATACGAATTAATATCAATCCAACTTTTATACCTAAAATATATTCACCCATTTAATCACCTATATCTAATCCCGCACTAAGCAATTTAGTTTCCAAGTTTGCAACATGAGTGCCTCATTTGCCAAGTCTAACGACCTTTCTAAGTTTCTAATTTCTGCTTTTAGGTCTTCGATTTCTAGGTCTTGTTCTACAAGATAATTTTTAATTGCCTCCCATTCTGTTTTAGTTATTTGCGTACGCTCTACTTCTATAGAGTTTCCACTTTTGAATTTATTGTCTATATTCTTAACTGTATCTTCCATCATATCTCCTTTGCTGTACTATTCAAGAATTTATAAACTGCATCAGCAAAAACATCAGGTTCAATGTACTTGTCTGGAATACTCATTACACTACCTGGGTATGCTGAGTACCCTGTCCTTACAACCGTAAAACACAGTTTTGCATACCAACGCTGATCCTTTACCCACTCGAATAGTTTTCCAAATCCTTCCCAGGTCGAAAAATCGGGTAGACTATTGTGGAAATCAACTACATCATATTCTTCACCACATTTATCACACACGGGAAAGTTTTCGTGCCAACAAATGCCCATTGCTTCACATAGGAATTTCTCTCTTTTGATTTTATAATTAAGATATTCCACTAGATGTCTCCTTCGCTGCACGGACAGCTTTTTCTAATGCCTTAAAAGCAGGAGTATTATCTGCATGAAGACCAATACTCATAAAGTTATGAAGCGTGCCTTTTACACTAACGAGATTTTTAGCACATCTCATTACCTCTTCGTAACTTGCCAGTTGCACGCGGAGTTCTTCAATTTTTTCTAAAAGGTTTTGGTTATCCATGTCTAAAGACTCAGCAGCAGCGGCATAACCATCACAACAATCACACATATCTCTATCCTTTCCTACTCCTGGTCACTCAATACCCTTCCAATGCTCAAACCAAATACAATCATTATCTTTGTTTTTCTCTGAACACGTCAGATTAAAAACTACACCATACCAACTATAAATTCCATTTTCAGGGTGCTGGCACTTAGAATCTACATCATTTTCATGTTCTGCCATACAATATTTACAATCACTACAAAAAACTTTACTCATTTTAGTACTCCTTATACTTCAGTGTCAAAAGGGCAATCATCTTCTTTAATAGTTTTACTTCTAGGGTTAATAGTTTTTATGCAACCCCTTTCAAAACTAGAGATGAGTTCTTCTTGAGTTAATGCTTTAGGTATTTTAAAGTATTTCCCCTTAGCTTCTACTTTCTCAAAACCAAATAGCTCTTCTATTCTTAACAAGTCATAATCTACATCTTCTTTAATAACATCTTTAACACTTAACACTTTACACGTGCCTAAAGTATCTTTCGCATCATCTAGTTCAATACTAGAATTTTTATATGAACGATATCGGTAAAGGTCAAAATCTGGGTAATATACTAGAAAAGCCTGCGCTCCCTCTACTTCGTACTCTTCCCTGCACTTATCAATATCTAAATCTATCTCGGACAGGTAAATACTAGCTTCACGAGACCTTCTAGCAGGTGTGTATCTAGTGGAGTTTGCTTTTATTAACTTTTCAAACTCTTTTGATTCACGTATTACAAATATTGTCTTAAGTTGCGGGTACTGGGTTTTTAACCTATCTAACCATACTGAGCTAGCAGAGCACTTAAGAATATAAAATTTCTCGAGAGGTTCATACAATAGGTATAACTTTTTAACTCTATTATTTTTTAACTCATCATATTTGGGGTCACCAGCTCTCTCAATAAATAGCTGAATTTCATTATTATGAATATCCATTACTGGTAATTCAATATCTTTATTCATTGATTTATATTTTCTAATGAAAGAGCCCCCAGCTAGTCTGGCAAGGCGTTTCTTAAAGAGGATTGCCTCCTTTTCCGTAGAAATCCAATGGTTTACTACTTTGAACCCAGCTACAGAAGGGGCTACTGAATATTTTGTATATCTTGCATAAAAGAATCCATCATGTGTCCTTTCTACAATAACATTTTTGTCACTAGGTCGCAGAATAAACTGAAGACTAGCCAAGTCTGAGTAAGGGGCTTTGAAATCGAAGCGGTATACACCATCCCCAACTTTACCCCCAGTTCTAGCATTAGAGGTCTTACTCTTGAACTGTTTTATTACTGCGTGCATATCATCTTTAGTAAATACCTCAGATTCTAGAACTACATCTTCTACATCTTCGTCACCCTTTACTACTTTAAGAGATTGTCCGTCCTCTAGTATGACGGCTTTGTAAGTTCCTACGTCAGCTTTTTTCTGTACTGCTTGATTCCATACCTGCTCATAAGTAGTTCCAGGTTTCAACTTAAACAGCTTTACACCTTTAGTCAATTTCTTTTTGGAAAAAGGATTTACTAAATTACTAGGCTCATAGTTATTATCAACTAAGTTCAAAATTCTCTGTTCAAAGTCTCTCTGGTACCCATCCCAACTATCTAGAATTTCAAAATCTGGTAAATTTTTTGCTAGATGAGATTCTAGTTCGGATTCTGCTTTATTAGCATATCCAATTTTGTAGCAATCTTCTTCCTTAAACTTAATAATGTACGACGATTTAAATTCACCCATTTTTTAACTCTCTCCTTTTTATATAAAGATTCCCAAATATTTATAATAGTATTATAACGTACTCTAATATAAAAGTCAAGTACTATTTTAAGCATTGCTAAATTACATACTTGACGCATTCTCTAAAATTAGTTATACTAATAAAATAATACCCACATTTCCACCAAATACCCACATTTCCACCAAATA